GTTGTAATAGAAAACGAGGTCGCGCGCGCCATGAGCTATGCTCAATTTAGGGATTGGTTGGCAATGATGATTGAGCAAAAAGAATTTTGCGAAACTTGAATTTCCAACTAAAAAAAAGTATAATAAAAATAGAAAATAAATATCGGAGGTTAGAATGAAAACCATACGCATCTATAGTAAACGCCTTGCTGAGTATTTGACCGCACGCGACTTCAAAATACTCAAAGTTATCCAAGACATTTCTCGCCCAACATTTTCTAACTGGATATTTGAAGATACTTTTGAATTGAGAGAAACAATGCGCGAATACTCTCAAAAGAAAAAATGAGGTAATTCAAATGCCAAATCAGAATCAGAATCAGAATTTTTACCCAAACCAGCGCCGAGTCACTAATCATAAGAAAATGAAAAATGGACGAATTGACGGCGCGGGAGGCTCTATGATTATAGCTTATTGGGCTGACGTTTGTCTTGTAGTCAAGCGTACAGGAAACCCATTATGCGGTCTCCTTTGGGAATATTTTTTTAAAAATGAAGACGGATATACAATAGGATTGAGTCCAGAAGAACTTTCTGCTACATTAGGGGTAAAGAAAACTGCTTATCAAACTGCTTTCAATCTACTGGTTGCTACTGGCTATCTCAAGTTGCGTGAAAGTTCAAAGGTTCATTATGATTTTATTCCCTATCCTTCTTGAGGGAGCGCTTTGCGCTCCTTTCTTTTTTTTCTTTTTCGTTCTTTTTTTATTTATTTTATTTATTTCTTTTATTTTTCTCGTCAGTCTGACTGACTTTTAAAAACCATGCGGACTGACTTTTAAAAATCAGTCAGACTGACTTTTGTAATCGCATCATAAAAGTCAGTCAGACTGACTTTTAAAAATCAGGGAGAATGGTTTTTACAGTTTTATAATAAAAGAGAGGTAGAAATTCTACCTCTCAATCAGTCCATTATTTTCTAAATCTTGAATGCCCGCGCGAACATTCTTACGGCAATCAGTAGTAATTTCATACCAATCAAGAACTTCTTGAGGCGAGACAACACCATGATTGAAATGAGAAAAAGCCCAAACTCTAATGCCCCACAAGCTCAGTTTTCCAAAAATCTTAGCTTCTTCTTCTGTTATAGAAATTGCTTTTTCTTTTTCAAGAAGTAAGGTACGAAACTTCAAAACGCCATTCTCTCTATATAAATAACCTACTTCTTCTAGCTTTCCAAGCGCTTCATAATAAGTTGCCCTCTTTATTCCTAAACTATTCTCAATATCTTTTGGCGATAATTTTTGTATATTCCCATTATTAGACACAAGATAAAGATAAATTTCAAAAGCCGATAGAGATAATCGTTTTGCGGCGTCCATCCAAACTTTATTTTCAAGTCCTTCAATCTTATCTATTTTATGTCACTCCTTTCTAGTAAAATTTTATATAGGGGTTTTGCCAGCCAATCTCAAAAGAATACGTCCTCAGGCGCAAAGTAATTCTCCGAAAGCCATTCCTTAGCCACTTCAATTGCGCGCGATGCGACTTTCTTACAACAGAAAGTCGGACCAAACATAGAAATATTTCCCGTTTTCACAATAGTTTTCCAATCTCCCGTTTGGCTATCATAACAAATAGAGCAAACGCCTGCGCCGCCGTTCTCTTCTGAAAAGCGCCAAAGAACTCGTTCTAGTGCCTCATAATTCGAACGCTTCTTCATCAACTTCCTATCCGAGCAATAATTAGCATTTCCGTAGCGTAAGGTATCAGCAGGCCATCCTTGTTCTTTATCAGAGTGTACAAAACCATCATCGTCAATATAGTAATAAATTTCATTCCTTTCTTTTCTACCAAAAGGAGACTTCTTCGGCGAAACCGCATTACAAACCTCTTGATACTGTTCCGGTGTCAGCTCAATTTTCTGTCCATTCGGCACAAGATAATTTTCCATTTTACTCTACCTCCAATACTTCCATAAAGCAAACCCAACAATCCCATCGATCAAGAAAATCGTCCCACGTTACTTCCATAGCTTCCTCATCATCTTCGCTCTCCTCAATCAGTTCGCGCGCACAACTCTTAGCGTCAGACTCTTCATAGAAACAACGATAAGAGGGCTCACTTCCATCAAACTGGTACTGACCAATCATATAAACCTTCATTTTCTTTCTCTCCTTTTTCAATCAAAAATATCACCAAAACCTTCGTCGGCATCTTTTGAATCCCAAAGCAGACTCAAACCTTCGCTCAGCTCTTGCGCCGACATCAGTTCATCACCGAAAATTTTTTCAAAGACAACTCTTTCCTTATTATCTTTCACAAACATATAGTTTAGAGTGCGCGCTTCAAATTCTTCAACGTGCGCGAACATCATAGTCGAAAAGAACTCGCGCAGACTATCAAATCTTTTCCTATTATAATAACGACTTTCAAGATAAACACAATACTCATCATCAATTTGAAGAATCAAGACTCTGCCCATTAGATATCAACTCCATCATACGAATCATATGAACTAAAAAGTCCAACGAAATCATCAATCGAATAACCGCAAAAGTTCCAAAGCCTTTCAAAGGCCTCAACATCGTCGCTTTCCTCATCAATATCCCAGTAGTCAATAGACCTAACACCATATCGCTCATAGTGAGGAGATGCCAGCTCTTCAATAAAGTCGCCAAAAGATAACGAAACAATCTGGCTTTGTTCTTCCTTTACTACCCCGATGTCATTATCTCTCTTCATCACAAGATATCGCGCCATTCTAAATTACCTCCAAGCTATGAATTTCTCGCCAACCATTTTTCTCAATAATCTTTGCCCCAATGGTATTCTTCGAATGAAAATGGAAGAAATAACCGGTGTCAACAAACTTCGTCTCTTCAAGCCACTTCAAAATTTCAACGTCATCACCAATACTAATCACAATTGTATCCTCACCAGAAAACGCCCTCTCATAACATCTAATCGCTGCTTTGGCCGCGTTGGCTGTCTTGACCCGAACAAAACCGGTCGGCGCGGGATGGGTATCATCAATCCAAAGTTTCATTCGAAATCCTCCATTCCCTCAATGGCTCTAATACTTTCCAAAACTTTCGCCCACGCTTCATCATAAGAGCATCTCATTTCAGAAGGCGTCGGTACGTCTTTTTGCCACTGGCTCCAATAAAAATCCTTCTTTGAATTCTTCTGATTACACGGAAGCTGAAGCAAACGCCAAAGAAGATAACGAGCTTTTTTGATGTAACGCTTTCTAGTCATATTATTTCTTCCTTTCTTTTCTCATCTTGTATATATATTATACCAGATTTCCGGTTATTTTTCAAATCTGTCATATAAAATAAAAGTGAAGCTGAGGTCACTTTACGTTTCCTCAGCTCCAAAAATTTCATCCAGTGTTCTGGGCGCATAGTCCATATATGGCATCATACAGCCAGCATTTCTCATCTCACAACGAATTCCCCACTCATTCATTCGCGCGCGAACGTCATCACAAATTTTTTCCTCCCATGTATTATGAACATGCCCATAAAGATGATACCAACCATCATAATAGTGGTTCTTGAAGGCAAAAATTGGGTAGTGGCAAAGAATTACATGGCGCCCTTCATCCTTTACTTCTGTATAATCTGTGATGCGCGCGAAGCACTTGTCGAAATTTCGGTCTCCAATTCTATCATGGTTCCCGCGCACAAGAAACTTATTGCCTTTTAGTTCTTTGAGAATAGGAATAGCTTCGTCTGCTTTCTTCCAAAACATATCACCCAACACATAAACCTGGTCATCTTTATCAACAACATCATTCCATCTTTTTACTAGCTCTCTGTCCATTTCTTCTGTTGATTCAAAGGGACGCATATCAAAGCGAATAATGTTAGAATGACCGAAATGAAGGTCACTAATATAACGAATTGCCATTTACTTATCTCCTTTTGTAATCCAGCCATAGATGGCCCAAGTCAAATAGAGAATTAGCGTTCCCACTGCGAGAACGCCAACTCCGCAAAGAATAGCTTGCCACCAGTTCATCAGTTGTTTGCTCCCTGAGAAATAAGAGCTTCTCTTGTAAAATCTGCGCCATTATAAGAAGCATAAATGACGCCCTCTGCTTTACTATAAAGTGTAAGAAAAGTGTCAACGTTTGTAACAGAATTGCCCATCAAGCAAAGAAAATCAAGATTATCACGAGTTTCACTATTCATATCAAACTCATAAAATTCATCAAAAGTAAAATCGCACCAAATAGTGATGAAATATGCATCGCCTTCATCAGACCACCAGAAAGAAACATTATCTTCACCAAAACTGTCGATGAACGTTTCTTCCAGTTCAACTAATTCATCTTCGCGCGAGACCGTCGCCTCGATTTCAGTGGGCGCGGACGTCTCTGGCTCAGAAACAATTGTCTCCGGCGCAGTCTCAATCGATGGCCGCGCGCACCCGTAAGCGCAGCTCATAATCATCAGCAAACAAACAAGAACACAAATAAACTTTTTCATTTTCAAAAATCCTTTCTATTACTTTTCTTTTATTCTAAAACAATATCCTTTTGACCTTGGTTACTTTCATCTACTTCATAACTATAATCCACAGAATAGATTGTATTAGTATACGGATTTCCATATACATCAAGTTTACATCCGCAACCGAGTTCCGTGCAAATCCAACCAGTCGTTACACTTCTCATCGGCGCGCCACACTTCGGACAATACATCCAAATCATTTCAATTACCCCGCATTATAACTCGCGCACAGAACTGTTCCCTCTGGAAATAAGTCTGTTGTCCCAACTAGTCTAACACTTACCCTTTCTGGCATTGTCCAATTATCAAGAGTCTCATCACTCTCATACCACAATTTATCATAACGATTAGTCTGCTTATTCCACCCACGCGCCGCTCCTTGCGGATGAATATGTCGCGCAGACTCTTCGTCCTTAGCTACAACAATAGCGCTATCATAGGTATCATAGCCAAGCCAATCATCAGCCCAAATTCTATAAATATTCATCTTCAAATTTTCTTCACCACACAAATTTAATTTGTCCTTTCAAAAATAGAGACCATTAAGTCTTTTCTCTAAATAAGTTCCAACTTATTTGCTTCCTCTTTGAGTTTTTGAATATAATAGTCTAAAACATCATTACAACCCTTTGCATAAGCAGATGTATTGATTTTATACTTTCCTTTCTCTGCATCCTTGATCCACTCATCGACGTCAATAGTAATTTTTCTCATAGTAGTTCTCTTTCAAATTATTTCGATACAGAAAGTGTCATAAGCTCCAAGTAGAGCTTCCTTCATCAAACACCGAAAGTCCTTAGACTTCCCATTTTCAAGCCAGCACTCTTTCATTTTATGCCAATTCTCTTCACTTTCAAAGAAAGAAGAAAGAACAGAAGCAAGCTCATCCAAGGTAATACCATCTTTGACACCAAAGTGAAGATTTTCTCTTTGTAGGTAAATATTAAAGCGAACATTACTCATCTGCTTTGTCCTCCAAAATCCACAAGTCTCCGCGCCGACCAACAACATCGTAATTTTCCATAATTTCTATAAAAGAAGCCGTATCATCAATCGCGCACTCATATCGAGTTTCTACTCTCTTTGTCGGATACAAAGCGAGTCCAAAGAAAATAAATGCTCCAAACGCGCAAGCCCAACTTCTACACCACTGTTCTTGACAAGCAAAAAATACTTCAAAGAAAATAAGCACAATTCCAAGGACAACGAGAATTGCGATTTGCCATCCTGGATTTTTTTCTACATATTCAAACGTATTCAAAATCTCCATTACGTCGCCATCCACTCCTTCTGTAAGCACTCCTTACAGCAATAAACCGACTTCCTCAAAAACTTTGCTTCTTCCTTTGGAATTCTTGTTTCATTGATATCGAGTTCAAAAGCCACAGGATTTTCATTATCATGGATTCTACCACAAAAATAACACTTTTGCGCATATCGCTTCACTTCAGGAATTAGCGTCATTCTCAATTTTCTCCTCTACCCAAATCAGCTTTTCAATTTTCTTCTGTCGAGCAATCAGCGGTTTCTGGTCATACCATTCATTTTCTTGCATCTCAGTCAAACCGTCTTCAGACCAAAAAGAGTAGTATTGGTCTGAGTTGAAACGGACAATTTCTGTGCGAATAATCGACCAGCGCGAACTGTCATCAAAGTCTTGGTAGAAATAGTCAATATTTTCACCATAATCCTCACCACCAAAACCAGTACAAATAAAACGGACCAACTCACTATCAAACATTTCACCACTGCGCGCGGCCTCCTCAAGGAATTCTCGGATAATCTCCGGTGTATCACCGCGCTCAATTCGTTCCTCAACTTCTCTAAGTGTAATCATCATTTATCTCCCGTTTTTCCATCCATCTTCGCCCCACAATCGGGGCAATAATTTGGCAATTTATATCTATTATTGACGATCTCGCCACACTCACTACAAGTATAATCAAAATAGCAACAATAATAATCGTCTGTCTGAAAACTATCATTGTCTTTAATCCACCGTCCATGCGCCACCGGCGCAACCTCAGCGGCTGGTAAGTTCTCGGCGTATTCCAGCACCGTTTCAATGCCGTTTATAAAATGCTTATTGCCGTTCTTTCTGTCATAATGATTACGACGGATAGGGAATTCCATCAGTTCTTCTCGTTTGATATATTCTGTCATTACTCTACCTCATGTAACCAAAACTCACGACAACAGTCAGTGCATTTTGCACCATAATTTGCGCATCCGCCATATTTGTTCCTGTGAGTAGAGGAAATAGGTGCCGGACACAGTGTCAAAATTCCATTCTCGTCAACTTCCGCTTCAGGCCACCGTTCCAAAAACACACTTTGCCTCGTCTTGTGCGGGTGCGCAGCAGACCACTTCTCGACAATAGCAATCTGAGCTTTAGCATCCACTGTTGAGTCTTGACCAACTGCGCAATATAACAACTCACCCTCGCAATTAGAAGCAGGACACCCATAACATTCAGTATCAAAACTCCTGCACATTCTGTTGCGTTCCTCAATAAACTTTACTACATCCATTGTTCTACCTCCTCATATACCTCTCTAAGCTTCCGAATTATGTTGCACCGTAGTTGTTTTCTGTGAGTTTTATAAACTCTTATTTGATTTCATTTCCTCCAGCGTCTACTTCAACCATGCTGTTTTCCAGCACGTCGGTTTCAAATAGCATCCGTTCAAAAGCTCGTAACTCATCCATAACATAACCGAATTTCTTCTTGTAATCTTCCAGGGCTTCTTCTTTTGTTTCGCCATATCCAATCAAAGAGAAAACATTATGACTTGTTACATCATACTCCGCATTATAAAAGCACTTTTCCTTAATGCTTACCTCATGAGATTGAAAGCTTTTCTTTCCATCATCATAATGAGTCAGTTCAATCATATTTTCTCCTTTTCTATCAGTCTCTTCACATTTATTAAAGAATTTACCAGTGGTACCCATTATTTAACCTCCTGAATAATTCTCTTAATACACTACAGTCATGTCTCCCATAAAACGGAAACTGTGAATTGGATAAATATGGATTGGCCCAATTTCATTTTCCAGAATCTTGGAAGCTTTCTTAAAGTACACATCAAGAAGACGGCCATATTTCTTTTCTTCTTCACTCATAGGAGGTAAAGAATCTTCAGGCACATAAACCATAGCAGTTAGCAAAGTATTACAAGCATTATTTCTATCTGTATCCTTGCAATAAGTCACTTCTACCACATTTGTAAGTTCTACTTTATTCATTCCCATTTTATTATTCCTCCCAAAAATCGCAGAGCTAAAAAGCTACCCAATCATCATAGACAATGATAGGGTCTCCTAGGAGCGCATCCGGCGCAAGCTCATAGATTTCGCTAATTCTGAAGACACCTCCGCAACACCCGCAGATAATTTCATCTCGATAGGCAATACCACTACGATGACGCCCGTAGGTATAATCCCAAAACTGTACCTGTGTAGGAACATCGAAATAAGAATACTTTTTCATCTCATTTAATCCTCCTTTACATAAATCAAATCATCAACATACTTACGGTCATCGCCTTTAAGAATTGGTATATTAAAATCAATATCCCAAGTCGAGATAGTGTCCATAGTTCCGGCAATATTAACTCTTTGAGCAATTTTCAAGCAAGCAACCCCTCTCTGACAGGCAATCGGGAAATTATGCCAATTGACATTCTTCTCCTCGTGAAGCATGTCCAGAATCTTATTGCAGGACTTGCCATGAAGTTCCTTCGACGAGAAAAATGCTTGACCGACCATCTGAATAGAATTACGGATTGCATCGAGCTGGCGCCAATAGATCAGATTGCAGACTTCTTCCTTTGGGATATTGAAGCAACGAGCATCAAACATTGCCCCACGTTCGCAAGCATCGATATATACATTTCTAGTTTCGAAAGATGCTCTCGGATCAGTCATACAGCAATCCTCAATTAGTTCTTTAAAATATCTATTGAACGCCATAGTTGCCATCGATGCGGAGATGCTGCAAATCTTTTGAACTTCATAGCCAAACCAAGCATCAGAGTCAAGCTTCTGATAATCAATAAGAATAAGCGTAATTTCGTCACTCTGTGTATAGCCGAATACACAACCCTGAATATTCTTACACAAATATCTCATTGTCTCTTGCATTGCCTTCATTAAAACCCTATCAAACGGCTTCTCGAAACCACGTGTGAATGTATGAAAAGCCTTACCATCGATACGAATTGCAACGGGGGTTTTCCGCACAAGTCGAGTCTTAGGAACCGATTCATAAAACTCTTTCATTCTTTTACCAAGTTCATCATTTACAGGCATACCTTCTTCTCCTTTCAAAATATCAGTCTATACTGCGGTTCGCTTAATTCGTTCTTCAGCTTTTCTAAGTGTAATTATCGTCTGTTCCACTCTTCCAATTCGCTTTTGGTAGGCTTACAAACCAACTCCACAGTATTTGCTGGAATTTCAATCCATAGAACATTATCATCATCTTGTGCGCCGAGTGCCTTACAAATTTTACGCCACTGCCTCTTGGAGAAGTCATGATTCTCCAGCGTAATATCCGAATTAGTCTTGAATGAAACTACCATTTTTTCTTTTCCTTTCCTTATCTTGTATAGATATTATACCATTTTTATGGCCAAAATTCAAATTTGTAACGTAAAAAAGACCTGTGAGAGCTTAGTCCCACAGGTAGAAGTAATATTCAGAGAAAAGGCGGAAAAATCTCTTCTTGGCATGTTCGCGCGCACGGTAGTCAACATTGTCACCCATTTCCCTAAGTGCTAATGACATCTGGTCAATAATATTATTCCATGTCTCTTCATTTTTTTGATTGTCTTCTTCATCAATAAGATAAGGAACGCCAGAATGATTATTTCGAAAGTGGGTAAGAAGTTCATTCATTACCTGACGATGCCACTCAAACATTTCAAATCTAGCCTGCGGGCAATATCCATGTCGAAGAAGAAAAATAAGTCTTCTAAACCAAATATAGAGGTCTTCGAAGAAAACTGATGGGCGCCAACTAGTAAAAAGCGCCCAAGTTAGATGTGTAATGGGCTTCCCCATCAGGTCATCTCCCAATAGATATAGTCTTCAGGATCAATCTTAGGGTCATCCGGACTAGCGTATTTCGCCATATCAATAAAATCCAAAAGGAATTCAAAGAAATCCGCACTGCGCGTGCAGTAGTCCATATCACACTTTTCCTCATCAATCATGTCATCGAGTTCAGTAATCAGACTATATTTTTCATCTGTAGAATTCGTCCAACTGCCAATTTCTTCCTGTCGTTTCTGATACTTACGAATCATTGCTTTATGTTCGCGCGCGCGATTGTTTCTCTCAGCAACCATCTGGCGCAGCTCCTCTTCATGAAGTACTCGTCTATTGCAAAAGTTACTGCTTCTGAACTGGATGTTCAAAGCTTCGCCAACCATAGAACCGCCACCAAAAGAAGCAATCGGATAAAACTCTTTGTTAGCTGTCTTCATATAAAAGGTATAATCAATGCTCATATTAATCCTCCTTTGTTAGCCAAGCCTCTTCTTCTTCATTCGTTACATCATAAATGGGAGTATCCATATCGTCAGTGTATTCGAGTGTGACGTTTTGAATTTCGTCGGCACCGTAATACTCTTCAATCTGGGCGAGAGCTTCCGTGGCAGAGGGGCCAGAAGCTACTCCCTTGAAAGTCTTTTCCGTATAAGTAGACTTGCCGCCATCGAGTGGATCTTCCCACCATCCAAGAACAACTTTGAAACGAACCATTTTATTTCTCCTCCCATTCATGTTTTACGAGCCAATATACTCTCTGGCCACTACCATTACTAGAACAAGCAGCTTCTCCGCGCGCTATCATCGCGCGCAGTACACCAGAAACTTGCGCCGGAGTTACCTCAATTCTGAATTTGCGCATTGCCATCGCGCTAATCGACTTAGAAGATTGACAACTACTTTCCTCAAGAATCTTTTTGACTACCTCTTTTGTCTCCATTACATTGCCTCCACGAACCAATAACGCATACGGCCGTCCTTGCCCTTTTCCTTACGAATCGTTCCTAAATCGCAAAGAGAACTAAGACATCGCGCGAGCTTCTGCGGAGTGACTGATACTAGCTGGATATTAGTCGTGCGCAACTCTTCGCATGTCATTGCGCGTTTTTCTTCGGAAAGAGTAAGCATTGCTTCAATTGTCCATTTCTGAGTGTCCTCCACTGAATACTTCGACGTTCTACGATAACCAGCCATAGTATCAATCCTTTCTTATCTCATTTTCTAATAAAATTATACCATAATTTTACTAGAAATTCAAATTAGTCGTAATCCTCTTCCCTGTCATTCATAACTCTATCTTCCATTTCATCATGCCACTCAAGAGTAATGCCGAATTCGGGTTTCGCGTGGTCATACTCAATTACAAAAATACCGACGCCAATATCATCCCAGTACGCCTTTACTTGATAGTCTGCATCCGTGAACATACGAATAGCATTGCCAATGGTGGTATTGAATTCTTCCTTAGTCTTGAACTTGTTGCGATCAAGAACGAAAGTATTAGGCTTCATATCAAATTCCCCTTTCAATTGTATCAATTTGATGATAGAGCGCGCCAATCAGCTCTTTGTGCGCGATCGACACTTCTCGCATTGTGTGTAACTCCTCTTCTTGATGGCGCAGTCTAGTAAGAGCTTCACGCGCGATTCTCTGAATATCAGTGTCCGGAACGCTATCGATAATTTTATCAAGGTTCGCACAAATTTCCTTAGTCGTCATCGCTCTTATCTCCTTTCCAGCAGGCAAACATATAAACGCCAAGCATCGTGAACTCAACAATATAAATAAGCCAATGCGGATAATTATTGATAGAAGCCCATGCATTCCAACCAAAAATTGCGCCAAGATACCCAAGAATTCCAAAAATTAGTATCTTCAACTTCATTTCTCCTCATCCTCCTCAGAAAGCTCAATAAACTTTAGACAGATATCAAGCCATTTATCAAAATTTCTTACACTGTACGTTGGAATAATGCGAGAGGTTATTGGGTCAATCTTCAAAGAACCACTTCGTGTATCCCATCTAAGAATCATTACAACAATGCAGCTCTCAACTAGATTATTAGGAAACCATTGAACAATTTCCCACTCATGATCTTCTGTTTTTCTTAGTTCATAATTCTTGTATCTCATCTTATCTTATTACTCCTTTACTTCCAAAAGCAGCTGGAACAGATAATCCGCCACGTCCTCTCGACAAATTACATATTTCCCCTGTTCAAGGAGGTCGCGCACGATGCTAATCTCCTCTTCATATGCCTCAATAGTATCGGCAGGTGTCCATTTATGGTCACGGATTTTTTGACAATACTCACGGAAGCAAATTCCCTTCGGGGTAATTGTTGCATTCTTCATCTTCGCATACTCCAATTTTTGAGAAATTTTCTTGAAGATACTCATCGTTTTCCTCCTTCATTTTCTATAAATATTATATCAGATTTTTGGTTGTTTTTCAAATTAGTCAAGTTACTAGATAGGAATCCCACCTACTATAGTAGAGATATTATTTTTAAGAGGTGAAATAAATGTCAAAGCAAGATGTTATAGACTATGTAATGGAGACGCCACATAATACTAATAGAGCAGTATTAGAGGGCTTAGTAGATACAGCGGTTGAAGAGAGTCAAGTTCAAGCAGATTGGGATCAGAATGATGAAACCGCGAAGGATTATATCAAAAATAGGGTCGGTTATTACAGAGAGGAAGTAGCAGCTACTTCTACTTCTAAACCTGGAGAAGGCACCACTTCTACTTATAAAGATGACGAAGTGACGTATCGTATATTTACTTATTCTGAAGGCATAACCGGTCAACTCTTACTTGAAAAAAGTAGAGAAAATTGTTTAGTGATGTACTTTGAAGGTAAAAAATATTTATTAGCATTTACTAATAGCACGAATCCTTATACTTGCAAACCTATAACAGCAGACAATGGACTGAAGTTGACTCCGCGAATTTATTTTTCTTCTGGTTCCAGTAAATTTGATATTAAAATCGAAAATAAAACTGGAAATACCATTACATTTAAAAATGATGATTGGTATATTATAATTAAAGTTGCAGTGCCATTACCTTCAGACTTTATTCCTGTAGCTACCAATGAAACAGTTGGTGGTATTAAGGCCGATAGTCTTAGCAACACGCCAGATGGAGACACAGTTAACTATATCGTCATTGATCGTGATTCAAATAAGCCTTTTATACGTAGAGAAATTAATGGAAACGTCAATAATAACATCATAGATAAAAATACATTAGCGGGGGATATTACCAGGTCTAAAGGAAATACTATGATATTCGCATCTTCTAATAGCACCATAGAAGCCACTTTAGGTTTTACTGCCACTAGTTATCCTGTAATTGTAACGTATATAGGATATTATCATGATAACAATTATCCGGTTTTTAAATACCTAGTTTCCACAGCAGATGGTAAGAAAGGCAATTTTACATGGAATATGCGAAGCGTAACTCCGTCCCCCATCGCCTGGACTTTTGAAGGTGGTGGCAATTCTCTCTTTATCATCACCCCAACTTACAACCAAGATACCAAAACCTGGTCCACTGATCGAACCTGGGACGAGGTCAAAGCAGCTCTCGCAAAAAGCGAGAATCCAAATGACTATTCTATAAACTTAGATGAATCACTGCTATCTCCAAATGGTTTAGTAGTAGACAGAAACGATAGCGGAGAAATTGCAAACGTTCAAATGACGTGGATTATCGCAAGTCCTATGGTCGTTGATATAAATACAGCGCCTGACGGATTTGGCAGTGGTTTAGTACCAGTTATTAGCTATGTTGATATAAAATATAAAGCCAGTTCATCTGGTATCGATTTTACTTACGTGGAGAGTGGAGAAATCCCACAAGCAATCATTAAATCTGTGTTAATTACTAAATCTAACAATGGAACGCTTCTATGTAGCCCGCCAAATGCTGTTGAATTATTCGGTGGTTTTCTTGCTACAAAGGAACCGTCTAAAGCTCAATTCATCTGTCCTCTATTCTATAACGACGAAACATACCACTATGAATCTTTTGAAAAGGACTCATCTGACATTGTATCATTTTATTTCTCAACTGTCTCTAACAGCATCTACAAGCGCCTTAAAATTACTCAAGGTCAAAACGGCGCAGCAGACACTGTGGTGATGGATAAAGAAATTAATTTGAATACTAAATTGTTCCTTGTCGATTTTACTAGCGGACCAAATCACTGGACATCCAATAAAACAGCAAAAGAAATATATGATGCGGCTAATCAAGGTCTGAGGGTTGTAAATAATGTATACGGACTAATCCTTATTAACTGGCATTATAATGAGTATAACGACAAATATAATTTAGTATTCTCAACTTCTGGGTATACTGCTGATAATCTTATAGTAGCCAAACTAAGCGCTATGCTCGTTGATAACTCCTTTAAAGGAGACTGGGAGTTCCAGTCCTTTGATTGTGATGGCATTTTTAATGTACTCAATGACAGTGACATAAAAACTGGTTCTATTTTATCAGTCCAAGCATGGAATAATCACAAACCAATTTCTTGGAAAGCAGTCGATGTTCTCACAACTACCAACACGGCAGCTTTCACCCCGACGGCAGACTACCATCCTGCTACTAAGAAATATGTTGATGACCATACACCCTCAAAAATATCTAAGCTTGAAAATGATAGTAACTATATCACTGCTGCGCACGTCTATGATGGAATCCTAATCTCCTCCTCAACGCCTAATTCCACTAAAAAATTCAAAATAACAGTTGATGATACTGGTGCTCTAACCGCAACTGAAGTCACCGAAGCCTAAAATGTCAAGCCTCACAGATAATTTTCTACTTCCAAAAGAGAGAAATTATCTGTGAGGTGATTTTATCTAAAATGGCACTTAAAAAACGAACATATGTCTCACGCGAGACAGCAATAACCGCGCAAAATCTCAACGAGATTCAAGACGCAATTATCGGACTAGAGAACACTCAAATACCGACCTCTCTAAAAAATCCCTACTCTATGAAAGTAATTCAAGGCGCGGCTACTACAACCTATGACGGTAGTGAAGAAAAAACAATCACTGTACCCACAACAACCGATGTCAATGCAAATACAACAGCGCGCCACTCTCACTCTAATAAATCTATCCTTGACCAAATAACAAAAGTTCCAGCGGACTATACTCTCCCAACAGCATCTGCATCTGTTCTAGGAGGAGTAAAACCAGTTGTAAAAACTAGCGCAATGACACAATCTGTTGGAGTAGACGCAAATGGTTTACTCTATACTGCGCCCGGTTCCTCTAGCGGAGGCGGCGCGACAATTACAATAAAAACTTGGACAGAGGCTGATGCGATATAATGGCAACTCAAACTTCTTCTACCGAGGAAAACGAATGAAAAAAGACCAATTTTTCTCCATTATCCAAGACATTTATTCTTTCTACCTTTGGATAGAGTGCGTAGCAAACGAAACCCATCTAAATCTCTATGATACTCCAATAGAGGAATTCGCAGATCAAATGGTGCGTCGAGTCGCTGAAAATTTTCCTGACACAGAACACGTAATTGAGCTAATCTTCCATTGGTTTTGGGTTGATTATTGCTGTGCAGAAAAAATGGAAGAGCTATGGAACAAAATAAACCCCGAAGACAACTAAAGTCTTCGGGGCTCTTTTATATTTACTTTAGAAGGAAGTTCCAGGAATTCGCGCCGATGATGCCATCAACGCCAAGATTATGCTCCCTCTGCATCCTCTTTACACCCTCTTCCATCTTCGCGCCAAATAGGTTATCCCAAGCAGGAATTGTATATGGATAATATCCCTTTTCCTTCATTAGAACCATCGCGGCGTGAACAGACTTATTGCTGCTGCCTTTCTTTAGGACTGGTAGTTCCACGTTTACTTTTTCCTCCTTTACTGGTGTTGGGGTCGGATTAGAAGTCTCTGGTTCATATTTCGGTCGAATAATCATCATAATACAAGACTTGGGGCGAGTTCTAATTTGGACTTCGCCACCGTTTGAATTACTAGTAACCGAAGTATTGCCTTCAATCGTTTGATAAGAACCATCGTCATTATGAGAAATAATAAGCCCAACATGGTCAGGTTGGGCATTAGCATTCCAGTCAAAAAGAACGATGTCACCGCATTGGCCACCATCTCGACCGACTTGGAGCTTTTGTTGCTGACCCCATGATTGGATAGCGAAGCAACTGGCAGTTTTCTTTCCATAATAAAAAAGACTAGAAGCTCCAGCCATTCGGAAAATGTCCCAAACAAACGTAGCGCACCAAGGAAATGAGCAGCCCCACAGGCCATCATATACTTCGCGGCCATAGTAGTGAGTATTGAACACTACATTGTTAGAATTTGCGGGAGACTCTTTTGTTCCGACGTAAGTTTTTGCGAGTTTTATAATGTCACTAGCTTTTGCCAAGTTTTTCACACTCCTTTCTTCTTTTATTTTCTATAGATAGTATAGCATGGTTTTGAGAATTTTTCAAATTTTGAAAAATAGATTATGATCGCTTCTTCTTATTCAATTACCTCGTTCTTTGTCACCACAACGCCATCGCCCGTGCCTTGAGCTGAGAACATGATGTAGCCAATGTTGGTATAGTTTGCATAGCTGTGATCGAGCACTATCTTGTAGTATTTGTCGCCCAGCTTTGTCACCATGGCTAGACCGGACAACGCTGCGTACTCCTTGCAGAAATAGCAACCGCCAGCAGCGCCCGAAAAAGCACCTAAGCGTGCATGTCCGCTGCCTTCGAGCGTTGCACCCTTGACATAGATGACATCAGACGGCTGTAGCGCAATAGCGCCAGTACACCAGTAAGCTGCATCTGTGCCATAGTACGGCTTTGCCGAGGACGCATATGCGCCATTGCGATAGCCTTTCCCGTCCCATACGCCGCTCTTAGTGCTCGGGTCTACGGCTGTCGGCAGTACGTTGGTATAAGTTGGCACATACACCGCCGCCGTGATGGTAATCTCAATATTCTCGCTGACATCCGGTATGTTGATAATGCCATCTGCATAGTACAGCGCCGTCACATCCGTGCCACCCATCTTGACATGAACTGTCGCGCCGGACATTGTATATCCGCTGCTGGCGGTGATGATTGCATAGTAGCTGTCACCCTCCGTGACGGTCGTTGCTGCATTGCTGCTGGTGCAGCCGGTCAGGATGTTTGTGACAGTGTACTCCTGCGGCGGCACAACGACTTCGCCAGCGTCCCCGGAAATCATGGCCGCACGAAAAGCGTTGATTTCCGCAGATGCAATCCCATTGGCGACCGCCCACGCCACAACCTTTTCATTGTCATTTTCGCCAGCGTATGTGTCACGGAAATATTTGATGAGCGGATACCACCCATTTCCATTGGTGACGTTGTAATTGCTGTTCCTGAACCGCTTTCCGTCTGCTTCATCCGAAAAAGCCGTCAACTCGTAGTCCTTATCCTTGTCGCTCTGCGATACACCCAGCAGCGAAAGCAGAAGGTAGGCGATTGTTCCCGTTCGGTCTGCGCCACTCATGCAGTGGAAATAGCATGGCTTGTTTGCGGCCACGCAAGCCATAACCTTTTTTAGGACTGCTACCGTCCGGACTGAGGCTGTGCTGGTGCTGACTGCGTTGGCGTAAAAATCCAGCGACTGGTGATAATACTCCACTCTGCCGCCAAGCGGGGATGCAGTAATGCCGCCAGTTTCGCCGTTGTTACGCAGGTCAATATCCGTTGCAACGCCGAGCCAGTCTACAATCATTGCCTTGTCAACGGCGGAAATATTGCCAAAATGTCCGCCTCTGAATATCTTTCCGTACTTCACGCGGCCACCGGTGCAAGCCCAGCCGCCGAGGTCACGGACGTTCCACACACTGGGTGTGTAGATCATACGCACTCCACCCTCTGGCACAATCTTATAGGTTTTGCCGCCGAAGGAAAATGTACCGGCCTTCAGCGGCTCCATGTTGTAGATCACGCCAGCTCCGGAAATCGCGTCGCTTCTGGTCTTACCGCCCTGTGCAACCGTGAGTGCGGTGTTGGACGGAACTTTGATCTTCAACCCATCCGGTTCTTCCTTACTGTAGGCCGTCGTAGCCGAGTAATATGGCGTGACCTTCGTAACGGAGTAATCGTTAGCGTTTTCGGTGTAGTCCACATTGGCGATAAACGCCGCCGCCGCATTCATCTGGCGATACTGTACAGTGTTTTCTAAGTTATTGTCCACAATAGGACTACCGGAAATAGCTGCGCCGGTCGCCTCCACCTCCACAACCTTGTCACCATATGTAGCAAATTTTCCATTTCTTACAAGTACCTTAGTCGCCATCGCTTACCACCTCAACGTAGAGTCCCACCAGCTCGCTCAGCCCGCTCGCATCAATATCCTTGAGTTTTGTGATGCCCATATGCCCTCCTATCCGCCTGTGACCATGTACACGCCCCGGTAGTCATTTGTCGACAGTCCGTATATCGCGAGGCCATCGCTGACCCACGATACCTGATTGAGCGGGTTTACTGTCCCGTTTGTGATCACAAGCATATCGTTAACTGCGATCCAGGCATCCTGGATCGTCACCGTGCCGGTATACAGCTCCGTGCTGTCGCCGGAGCCAAAGCACATCCACACCACGCCGTTTTCCGGCAGCTCCGCCGCGGGGATGCCGATGTACCCCGCCACGGCGCTCATCGCCTTGAGTGCTCCGCCGGATCCGGAAGACCCGCCCGCCGGAATGTTAACCGTCAGAGCCGCAGAGCCATCGTAAGTCCCCGTCGCCGCTCCCGTAAATGTCAGCGCATTCGGATTTTTGAGCGCGGTCGGAAAGTCTGAAAGCGTGAATTCTGTCCCATCGGCTACGACTTTCCCCGCAATCTCCGTCTTATCGGCCTCGGTCAGCGTATAGCCAGAACTTGCTCCAATGTCTTTTAGAATCTCTGCTGGAGTTCTATAATAAATCCATCCTTTGTCATCAAAAACTGGAATTTTTGTCGGCGTGGTAGCTAAGTGACCTGCGTCAGTAGCTTGAAGCCAAGTTCCAATAATATACTTGCCAGTCAAATTGCCTGTCAAAGTGCCACCACTCAAAGGCAATACTTTTGTGCTATCCGCTGGAGTAAAACCAAGAGCGTTTGTAACATCAGAACTAGTAACAGAGCGCTTAGCAAAATCTATCCAATCATTATCGATTCCTGGAATTGCGCCAATTACACTTGCACTAGCCATTACATAGAGCATATTCTCGTAATAGACAATATCACCTTTGACATAAGTTGCAGTAGAAGAATATTCTCTCTTCCATTCCAGTCCAGGATAATCCTCCAAGACATTTACGTCATCCGCGCCAAGACTCCCCTTTTCTTTTATCTTTTCATAAACTTCTCTATTTGGAAATTTGTTTATTACCAAATTAGAGGGCGTAGTTGAAGTAGAAATTTTTCTCGCCTCCTTTCGAACTTATGTTGAGATTGCTAACCAATCAAATTTCCTAGTTACTACACTAGAAAAACTACTTTCAAGAATAGCAGTAAAACCTGTAGCACTAATATTGTCTTTTAGTATCACAATATTTTTATCATTGAATACTTGGCTGACAATAACTTTCGGTACAGATGAAAATGCAGTTGGAAAAGTTACACTAACAGTAGAATTAGAACCAGAGGTTTTGGTTGTAATACTGGCTGTGCCATATTGAATTCCTAGATTTTTCTGCGCGCCACTTTTAGAAGTCGCACCAGTGCCTCCTCTTATAATAGGCAAAGTTCCAAACTTAGGCGGCTTTGAACCATCACAATATAGCGCACCAGCTTCATTTGGAATTTGACCAAGAGAACTTCCATTAGGAGAATAAACTATCTGGCCTTGAGTCCAAGAACTCCTACCAGTTCCACCTTTGTTTATTCTCAAAATTCCAGAAGTCCCACTAACCAAATCAGTTAGCGGAGTAAACCATTCTGAAGCTCCCTTCCTCTTTATTTTCATAAAGTAAATTTCTTCTTGTGCGCTATCGTCAAACCAAATCATATCTTTATCGCCAGTTGGTTCACTTCCTGAGACAAAAATTTGCGCAGGCGCGTTGATTGGCACTATTTCATTATTTTTTCTATAGTAAAGCAAAAAATTTTTTGTATCTACGCCAAGACCATACTCTGGCAAATTTGAAATACCTGGCGCGCCATTACCATGAGGCAAAATAATTTGATTCATTATCCCTCCTTATGGAGAAGAAAAATAAACATTATCAATAGAACAAATTGGTGTTCCAAAAGGATGATAATAACTTGTTCTAAAGAACATTACTCCTTCAATCTTTCCTTCTTCCATCACATATTCAATTATATCATACTGCGTAGGGAGTGGACTGGCATAATCAACATACGGCGCAACCGCCATAGTATTGATATCATGCGCAATATCCCAAATTGAACGTCCAGTATATTCTGATAGATTTAGAATGGCAGAACAAACGTAAACTTGACAATCCCAGGAAGTCGCGCCCGCTTCACAAAACAGTAATTTTGCTAGAATTTCAATTTCATTTTCTTCTTTCTCTATTTCTTCCCCACTTTTTGGCATTTCGCCATTGGCAGGGACGCTTGGAATTTGGAATGCATCCAAAATAACTTTATTTGAAATTTTTAGTAGTTCACATTGTGTAATTGCTATTTGCGCGCGTGCTGTTATCTCAATCTCTTTGAGGCAGTGCGCGCTTGTATTAGAGAAGAGAAGAAAAGAAAGTATCAAAGCAATAATCACTTTTCTTACTTTCATTTTTCCTCCTTTTCGACGAAATCAATAGACCTTATTCTAAAGTGGGTTTTTCTTTAGTGTTCTCTAAAAATTAGAAACCAGAGAAATCTATAATAACCGCGCGGCCGTTATCAAAACCGTAATTTCCAGAATGAAGGTCGTTGATATGAAATTTATTACAAAAACAATAAAGCTTATCAATGTCTTCAAGGTCATTTGTTTCTTCAAACATCGCGCGCAAAGAACTCTGGGTGGTTAGATTAGAAGCCTCTTCATAAACGGCATCATCAAATTCATCATCGGTATCATACTCGTAGCGACTTTCTTCCATCTGTCGTGCAGTCCAATCATAGAAGTTATCACTAACATCGCCTTCGCAGCAATAAACTTTTTTCTGAATATAAACTGGAATATTTGAAATTTCAGCAAAGAAAAAAGTAGGAGCAAAAAATCTCTCAAGTCCAGCCTCACAGGCGGCTTTATAATTAGCAACCTCGATTGCGCAAAAATCTTTTCTTTTCCTGATGATGGGAATTTTCAAAACCCAATCACCTAATCTATCGCTTTCAATGACAATTTTTGTATAACCGTGTGCCATCTCAAAATGAGTATAGTTCTCTACCTCGTAAAGCCAACAACTAATATCACTAGCACCGTCGAAAACATAATCATAAATGTTACCATAATCAGTATCTTCAATAAGCTCATCAATAATAGAGGCAACCAATTCAAAAGAAGGCTTCATGATATTCTCTTTCCTTTCTACTTTCTATAAATAGTATATCATAATTTTTTTTGATTTTCAAATTATTGACCGAGCGTGGTGATGAAAGAACGGAATTCTCGGAAGAAACGAACCGAAATACGAATCTTTTGTAAAGTTTGCTCCCGCTGGAAGCTCCAAGCTTCACTAGAAGTCGCCTCATTCCTAGCCTGCCATTCCAGTTGCTCTGAATATGTTTTGAATTCAATTTCAGGTGTCATAATTGCGACCTTCACAAAATCAGAAGGTTCACTCTCCGCTTGCTCGACTGCATTAGCAAACATCGTCAAAAAGACGGAAAGTGGTATCATTATATTACCTAAATTCATTATATGAATAGCACTAGCTCCTACTTTCCCTCTAAAATCACCAATTGTCTGATAATCATCAAAAAGCATTACAGCAATGTCCTCTGCAATAATCTCTGCTAAGCGGTCACGTGTTCCTTCGGTATCCATTATAGCTCCGCCAATTGTATTGACCAATAAACCAGTAAAAGTGCGCGCGTTCTTATTTACATTGCGCGTGACATCATAGAATGATTGAGCGGACAGTGCCGATCCGGCAGAAAAACCAAATTGCTCACGAAACCTTTGATTCAAAGTATAATTTTTATCACTAGAATAGATTATAAAACCTTTATCTGCATTTTGTGTCAATTCTCCAAGACGTCGAATTCTTTCTATATTATCTGCACGCGATGAACCAGAAATCTCCATAATGTCATCAATCCATTCATCAATGATGGAAGGAGCAAGACCGATTGTCATAATATTATCTGCTTTCATATTACCAATCTTACCAGTATGAATGGTTCTAGCCATTCCACCATTGGCTTCTATTTTGTCTCCAATCATATTGAAAACCATTTTCTCAATAGCCTCTAAAGTCAATCCTCCGCGCGAAGCTGATTGAATTTCAACTGGTTTTTTAGCAGAATTTTTTAGTTTCTTTTCTATTTGTTTCTTTGTTATATGCCCTTCCCCTTTGATTTGCTCTGTAATACTGTCGCTTAGCTTGTCTAGCTGATAAATTGAACGAATTCTTTCGATGATTTCATTTCTATACCTTGGAAGAGCCCTAATTGCGTCAAGTAATTCTTGGTAAGCTTTATTATATTTATCGTCTTCGCGCATATCCTTCATCTCAGCTCGCGCGGACAACATTCTCTCTATTGCTTCAATTGTCATATTATCAATTCTTTTATTGACCTCTTTTTTCAAGGCATCTTCCAATGTAATTTTTCCTCGCGCGAACATGTCACAAGTCGCTAAATAGATGTCTTCCCACTGTTCATTCCAAACTTGGAGAAAATAGGTTGGGAAGAAAGATACAACGCTTTTCATACCACCCTTAGAAAGCTCCAAAGTTCGAACATTCCTATTATATACATCTTTTATATTCAAAACACTGTTCAATGCCTCAATCAACGACTTTACATCATTTTGGTCTTGAAGATTTATATGAAGGTCTTGCCCAAATACCTCGCGCAAAAGAGCTAATTCCTTTTCCTTTTCTGTCTCAGCAATACGCCTGTAAGGTTCAACATTTTTTGAGATTTCTCTTATCTGATTCAAGTGGCGATTGAAACTGTCTTCTGCCATTCCTTTCAAAACTGCCAGTGAAGGCCGCGCGGGGTCTTCTCCAAGATAATTATAAAAGACATCCATTTGAGAAAACATCTTTGACCTATCATATTTTTTCCAATAGACAGATTGATATGCCATTTATCTCACTCCATAAAATAAGGAGAGGACTCACGCCCTCTCCCTACGATATATATAGACAGCGCCGCAGGAAGCCGGTGCTGATTTTCAAATTATTTCCGCCAATCGTGCAACCATGGAGCGCTCTGTAACAGGAGAATAAACCATTTCAAAAAGAGAATTACCTGCCAAACTGTCAATAGTCGCGCGCAAACCGTTATCTGCATCATACATTCGTCTATCAACCTGGCGATAATCTCCATTATACCAAATTTCGCTGTTCTCACCAATACGAGAAATGATAAGGCGTGCGATTTCTCTTGTAATGTTTTGCGCCTCACTTACATAAACAAGTGCATTATTGAATGAGCGACCACGAATATGCGGTAATGGAACAAGTTCAATCTGGTTATTTTGGCACATTTCTTCAACCGTTTCTCGACCACCAAACTTATCCCAAAGTGGAGCCAGTGTCCAGCTCAATTTCGCAAACTCATCGCCCTTCAAATATCCAATATCTGGGATATCTCCTAATGAAACATTTGGACGAATATAAACGAGCTTTTCAAAAACTCCTTTTTCGATTAGAGAGAGAGCCTGCGCGGACATCAAGAAGTCTTTGCCTCCACCATAAACAGACGTAAAAACTTTTACTGGCGCTTTTCTATCATTCAACATATGTATCGCGCATTCTTGATATGGATTGCGCGGCTTAATAGTGCCACAGAAATCATTTTTGATTGTAAGAAACGGAACTCTTTCTAAGTGCCCCGCGCGCCAAAAGAACTTATCAGCTATCTTATCAGTTTCGTCTCTGATAAAAACATATTGATTCTCTAATAAGTCTCGAATTGGATAGTCACCTTGATAAAATTGAGCTAATTCCTCTGAATTTAGCTTCAAATCCCTAATGCCAGTATAATCCATAAAGTCCTCCTCAAATCAATTCATCGATAGAAGAAATAATACCATCATATACGCCGCGTTCAACGCCTTCGCGCGCGGATACATACCAATCGCTCTTCATCTTTTCATCTACTTCTTCTTTTGTAAATGAAGTTCTATCGAGAATAACCTGAGAAAGACGAGAAACTTGCTCATCATATTCTTTCATAAAATTAGCAATCTGATCATAAGTTCCCTGAATGCCGGAACAACTTCCTTGATGGAAAAGAACAGAAACATCACTGCTCAAAGCATATCTCTTATGACACATTAAAAGTATCATCGCCGCGGCACTATAAGCGCACGAAATATTGATACCAATAACAGGAGTTTTTGAAAGGCGAATAATATTGCCGATGGCAGTAAAAACATCAAGCTCTCCACCGGGGCTAAAAATGAGAAGACGAATAGGCTTTCGCGCGGAAAGCTCAATCCCCTTATCTTCACGATTCCACTTCAAAATATAATGAATAATATTCAAGGAACAGCTATCAATTCCATCTGTTACCCAAAGTAATCGTTCTTCCAAATCATTGTAGAACGACAGGAGATTATCGTCGGGAAGTGAATAATTCGCGCTTTCTGGAATTTGGACTAGCGGTAGTAGTCCGATATCTTCATTTTTCTTCATTCTATTCTCCTTTTCTGGGATATATTTTTCTTTCTATCCCTAAGTAGTCGCGCGCCAAATAATCTTGATAAATTAGCACCAAATAAAGAATTCTGTGTGGCTTCCAACATCAATCCAAGTCTCATTGATGTCATTTGTCCATTCTCTTGTATAGGGGGCCTTATAGTTGTGCTCCTCTAAAAACTTGTAAACCAGTTGATACGCACTTTCCTTAGTGCTAGGATGACCAATAGGCCGCCTCGGCTCATATCCATTGTCGAAATAAAGCGTCATTCGTTTTCTCCTTTATATTTCTATTTTGATAAAAAGAAAGCGCCCAGTCAAGGGCGCGTTCCTATTACATCCAACTCCAAAGAAAATCGAAAAGATTATCAGAAGAAATGGAGGTGTGAAAAGTTCCGTAATCATTACAGAATTTCTCAAGAGCTTCTGTATACGCCTTTCGTGCCTCTACATAAGTCTTTTGCAGTTCATCAATTTCCTGTGCGCGAACTTTGCGCTCGTCTGCACGCTTCTGTTCTGCCACTCTTTTCTCTTCTTGTTTTGCGATAATCTTCTTTTCAGCCTCTTCAAGGTCATCCATGCTATCGTAGAGCTTGTTTGTAATATCGCTATAAAATCTTGCCATAATAGTTCCTCTCCTATCATTTCAAAATTTTGACGTTCCTTTCCGTCAAAAGGGATTTGTTCCCTGAAAATAAAATATCTATGGGTTCTTCAACCTACCGAAAACTAACTTCAAGTATATTCAGTCAAGAGCACCATGGGGCTGAGCATACGCAGCGTCCCGCGCATACTTCCCATAGCCGCACCTTCGTGCGCGTAGTCTCTTCTGGATTGATTACCAGAACCTTTCACCAGCCATTCAGCAAGTTCTTGATTTTTATTATCAATAATCATTATTGTGCTTGTCTTTGGCTACTCAGAGGCCACATACACGTCTTATACACGAATTTCTTCGCTTCACAACAAACTGGCTTGTGGTTATTTCCTAATCAAATGATTTACCCACAGTCACCAACTAAGGGAGATTAGGATTCAGCTCTCAATTATCTTGAAAGCCTCTATTACGCCAGCGACGCGCGTCCTACCTTTACTCGCGTTAATCTCGATGCCGCCTCTTAGGGTTGGGAGTCCATCCTCTCTGGCACGCAACTCACGTCACGCGCACCGGTCAGTATCCACAAGTATCCTTGTTCGTTGTCTGCCGCCCTTTTCAAAACGCCTCGACATTCCTAGTCACAGAATGTTTGTCATCGAGTTCTAAGATATTTTATTTTCAAGGAACAAATAAACGGTTTGCTTTCGTTTTTATTTATTATACTCTCGGCAAATGACAAAGCCACATATCTTCGTTGTCAGCCATAGCGGTCGGGCTCGGAAGCCGGTGGTAGTTGAACCGTAAAATCCATCCTCTACGAGAGTTTCGCCAAAGCGAATGGTTGCGCACGAACGAGTTGCACGTTGTCTCCAGATAATGAGTCTGGCGTCCTACTGTTAGACGACCTGCGCAATATTCTAATTCGTGCGGTTGCCCCTTATCTGCCAACGCCTTAGCCTCGCCACAATCATTATAGAGCTTAGCGGGACACGAATTTCTGGTACAAGTGAAGGGAGTCGAACCCTTAATCCCAGTGGGCATCTGAGCTTGAATCAGATGTGTATGCCATTTCCACCACACTTGCATATACGAGCCTTTTGTTTCACACAGGAGGTAAAAGGCTCCAAAGACCCAGCATGAGTTTTATAGGTAAGCCCACGCATCGAAACTTCTGAACGTCACGCCATGTCAGATAGCGCCCATCCTATTTATATTGCGCCGTAAGAACTGCGCGAGGTGGTTTTGAGTCCCAGAACCACGAAACTGATTTGACTAATAAATTCCTTTTCTCCGATGGCGGTTCCCCGTAGGTTTATCTCGGCTCCTCCGAAGGTCGCGACTCCTTCGCCGTCGTTGTTTTATCAGACATCTACTGCCTGAAGACTTGCCTGTCTCGAAATTTTGGATATTACATTGGCCACTGTAATACCGCTATTAGTCTCCCTCTGTGTTTATGCAGGCTTGGGACTGCTTACCAACTACCCGAAGGCCGGATCTCAAACCGACAGCTCCGCTTTATCAATGCGGTGTTCTAACCAGTTGAACTACATCGGATAGTTTTCAAGTAAGCCACATTAGGACTTTCTGAGAGAGGAACTGGTAGAAAGGAAAAGACCAGTTCCTCTCTCTCTCATCTTGTATAAATATTATACCAAAATTTTAGAAGTTTTTCAAATTTCGTTTTCTTCTTTTTCTTTTTCTTTTTCTCGATTTTTATGTTTGATTTTGCGCGAATATGGTTTTCGAGAAGGAAAGACTTGACACTTTTTACGGAGCGCCGTCCACTTCTCAAGTTGTTCGGGAGACATTTTCTTTACTTCGGGCTTCCACGGAGTTTCAGTTTCCATTTTCGTTTCCCTCACTTTCTGTAAATATTATATCAAAAAATCAGAAAAATTTCAAACATTTACGAGAAGAAATTTTCAAATGTCCGGCTATTACGGGTCGCCCAAAGGTGGACAAGCTATTGATTCCAAATAAAGTGGTGCACTTGGGGCAACTCGAATGCCCGACCCATTGCTTAAAAGGCAATTGCTACTACCAACTGAGCTACAAGTGCATATAAAACCACCTTTATTCAGTCAACTAGTGCAATCTAGTAGTGGTCATGAGACTTATTGGAGGCAAACTTCCCATGGGGCGGTGGAGCGAGTGAGGGCAATCGAAGCCCCATCTTCTGCTTCCCTTCCAATGCTTAAATGCGTTGTAATACCTCCTCTGCCAGATAATCATTTGCAAAACAACTGTTTTTATATGTAGGCTTATCTATCCATAAAATTTTCTCAGCACTACATTCAGTAACTGGGATTAAATATACTACATTATCCCAATATGTTGCAAAATAATCTACATCTTCTGGCGAATAATATCGCTGTTTGCATTCTCTTACATTGTTTGTGGTACTTCTACAATTAAACTTAATACTTTTGCCAATGGTCCGATCATTTAGTCTTGCAGTTTTAACCTGAATACGAATTAACTTATGGTTAATATCTACAATTAAATCATATTTACTATCTTGGGTTAAAGGTTTAGATACTACATAACCTAATTTTAGTAAATATGCACTAACTAAAAGTTCAGTCACATCGCCTTTAAATTGAGTTGATAATTGCTCCATATATATCTAACGCATTAAGTTTAGAAGGAAGGCAGACATAATAACCATTATACTACACCCGCATTTTAGACAAATGGCGCGATATTATAAACGACCGTCGCGCCATCGGTCTCAGCATAACAACCGCTGGGGATGTATGTAGTGAGAAGTTCAAGGGGATGACTTCTCTCGCATTTTACCATCCGAAGACAAATGCTTTGCATACGCTAATCCGTATGCCAGAGATAACACTCCGGCTGTGTCAAGCCGTCCTCTATGCAGGATATCGAATCGAACCGACCCCTCTTCCTTGACGGGAAGTGTGCTACCATTACACCAATAGAGGATATTTATAAATCCAGCTACTACGAAACATAAAAGAAGTAGTGTACCTATTTTTCTTATTATAAAAATAGATTTCAAAGAAGCTTTTCAATTCTGTCGAGAATCATTTTTCTACAATTCTCATCCGACAGCTTGTCTTCAATAAGTTCTGCAATGTACTGTCCGATAACATGAGAATTATTATTAATATCCTTGATCGGAACGACCTGTATAAATTTACAATCTTGGCCAGCAAATGTTCTAGTGAAAGCAAAATGAATAGAATCGTCGAGCTTCCAATAACTGAAATAACACCTGATATCACGCTCTTTACAGAGTTCAAAAATCTTTTCCATAAAAATTTCCTTTCAATTTGTATTGGATAGTTTTCGGAATCAATAGTTTCTCCGTGTAGAAAAGATAATTTTATCTTTGACTCCCCTCTGTGGGATCGAACCACTCTTGCCCTCAATTGCTGTGCTAACCATTACACTAAAAGGGGATATAACGCGCTTTGAACTTAGACAGGAGCGCTAACCGGCCGCGCAATCACCTTTCTCCCAGAGGGAGTCATATCTAGTTTGCGCGTAAGATATGCTTGCATAGTTGTTTGTGAGGTCAAAAAGGTAACTTGTAAGTTTGCTCACAACAAGTTTTATCCGTTGGTAATGATAGCAAGCGGAGCCGTGCGTGACTCCAATAGATTCAATAAGTGAATAATAGGTTTATCCACCATAAAAGGTACTATTTCGTTCTTATCTTTTCTATTCGCACTACTCGCCATCATTTGGCGGGAACAGAAGGACTTGAACCTTCGACATCATGATTAACAGTCATGCGCTCTAACCAACTGAGCTATGCTCCCATATAAAATTTATTGCCTTTCTTTACCTTCAAGCAGCGTTCACCCTTGGCGCCAAAACGGGTCAGGTTCTGTTTATTCAAGAAAGGACTAAGCCGTCATTCTCACCTGTCTCACCTGTGTAGGTCGTCTCTGTTGGATGTCAAGCTGACCTAACTTTAGTAACTTGAGTCCTCACCAAACGATTAAGGTAGTTTGGATACCTTTGGTCCTGCCCCTCGGATTCGAACCGAGATCGCGCCCTAATCTGGAGCCGTATGCCGGGCATAAACCGGTTGCACTACCGTTGTGCTAAGGCAGGATAAAGATGGAGATTTTCTTTCGGTAGTCTCCTACGAGGTAGACCCCTAGGCAATCTGTGGAAATCTCCTAACCCTTGACAAAAGCTCCGTCATACTACCGAAATTGCCCCGGAAATATGACATCATAGCTTGGCCTAAGCGTCTTGCGCTTAACCCTGTAATCGGTTTCTAGCTACGGGAGAGCCGACTCCCGCCCACCTCTTTGCTTCCTCAAAGTGTAGCTAATACTTTGTCTTGATTGCTCGGTTTTTATAAAGCTGGTAAGCCTTCCCAACTGAGGCCACTTCAGACATTCACGGTAAGTTTCTGTCGTGCGCCAAATAGCTCAATAAGAGCTAGATAATAGCTTTCTTAGTCGTCGCTTCAACTTTGAGACAATTGGCACGTTATCTCCACGCTGTTCAAGAAGATGGATGCGATTTTCAAGAATTGCTACTTCTGTCTTCCAATGATAAGTCATTTCTTTTTCCTTTCCTCAACCATTTTGTATAAATATTATACTCGAAATTTAGCTATTTTTCAAATCTCGAAAACTCAGAGTATTCAATGTAATCTGATACATCAGCCAGTCATTATAACCAGGTAGTCTATAAAGTTGATTGAAAACCTCCTGCGACAGGCTTCTGTAAATCTTTGTAAAGTGCGTCGAAACATGCCAATCAAGGCCAAAATAAAATTCGTCATTTACTGTAGTTTCAATCAAAGGTTCAAGCTTGTTATCAAAATAGCTCTCAACCATCGAAAGAATTACGAAGAAATCCTTCTCAGGCACTGGTTGGTTGAAGATTCTAAAAGAAGCATCCTCAATATCATCACAGAAAAGACAATGATGACAATTCTTCATAAAAGAAGAGTAATAGACCTCTTCACATCCAGAAGAACTGAAAATTCCGACGCAATTCTCAATACTATCGACTCGCGCGCACTTCTGACTTTTCTTCACATGTGATGCTTTATAAATTTCTTTTGAACTTTGAATGTCCATTCCAGTATCAACTAGACTACTATTCACAATATATTCTGACTTTAGGACACCGTCACTTCCTTCAACTGTAGCACTAGAAGCAACGTAATTACTATTTCTAATATTACTACAGTTATCAATGTTTCCGCTCAAATAAATGTGATCAGAATGAATAACTTTTTCACTTTCTTCTACATCATAACTTTCATAGACGCTAGAAGAACTATCAATATTCAAAACTTCACAGTATTTCTCTTTTTCTTTGGTGGTCCAGGGTAGCATTCGGTAACCCCAGTATAATGCCTCAAGCCATGGACTATAATTACCAGCAATCGCTTCAGGGCCAATTTCTTCAAGAAAGTCTAGTGCTTCAACACCATTTGGAAATCTTCCAACAAATTCTTGGATTTTATCTTGATGCGCACCATATTTTCGTAGCAACTCAACTGTTAGATACATCAAAATTCTCCTTTATGATTGACCCATCAATTCTTTTTTCTAAATTGTATGGCTTCGCGCGCATATCCATAATCAATTCCATCCGCTTATTCAATAGCTTTACCATCTGAAGGACTTCAGGAGTTTTTCTAAAATATGCACGAGGATAGCATTCACCTTTACCCATAATCTTTGCTTCAAGGATGTCGCGCGCAAACCTCAAGAAGTCTGCATAATCTAATCCAAGAACCCGCGCAGCCATCATTGAATAAGAGCCTCTAATTCCATTTGGAAAAGGCATCTTCTCAATATTGGTATAAAGCATACAGTAAGTAGGAAGATAGGGGCTTTCCTCAAGATAAAAATACTTCTCCATTATAACGCCATCTCCTTCCAAAGCTCTTCAATGCGCGCAGCCTCTTCTACCGTATATTCACAGAATGAAGCCCAATCCTCTTTTTGAACAAAAATCATTGGGTCAAACTTAGGCAAAGGTCTATCAAATTTTTCTACTTTGACTGTCTCTGCTGGCTCATAACCTGAAATAACATACTTTTTTACTGTAGAGGCAGAAAAACCAGTCTGCCGCGCAGTTTCTGCATAAGTTCGACACTTATAATAAACATCATTGATATGAATTATATCCTCTTGTGTTACACGAGCCATTCTTTCTGCCTCCTTTATTTTCTATAAATATTATATCAAAATTTTTCAAAAGTTTCAAATTTATGGATTATGGAATATGTGAGACCTCTTTTCTTTAGAAATATGACGGGAGCCATAAATTAGCTACTTATGGAGCAATATCCCCTCCAGGATAAGCGTCATCATTTATTATAAGGTGGAGGACTTATGGGATTTATTTATAAAATTACAAATACTATAAATGATAAAGTTTACGTTGGAAAAACAACCAGAACTATTGAAGAACGATGGAAAGAACATCTTAATAGTATTAAAGATAAAGATTTCAAAATCTATCGGGCCTTTAGAAAATATGGAGTAAAAAACTTTTCTATTGAATCAATTGAAGAATGTTCTAATGATATTATCAATGAACGAGAAATTTATTGGATTGATTTTTATAATTCTTATGAAGAAGGTTATAATTCAACTAGAGGCGGCGAAGGAACTCGCTTCCTAACCCAAAAAGAAATTTCAACTATAATTGATTTATATCAAAACGGATATTGTATTAGAGATATTCGAAAATTAACCAATTCAACTATAGAAACAATTTCTTTTTATATAAAACAAGAATTAAAACTTTCAGAAGAAGATATTAAGAAAAGAGGCTATGCTATTCGCACTGCAAAACAAAAGCATATTGTAGAGCAGTATGACTTACAAGGAAATTTTATAGCTTCATATACTTCATATAAAGACGCACAATTAGCTACTGGGATTTGGTATAATCATATTAGCGAAGTCTGCCGTGGAAAACGTCTAACGGCTGGTGGATATACTTGGAAAAATGGAGGAAAATAAAATGAATGTTTTAACACTTATTATTGCGCTTTCTAGTGTTATGTGGTATTTGATTCAAAGAGGAAAAGACGAAATTTGGGGCAAATTCTCTTTCAGCAAATGGATTACTATTGGTGTTTCCGCAATATTTGCTTTCGCGCTAGTCTTCTCCTTCAATCTTGACCTCATTCTCGCGTGCGGTCTTGTCAAAGCGACGACTATAGCAGGTAAAATTATGACTGGCCTAGTCCTAATGTCAGGTTCCAGCGCAGTGGCTGAAATCATTGAGCGCGTAAAAGGTAAATAAGTAGAAAAGGACACGTCTTTCGATGTGTCCTTTCTTTTTATTCCCTCAAATCTTTGTCATTATTAACAACTGGCCAAGTTTTCATTTCATTATACATATCTTCAATGAAACTATTACCACCTTGGTCGTGATAATCATGAAATAGCTTATTCAAGAGCTCGCGGCTGTGTTGAAGCATTTTCTTATGTGGAAGATAACGATAATAAATTTTTACTATTTCCGCGCGCATCATATCATTAGAAGAATGAATAAGACAAGTCAATTTTCTATCTTGTTCGTTGTCTCTTTCTTTTAGTTCCAAAAGCATTGGCTCAATTACTTCTTTGATAGTCTCTTTGAACTGCTTTTTATTTTCTTCTTCCTTTTGTTTTTGACGCTCTTTTCGACGTTTACTAAACCATTCTTTTTCTCCGCAGAATTTTACAACAACTTGCCACACTAAATAAATTAGAACAAGGAACCCACCAATTGCGCTGGCAATACTAGAAAAATTCAATTGGAACTCCTCCCGCTTATTTCTTCCCAAAGAGAAGTCGAAAATTATTTAGATTCCTTCATTCTTTTGCGATACTCTCGATAGATGTCGTCATTATGATATTTTGAATGGACAAGAAACTTCTCTTGAAATAAGTCGTCTACGCAATGAACATTATCTATTTCCCAATAAGGAATCCGATAAAGAGATATCTTATGCGCGAGACAGTAAGAATTTTTTATACGGTCGCGCTCTTGTGCCTTTGTAAAATCACTTCGCTTTTTGTGGAAAAATTTTGTATACTCAAAGTGCTGGAACCCATCTAGTTCATAGCAAACCTCTTTTTGAGGGAGATAGAAATCAAAACGAAGATAGCCATGCTTGAGGTCTTTGAAAGTCTTTTCCCTTATAAAAGGGACGCGCGCATCTGTAAGGATACGCGCGATTTTTTCTTCAAATTTACTCAACCAAAAATTGTCTCCCACTGGCAATCGCGAGGAACCTTATCGACGCGCCAACCTAAGAAACGACTATGGCGCAATCCTCCTGTAGGCAGAACCTCCATACAAGTAACCTCTGCGACCTTCCCAATATAGTCCTTCCAATTCAACAAAATCTCATCATCTAAACCACTCAAACTACCAATCTGAACCGGTTTTCCATCCTTATACGCGCCAATCTTTAGACTACCAGCACCACGCATATAATACATTTTTGTGACAGGTTCAATTGTATCACCCTCAAAATATTCCTTATAATGGTCGCCGCACATAAGTTCATGCGTAACAGTATTTTGCCAATACTGCCAGTTTTCGATTTCTTTTCCAGAATAAAGACGGGTCGGAGGATTTCCACCATAGATAAAGACATCAAGTGTTTCTTGAAGTTCTTTCTTCAGTTTAAGAGTCTTCCGCACGCTGCGTTTACCGGGTTGTGGTTTAGAATCACGTCGAGTAATAACAACACCTTCTCCACCTTCAGCCAAAATTTCTTGATATTTCTGCCACAACTCAGCGCCTTCATAGTATTGAGCAAACTCAACATAATCTGACTTGGGAAGATTCTGAATCATTGTAAAACGCTCTTCTGCTGTCTTATTCAAATAGCTTTCTCCGTCATAAGCCCAAATATCAAAAACATAATAGTGAAGTTTTTCTCCTGTTTCTTGGCGCGCGACTGCTTTAGGCGCAAGACAGCCCATAATTGTAGTTGTGTTATAAGAACCTTCATTCTTTGGGAAGTAGACTTCGCCAAGTAAACAGGTTCCTCGCGGAAGAGCCTCAAAGAAAGACTTCAAATGAGGAACCCAATCAATTTTGTTTAGGTATCCTCCCTTTACGGACTTAGATCGGCCTTGTAGACGAAGTTCGCCATCCTCAGAGATTATAGCTCGATAATACGCTCCGTCCATCTTCCGCGCCCCAAGATAATCTCCAGAATAAACCATGTTGATTGCTTCTCGTTTCTTTCTTTCAGGCGTATAGGAAGAAGTAAAACTCCAATACTTCTCAGCTTCAAGATTTTCAAAATCAACGCCATCAATTATAAAACTCATTCCAAATCTTCCTTTCTTTTTCTTTTATTATATCAGAAAAAAGATAGAAATCAAATTTCCATTCCTAATTCCTTCATTTGCTCTTCGATACATCGTGCGAAGGAATCCGCACAAGTTGGACAAAGCTCAATTATCTTATAGCCTAAGTAAGAACCAAATTCACCAATAAGCTTACCATTTACATAAACGCCATCTTTTTGATAAAAAGGAATTTGGATATACCATATATCTTTCTCTTCTTTGATGTCTCTTTTACACAAATCACATAGAATTTTCTTCATTATTGTTCCACTCCCACCTTGTTTTATCGTCAACATCAATTACAAAATATTCTTTATCAATCTGGTCAATTCGGAGTTGATGAATTCCATAGGTATTAAGTTCAGGTAAAAAGTATGCTAAATCTTCCATATTAAGACAAACATCGCCTTCTATTAGTTGACCATAAATATCATCATTTACGCTTTTTATTCCTTCATAATAATCTTTATATTCATTACTCATATCAAAACTCCTCAACATACACTGACTGTCTAGTGGAATTTTTTGTAAACGCTATTCTTTTCCTATGAGCAAGTAAAGCGCTAATTGAGCAAAAATCTTCAACTGAAACATCTTTATCAAAAATAATTTTATCTGGGTCATACCCTCTCATTCCATCATTATAATTTCTACAAATTTTAGCTGAAAAGAAACCATTCTTTGCTTTTATATTCCTGCTAGAGCCTGAAATAATACAAAAGTCATGCAGCCCTTCTCGAAAATAATCAAACCAATAATCAGGTTTATCTGTAATTACTAATACTTTGAAATCCATCAACCAATCCTCATATTCAACTGTTTTTGCGTCCCATAAAGCTCAATATAAAATTTTTCTCTTTCTGTTTGCTTTTCGCGCGCAACCTCTTCCAAAATTTCAAAAGTATAGTTTTGAATTCCATGAGAAGCCATATGTACATGAAGAGTTGAACGAGCAACTTTCTCCATACCAAGCGCGGTTTGGACGTGTGATTGCCAACGTGTTCCAAAATCAGTCGTTTTCCCAATATAAGATTCACCAGTTGGAATATAGGTAATTTTGTAAATACCACCAACTGCGCGGCCACCTGTTACTCGCTTTATCATTTCCTTCGTCGCACGCGAAACCATTGTATCCCACATTAGTTTTGGAACTATTTCACGATGCCGAAGCCTTGGTGCCAAACTTTTCAAGACTTCTATATCTTCAATTTCTTCTGGCAAAAGACAAATGCGATAGAAATCCTCTTTTTCCTCAACTTCACGCTCGCGCCGAATCGCTTCATTCACTGCTTGGCGCTTTGCTTGAAATTGAGAAAGTTCGCACTTCACCTTTTCAAGTTCTAATTCATAATCTCTTTTATCTTGGTCAATTTGCGCTTTATCTATGATAAGCTGATTTTGAAGCTGCTGAAGCTTTTGTAAACGGAGTTCTTGGATTTCTTCTTCAATTGAAGATTTTCTATTCACTTGAAAAGTTTCTTGCTTAGCAATAATTTCATTCAATTGCTGAAGTCGCTCATTTCTCTTTTTGTGATTATCTTCATAAACTTTTTGTTCTGCCACATCCAAGTCTTTCCAAAAATTTTCAGCATCTTTTTTATTCTTTTCTTTTAGTTGCTCAATTTCATAATTTTTTTGCTTTATTTTCTTTTTTTGTCCAATGAAAAGAATTAGAAAAACAACAGCAGAAACCATAAAAAGTAATGCTGATATTTTTTCCATATTTACTCCCAACTCGTCATTGAGTTTCTTCGAGGTTTCTTTTTTACAACTGGTTTAGTAAACCAAATTAGGCGATCACGCGCGCGAGTCGCCGCAACATAAGAAATACAGACTTCTTCTTCGTTCCACATCCGGCTATCATATACAGCTACATAGCGTGTCTCAAGTCCTTTGCTTGAGTGAATGGTAAGAACCTTCACAGTATCTGCTTTCATTTTTTCGCTTAGCTCATCTTTTGACAGGTCACCTTGCTTGAATGTATCGCATGGAATTCCAGCATCAGTCAACTTATCAAAAATATTATCTACTTCCGCATTCGTGCGCGCGAGCACCATCCAATCGCCATAATTAGAAGTGGACTTGATTTCATCAACAAGATACTTGATAGAAAAAGGAACTTCAATGACCCTCCCACGCACTCCACGCATCGGAATAGATAAATCACTCATTTTATTTTTTCTAATAATATCCCGCGCAAAATCAAGAATATCGCTACCATTACGATAATTTTCATCCATTGAATAAATAGAAGCGTTTAGTTCGTAAGCCCAATATTTCAAAAGATCTGGTCTACTTCCATTCCATCGATAAATAGACTGCCGCTCATCATAAACTACAAAGTATTCCGCACTTTTGATAATTGAAAAAATAAAATTGAATTGATCTTCATTACTATCCTGCGCTTCATCCAGTAGGCAAATGTCTAAAGAAGGAAAAGCCCTTGGATGGCTTCGCGCAAGGTCAAAAAGACCATCAAAATTTTCATTATTCAAATACTTTCCTGCTTCTGTAATTCCCGCGCGCAACAAGCATCTCGCGCAGTAAGAATGGATAGTGCCGATCCAAATTACATCACTATTTTCAACATTCAATCTACTACGAATTTCTGCTGCCGCCATGTTTGTAAAAGTAAAAGCTACCAGCTTTTTCGCACGCGAGATAGATTGGCGAATTTTCTCAGTCAATAATCTCGTTTTCCCGCTACTCGCACAAGATTGAACAAATACAACAGAAGCAGATGACGCCAAAATTTCTTCTTGAGTTTTGCTTAGCTCCAAATTCTATCACTTCCTTTTTCTTTTATTATATCAAAAAGAAGGGAAGAATTCAAATTTCTTCCCTTTTAGCATCTAGCCACATTTCAATCAACTCTTCATTTGTCAAATCTGCCACTCCATAGGGACACTCATCCACTTCAAACTCGCATGGTGCAAACGACTGGTCGTAGTCGTGACCCTCCAAGCGTCCTATAATTGGAGGGCATTTCTGACAATATTCCTTATCCAACCACTGAAACCATGGCGCGTTCTCAACTAGTTCAAAACCGGCGAGCCATCTCACAAAATCCTTCTCAGAAAAATTTTTCAAAAATTCTCGATTAGTCAAAAGTTTAGCTCCTTTTCTACTTCAATAACTTCACCACTATCTTTTACATGAAAAGTAACCCAATGCCTGAACATTAAGTCTTCATCCTCAACAAACTTCAAAGCCTCAAAAGCCAAATCTTTCAAAGAACCATTATTCTCAATTTCAATATCGTATTTATAATCAAGAATCTCTGCATCAGCATGGTTTGAAACTTCTTCGCATTCAGCACTGTTCCGCCTTACAAGAATCGTTCGCGCATCCAGTCGTTCAACAATTTTTTTTATTTCCTCTGGTTCACGACACATAATAAAAATTGCGCATCTTTTACTATCGATTCCGTAATAATCCCAATCCTCTGTTGTTTCATATACTTTTTTCTGAATGTCTTTAAAGGGAATATCGTTCCATTCGGTCAAAAGGTCCTTCAAGTCACTGAGAAATTTACGCGCGCGAGGCGTCTTTTCTCCATTCCATCCGAATGCAGTAGCCGCAATTATTTTTACATAATCAACAGTAGAATAAACTCTTACATATCCTTCTCCCATAAATTTGGCGGTCATTGAGCAAAACGTATCTTTACCAGAGCGAGGAGCACCATTTACAACATAAATCATTTTTTATCCTCCATTATATAGTTAGTGATAAAATCAACGAAACGCAACTTGTAGAAGTATACAACTTCATTATCATAGATGCACGCAGCTTTCACGTTATTGACGAAATAGGGCCAGTTGTTTCCATCTTTTAGAAAATCTTGAATAAATGAATTCTGTTTTAGAGAAAGAAGCTCATCTAAATAAGAATAGTCATCAACTTTACGATAGACTTGCTCCATCATAGCATTGTAAATATTGATGAGAGTCTGACATAAAACTGGTGCAGGAATGTCTCCTCTAATCTCATAAATTTTTTTCAAGCCCTTTACCTGACCATAGATGTATTGACCATTACTGCGTTGGAAAAAAGTTCCTTTGTCTTGACGAGTAAGCGAATTTGGGTTTGAGCGCCAAATATAAAAATATTCGTCTAATTTATACATCTTATCAGTACAGTTACAAGCTACTAAATTGAAATAACTGTCTTCATTGAGTCGAAGCTCAGGGAGAAAACGGATATTATTTTTTCTCAAATAATCAAGACGATATATTTTGGCATGCAGCCAAGTACAAGGAATTCTATCTACTGGGAGAGAAGGCCCTGGCCCAAAATTCTCTTCATGTATAAATGAGCCACAGACTACATCAGCGTTATTTCGCTTTGCTTCACGATAAAGTTGTTCAACTGCACGAGGTTGAAGTATGTCGTCACTATCACAGAACATAATGTAGTCACTCTGGGTTTCATTGTCAATAATTGTTTGACGCGCGACGCCTGGTCCGCTATTTTCAAGAGTAGAAATTAGACGAATATGAAGCCCGCGCGCACGATATGTCTCAATAATATCGCTATAATCTTCTCCGTCACAGTCTTGACACAAAGTAACTAGGAACATTTTACGCGTTTGAGCTACTAAAGCATCAAGGCAATAGGGAAGAGTGTCGCGTGCCTTATAGACAGGAATACCTATAGTAATCATAGTTTTGTTTTCTTCGCCTCCACAGCAAGTCTATCTACATAGTCATTCCAATCTTTTTTGCCAGAATGGCCCTTTACCTTCTCAAAAGAAAAACGTGGATTTTCAAAATAGGGAATAAGACGTTCCCAAAGTTCACGATTTGCAACTGGTTCTTTCTTTGAGTTGCGCCAACCATTAGTTTGCCATTTCTTATACCATTTTTGAGTAATACAATTGATAATGTAGGCGCTATCACTATAAATGATAGCGGTGTTCTCTTTGGGGGTGTAAGCATCGAAGAAGCTACAAGCTCCAAAAACAGCAGAAAGTTCACAAATATTATTAGTAGCATTTTCTACAGGCATGGCAAATTCATATCTGAGTATGCCTTCGCTGTCAACAATAATAAAAGCAAAACCTCCAGCTGCATTTTCTTTCCCATTATTAGAACACGCGCCATCCGTGTAAATTGAATAATTCATTGGGCGTAATACTCCTTCCAAATTTCTTCATATGAGATATCTTCAAATTCGCTCTTTGTAAAATCAAGAAATTCTTGAATATTGATGCCATCTTCAACTGCGCGAACTGACTGCACGCAACGAATACGTTTCGGCGCGAAAATTTTTCTATACCATGGCATCTCTAGTTTTAGTGTAATTTTCTCATGTTCATAATTATTAGAAGCAATGGCCGCCATTTCAAACATAAAAAGATGAATAATATTATGAGGATGAAAATTTTTGAGGATTATTTCGTTGTTATGCCGACGCGCGAGACTAATTAGGTTGATAATCGCGCGCGAAATGATTGTATCGTAAATTTCATATTTTGTCATATTTTTTTCTCCTTAGAGCAAAGATTTGCCTAGAAAATCAAGCGGTTCTCCATTTTTACATTTGTCAATGCGCTCTTGCCATTTTTCGATAAGTAAGTGACAATGCGCAGTATCTTTGTCGGGATCACGCTTTGTTCGTCGATTTTTTGCTTTATTGTTTGCATTTTTTTGAATACGCTTTTGAAGGTAACGAATCTGACCTTCGTAACCTTTGATTAGCTGTTCGCGCTTTTCAATATCTTCCATTTTAGCTCCTTTCGAGTTCGTAGTGTGGCATATCATGATGTTATGCCACTTAGGATAAAATTCTAATTCAAAATTTTATCAACTACATATTCTGCTTGAGAAACTGCCAAATCAAAAATTGGAGTAGTAGAAAGCACTTCGATTTGCTTTTCGCGCGCGAGGTCGTAAAAATTAGGGATATAAGTATCAATCCAGCCTTCTCCTTTGAGAAGCGCACCGTCCTTTCCAAATAACCCTTCCAATTTTTCCTTTTCAATATCTGTAATATCTATTTTATTTATTTTATTTATATTATCTATTTCTATATCGCGCCCGCGAACTTCTAAGTTCGCATTTGCGGAGTAGGAAGTTCGCATTTGCGGAGTCGGGAGTTCGCATTTGTGAACTTCTAAGTTCGCAAATGCGGAGTTCGTATTTGCGGAGTTCGTGTTTGCGAACTTTGGCGAAGGTGAAAAAGCATAAGTGTTTCCTTGCTCTTTCTTCAAATATCCTTTTTCTTCCAAATCTTTGAGAGCAGTATGATACGCAGTTTTCTTTATGCCGATTTCTCGCTCGACGGCCGCGGCGCTAAGCTCTAATAAATATCCATCTTTATTTGAAGCCAAGTATAAATACAAACCAAATACAGTTGGCCTCATAGACTGAAAAGCTTTTTTCCATTGTTCATCTCCGATTTGAAGAAATCTACTTTGATATTTATCTTTTTCTATTCTAATAATTTTTTGATTTGGAACACTCACAGTCTTCACCCCTTAGTTCTTGCGGTGAGAATACTCAGACTGCGCGCGTTCAATATCTGGCGTCCGTTCAAAAAGCCAAACATCCCAATTTGGATTTTTTGTGTTAGGACGAGTTCCAATAATTTGGAAGCCCTTTTTAGTTAGAAAGTTTGAAAGGCCGATGCTATAACATTCAAAGACTTTTTCTTTTTCTTTTTTTTGCTTTTCTGATTTTTCAAAAGCATTATCAAGAAGTCCAAAGGCAAAGTCCATAGCATAGTCATCTCCAAAACGCTCTCGAACTTCATTCATTCTCAAATATTCTTTTTTATCAATCAAAAGATAGTCTTTCATGTCCACTCCTCTTCTGTCGGATGATTTTTCATATACTCGCGCGCGGCTACTCTCAAAAAATAACTAATCTTCATGTCGTTTTCTTCACAATATTCGCGAATTCGTGCGTCTAACTCTGCATCAAGCATAAAACGAATTATCATATCTTTTTTCACATTTTCACCTTCTTTCTAGTTTCTATCTATATTATAGTCCTTTTTCAGGCTTTTTTCAAATTTTTTCAAATAGAAATTTGATTTTTGAATGAATTTAGATTACGCGCAGGCGCGACGCGCGCATTTATAATGAATATAGAAGAAATTTGATTTCTTCCTCTTTTTATGTTATACTAAAAGAAAATGGATAGAAAGGAGAATAAAATGAGAAAGTTTGCTACGCTAGAGGAAGCAAAAGAAAAATATCCCTTGGATTTAGTCGTCTTTCCAAATACTATCCCACCACTTAAAATTGTTGGTTACTTCTTTGATGATAAATTCTATTATCCAATGTATCACGATAGATTTGAAGGATATCAAATTTTGGAGGAAGATAAATGAGTTATGATGCTAATTCGATAGAAACGCTCTCATTCCGTGATGCAATACGCTCGCGCGCGGCAATGTATATGGGTAGTGAAGATAATCAAGGTGTTCTTCAATGTATCCGTGAAATTATTACGAATTCCATAGACGAAGCGACTATGGGCTATGGCAATGAAATTGAAGTCACTCTTTCTAAAAATAATCGAGTTACAATCCGCGATAATGGACGTGGCGCGCCATTTGGTAAGCGTGAGGATGGCACAGAAGCCCTTGAAGCTATTTATACAATGCCCCATTCTGGCGGTAAATTTTCTGATAAAGTTTATCAGAACGTGGCCGGATTGAACGGTATTGGAGCAAAAGGCACTGCTCTCACTAGTGATATCTTTGAAGTGTGGAGTACTCGTGATGGGCAAGTGGCTTATCTCTGCCTAGAAAAAGGTATCAAAGAAAGTTTTATGATTTCTCCCACTGACTCAAAATATCATGGGACAATTGTTTCCTTCATCCCATCTCAAGAAGTATATCATCTTGAACCAATTTCAATAAAATTTGAAGATATTAAAAAAATGTGCCGTGATTGGTCATATCTTTATCCTCAAATTGTTTTCATTCTCAATAATGATTTGACGGGTGAAAAAATAGAGTACCAATCTAAAAATGGTTTACTTGATTTTCTCAAAAATAGTGGTGCGAAGACAATTCACAAGACTCCACTTCATATTATTCTAAAGGAAGACCAAATTGAAACTGAAATTGTAATGGAATGGACAGATAGTCGTGCTGAGACTTCTTTTACTTTTACGAATGGACTTGAAAATTCGAATGGTGGAACATCTCTAACTGGCGTAAAAACAGCTTTGACGAACTTCTTCAAGAAGAAAATCAAAGGAGAAGGCTCTCCTGATACTTTACGCAAAGGTTTACTTTATGCTGTCAGCTGTAAAGTACCAAATCCGTCTTTTGCTAATCAAACCAAGACGAAGGTAAATACGCCTGAACTTAGAGGTCTCTGCCAGCGCGCGACCACCCAAATGCTTGAAGATTTTGAGCGAAAACATTCTGATGAATTTCAGAAAATTTTGGACTTACTTTTGAAAGAAGTAAAAGCCGATGCTGCTGCGGAACGTGCGCGCCGCCAAGTCTTAGAGACAGAAAAAGAAATCAACAACGAAAAGAAAAAACGTGCAATTCTTGCCGATAAATTGAAGGACTGCCAAATTCATGGGCCAGAGAACGGCTCAATTTTAGCTATAACAGAGGGTGATAGTGCTCTTGGCGCACTCGCCCAAGGCCGACCTATCGATCGAGTAGCCCTTCTTCCCATCCGAGGCAAAATCATTTCTGCTCTGAAGCATGACCAAGAAAAAATTCTACAGAATGAGGAAGTCAAGGCAATTTTTTCTGCGCTAGGCTGTGGTTTCTTCAATAATTATAACTCAAAAAAGCTTCGTTACCAATATGTCGCTTGCGCTTCTGACGCTGACGTTGATGGTGCATCCATTTCAAATCTAATTACAACGCTTTTCTTCTATATGTGTCCTCAGTTTATAAAAGAAGGGCGTTTGTTTAGAATGAAAATGCCCCTTTTTGTTTTACGATATAAAGATAAGACCCTCTATGCGTTTAGTGAAGAAGAAAGAGATATGCTTCTAAAGAAAAATGGAAAGCCAAAAGAAATTAGTCGTAAAAAAGGTATTGGTGAGAATACGCCTCAAGAAACAAAAGAAAGTGTTTTTGGCGCCCAGCGCAGGTGGGAACGCGTTCAAATTGAAGACTTTGAAAGATATTCAGAGATGATGAATATGCTGATGGGACCAAACGTAGAAGAAAGAAAGCAATTTATTATGAAGAATGTTGATTTTTCAAATATTTGTGAATAAGGAGGATTATAGTGGAAGATTTTATTGATAGAGATGCACAAGAAGTCTTTGAGGAAGATTTCCTCGATTTTGCTGGCTATAACCTCCAACGCCGCGCACTACCTGACGCGCGCGATGGCTGTAAGTGGGGCGCGCGAAAGCTTCTTCATGCGCAATACCTTGCAAAGCTCACTTATGATAAGCCTTTCAAAAAGGCCGCAAAGTCAGTCGCACAGGCTACTAGCTTTAGTTATACACATGGACCTGCCTCTGCATATGGCACACTTATTCGTATGGCTAAACCTTTTGCTTATCGAGTTCCCCTCCAAGAAGCTAATGGCAACTATGGTACTTTGATGAACCCGAATGACCACTCTGCTGACCGTTATGTTGAACTGCGCGGGTCTGAAATTGCATATCAACTTTTGAAAGACTTGGAAAAAGGAATTATTGATGAATGGGAAGACACCTATGATATGGAAGGAAAATTCCCAAAAGTACTTCCCGCGAAAGGTTTTTGGAATGGCGTCAATGGTTGTATTTCGATTGGCAGTGGTATGTCAAGTAGTTTGCCACCACTTAATCTTAGAGAAACCAATGAAGCAATGATAAAGCTTCTTTGGAACCCTAATATTCCAGATGATGAAATTCTTTGTTACCCAGACTTTCCAACAGGCGCGACACTTCTAAATAAAGATGAAGTTAGAAAAAGTCTTTTAGTTGGAAATGGTTCCGCGTGTAAAGTGCGCGCGAGCATCGAATGGGAATCAAAAGATAGATGTTTTATCGTTAGAGAAATGCCGTATTCAACTTTTACAAATACCATCTGTAAAGAACTTGCAAATCTAATTGAAGAAAATGAAAGCTGTGGTATTCGTGATTTTGCTGACTATACCGGTGAACACGCAGACTTGAGAATTTTTCTCTCGAAAGGGTCTTCTCCTGAGAGAGTTTTGAAATATCTTTATAAGAATACTTCTCTTGAAACTTTCTTTGCCATCAATATGACGGTTCTTGATAAGGGCCTCTATCCTGTTGTGATGGGACAGCGTGCGCTATTCCAATCGCACCTTGACCACGAGAAAACTGTTTATATAAATTGTTTTCAGTTTGATCGACGCAAAATTCGTGCGCGACTTCATATCCTTGAAGCACTTATCAAAGCGATTTCAATGATTGATAAAGTTGTTGAGACTATCAAAAAGGCTGCGGATACAAAAAATGCGTCGATTGGACTTCAGCGGCTATTAGATATTGATGAAACCCAAGCAAAAGCAATCCTTGACCTAAAACTCTCTCGTCTCACCCATCTTGATGTTTCTAAGTTGATGAGTGAAAAGACAGAACTAGAAAAAGAACTCGCACGCATTGAAGCAATTCTTGCTGATGAAAATCTTTTGAAGAAAGAAATTGAAAGAGGACTGCGCGAAGTCGCTGAGAAATTTGGTGACGCGCGGCGCACAAAAATTTTGAATATCTCGAACGAAGAAGAAACAATCGAACGTAAGCAACTAGCTCTCTCCTTTACAAATGACGGTGCGGTTTTCGTCAATGAAACGTCAACTCTTTATTCTCAACGGCGCAACGGCGTCGGCCAAAAGTTCAAACTTGATAAAGGTGAATATGTGGTTGATACGCTTGTTGGAGAAAATACAAATGAAATTCTGTTCTTTACTGATAAGGGTCATTTTTATGTAATGAAGATGGGCGATTTTTCAGTTGGTGAAAAGCAATACCTCAATACATTTGTGTCTTTTCAGTCAGATGAACAGGTGCGTGCTAGTGTCATTTTATCGAAAGAACAACAAGCCTCTAACATCGTCTTTATTACGAAGAATGGAATTTTGAAGAAATCTTCCTTGTCTGAGTATAACCTAAAAAGAGGTAATGGTGCACAGGCAATAAAACTCGATGAAAATGATACAATTGTCTCTGTTTTGATTTTAAGAGATGAAAATATTGGAGTCTTGTCCCACTCTGGCAACTTTATTATGATTTCCACTTCTGATATCCGTCCGATTGGACGAGTTACGCGCGGCGTTGTAGGAATGAAGCTCAATGAAGGAGACTATGTTGTTTCCGCGCGAGTTATTCCAAAAGAGACTAAAGAGATTTTATCAATTTCTGAAGATGGTTCAGCAAAACGAACTTCAATTGAAGAATTTGGGCTGACCGGCCGCGCAACAAAAGGAAAATCAATTCAGCAATCAGATAAACTTTGTGATTTCTTACCGCTAATTGATGACAAAGAAGTTTTGGTAGTCTCTAATGTTTCTCAAATTCGGCTAAAGATAAATGAAATTCCTTTATTATCGCGCGCAACGATGGGCGTGAAGGTAATGAAATTGAAAGATAAAGAAAAAATTCAGAATTTAGTTGGATTGAATTCTTGATTTTCTTTTGAATTTTGAGTATAATATTATTATGAAATGAGTTGAGTGACAACTTATTTGATATGGAATAAATGAGGCATAAGCTCATTTATAATATATATTTTTATAATAAAAAAGGAGTAAATTGTTATTATGAAGCTAACTGAAAAGAGTCAAATTGTTTTTGAGTATCTAAAGAATAATGGCGGTAAAGTGTCTATCGAGGAGCTAGCTAACGCTACTGGTCGTTCCGCTCGTTCTATTGGCGCGAGCGTTCTCGACCTTACTAAGAAGGATCTTGTTGTTCGTGAGAAGGAAGAGGTTGAGGGCGCCGAGAAGCCCGTCGCATATGCCATTCTAACTGACGCTGGCAAGACTTTCGTCCCTTCTGACGACGCAGAGTAAATTGAATTCATATAGGCGAGGCTATTATTGGCCTCGCCATTTGAAGAGCCAAATATAATAATTGAAAAGGAGAAAAAAATAAATGCTAAAGCAAGCTGAAAATAGAGGTAAGATTGAAGGTATTCTACTAGAGACAAATCTAAAGTATGGCTCTTTTGAGAAGAATGGACAGAAGGTTGATACTGTCGGCGGCGAGATTACCGTTGAAGTTGACAAGGAAGTCAATGGTGCACCTGTCACTTATCAGATTCCAGTTTCTCTTTATGCTCAGAAGTATAAGAAGGATGGAAAGACCCTAAATCCTGCTTACACGAGTATTGAGACTGTGATGAAGGAGTATAAGTCCGTTGCCGCCGTTGGTAGAGAAGAGGCTGATCGTATTCGTATCACTGGCGCGACCCTTAAGATGAATGAGTTCTATACTCAAGAAGGACGTTTTGTGTCTACTCCTCGTATCCAAGCTTCCTTTGTAAATAAGGCGACTGGCGAATTCAAGCCATCCTGTGAATTTACTATTATGTTTGCTATTTCTAGTATCAAGCCGATGGTTGATGAGCAGGGTGTTGAACTTGACCCCAAGAAGCTTGAGATTACTACTATTGTTCCGCAGTATGGCGGCAAGGTTGATATTATGAAGCTTCATGCCACTAATCCCAACGTCGTTGCAGCAATTGAGCAGTATTGGGAGACTGATAAGACTTTTAAAGCAACAGTTCGTCTCAACTTCTCCTCTACGACTGAGAAGATTATTGAGCAGATTGGTTTTGGTGAGCCGCAGGAGCGTATGAAGACCACTTCTGTGAAGGAGCTGGTTGTAATTGCTGGTTCTCAGGAACCGTTTGAAGGTGATGCCGCATACGATATGGATGACCTTGTCCAGGCAATGCGCGAGCGCAAGGCTCGTCTTGACCAGATGAAGGCAGATGCAGGTAAGAAGAGTGCTCATAAGGCTCCCGCGCAAACTAGTTCCCTTTCTAATGTTGGAGCCGACCTAGGCTTCTAATTTAGGGGGTAAGGGGAATGGGTATTGATATTCTTTCTTTACAACCAAATGTTATTTCGAGGGACCTTCGTGGCAAATATCTGCTCTTGGCAGGCGCGCCTTCGACCATAATCTGGGGCGGTTGATTGGTAACAATCAATAGAGAAACGCGGAGAAAAACTGGAAAGCTGAGACGCTAATCAGAGGCGAAGGACTGGTAAAGTCAGCCCAGCCGCAACGCATAGATGGTGAAAAGATATAATCCATCCAAGAGGCCGCGTCCCCGCACAATAGCGGGTGAAAAGATATGCTGAACTTATACGAAATGAAGTATAAGAAGTAAGGGATAAAAAGCCCTTACGATAACATAATTGAAGATAGGTAAAACAGAATTTTGTTGCCAAAGCGACAAAGCTCTCATCATAGCGACTGAGATTGGAACCAACGCTCAAGGCAATGCGATGGTTCAGCCAGTTACTACTTGGAGCGAGTGGAAACTTGTTCTTCGACAGCTTGAAAAACCGCAAGCAAAAGAACTATATCAGACGATTTGCATTGATACTATTGGCATATTGTTTGATTTGTGTGAACAATTTGTTTGTGCGCAAAATGGAGTATCTAAGATTGGGGACATCCCCTATGGCGGGGGATATGCTCAACTGTCGAAAGAATTTGAAAATTCCCTCCGCAAAATTACTATGATACGGTATGGCCTTCTTATGACGTGTCACTTGAAAGAGACTTATGACGAGGAGGGCAAGCTTATTAGTGCGAAGCCTGACCTTAATAACCGTTGTTTAAAAATCGTCAATAGCCTCGTCGATGTCATCGCGATTATCACGCAGACATGGAATGAGAAGGGTGAAAGTGAGCGCTGGATACAAACTCGCTCTACTCCGACGGTTACAGCAGGAAGTCGTTTCCGTTTTTTATCGCCACGTATTCCCTTTGGCTTCCATGAGTTTGAAAAAGCTTTGGCTGATGCAATTGATATGGAAGAAAAGAATGGCGCACGTGTTGTTGACAATGCTCCAATTATTACCAATGAAAAGCACGACTTCAACGCCACCATGAGCGAAGCTCGTGAAATTTGGACTTCGCTTGTAAATAAGGCACAAACGGACGAGGATAAGACGGATATTGTTCGCACAATGTCAAAGAAGGTTGAGATGATTTTTGGCCGAAAGATGAAGCTTTCGGAAGTTACTGAAGATCAAGTAGACCTTCTATACTTAGCTCTTCTTGACCTGCGCGATCTACGTGACAGCATGAACTAAATAGATATATGTTCAGAGGCATAGTGTAAGACTATGCCTCTGAATTTGTATTTTTACGAAATTTATGATATAATATTAGAAAGGAAAAGAATTGGAGTTGATAGAGTGAAACACGAAGTCAAATGCCGACTATGTGGGCAATACTTTGATGCCCAACTTGATGGATTAGACACCATTTATGTGATGCCTGCAAAGAATTATTATTATCATAAAACCTGTTATGATAATTGGAAGAAAGCGAATCTAAATGAGGACGACCAATGGCGCGACCGTATTTATGACTATCTCGCGCACGACCTAAAAATCAAATATGATTTTTTCAAATGCGAAGCTTTCTTCAAAAGCTTTATCAAATCAGAGAAAAAAGGAACATATAAAGGATGTTATTTTGCTTTGAAATATTTTTATGAAATTCAAGGTGGAGATAGGGAGAAAAGCTATGGCGGCCTTGGAATTATTCCATATGTTTACGCCAAATCTACCGAATACTGGTCGCGCAAAGAACAAGAAAATCGTGGCATCGTTGCTTCTATTGAAGAAGAAATCAAAAAACGTGAAGAGCTCCGCGCGAAAGCTCCTCTCCGTAAAGTCAAAAAAGAAAAGACTCAAGCAAAACCAAAGTGGAACTTGGAGGACATTGAATGACAGATAAAAATACAGTGCTGCAAGTTCTCGGCGCACTTATGGCAAAGCCCCAATATCTTAGTCATACAGACAAATATATACTAACTCCGGATGACTTTCAAACAAAACTTGATAAATATATTTTCGCCGCAATCGACGGTCTTTACCGAAACGGCGCGACACGTATTGCCCCTATTGATATTGAAGGTTATCTAAAAAATAATGCGTCTGCACGCGTTACTTTTGAAACGGCTCATGGTATCGAATACCTCCAAGACGCGCAATACTATACAGACGAAGATAATTTTCTTCTTTATTATCGCCGTCTAAAAAAGATTAGCTTATTGAATTCTCTTCAAAAAATGGGCGTTGACACAAGTGAGTTTTTTATTGAAGATGAAACAAAGCCAGAAGCCTTTGAAGTCAACAAGAACTTTGAAGAATTAACAATTGAAAAAATCCTTCAAAAGGTTAAGTCTAAAATTCTAAAGCTAGAACAAAATTATAGCGAAAATGATGAAATACAGTCGTGGAACCTAGAAGAAGAAGTAGATGATGTGATTGATAGCTTCGGAGCTTCAGAAGGAATTGGTCTTCCAGTAAATGGAGATATTTTTTCTCATATCATAAATGGGGCGGAACTTGGTGCGCTAACTATCCGTAGTAGTGGAAGTGGTGGAGGCAAGAGCGCGCAGGCTGTAGCTGATGCTTGTCGATTAGCGTTTCCTTTTTATTATGATGACTATAAAAGAAAATGGATTAGAGTAGGTAATACAGAACCAGTTCTTTTCATAATGACAGAGCAAAAGCCAGAACAAATTATTCAAATGGTTCTAGGATATTTGACCGGAATTGAAAGAAGTAGATTCCGTTATGGAGATTTTTCAAAAGACGAATTAGAGAGAATAGAGACTGCGCGCAAGATTATCAAGCATTATAAGACATTGAAGTTGATGAGAATTCCCGACCCATCAATTGAACAAATCAAAAATATGGTGCGTGAACAGGTAATCCTTTATGGAAGTCGATATGTATTTTATGATTATATCTTTATTTCTCCAAAACTGCTTGAAGAATTTCGTGGGCACTCATTGCGTAATGATGAACTGCTTTTACTTATGACTACTGCTCTCAAAGACCTTGCAATTGAACAAAACGTCTGTGTCTTTACTTCAACTCAAGTCAATGCAAAAGCTGATGATAATACTGATATACGAAACGAAGCTTCTCTTGCTGGCGGTCGAGCAACCATCAACAAAGCAGACAATGGTGTAATTTGTGCACGACCAACAAAAGATGAAATTGAAATTCTCAATCAAGATGGAGTTCTTGACCAAGGTATTATTCCAGATATGGTAACAGACGTTTTCAAAGTTCGTTCTGGTCGATGGACACAGGTTAGAATTTGGAGTCAATTCAATGCTGGAACGCTTCGCAAACGTGATCTTTTTGTGACAGACCGTTATATGCGGCCTATACCAGAACTCACAGAAGATGAGGCGCGCGGCCTCGTAAATTGGGAGCTTTCAAAAGAAGATGAAGAGTTCTTAAAAGAAATCAACAAGAAAGGAAAGAACTGATGGCAATCAATTATAAAGAAATAATTGAAAATCTTGAACCAGAGGATATTGAAAAAATTTTAGATAAGTTAGAAGTTCCTTGGATTGATAAAGGAGATTTTTTACTTTGTAAAACAGCTTGTCACAATCTAAATGTAGACGAGGCTTCTTGGAAACTTTATTACTATAAGAACACCCATCTTTTTTACTGCTATAGTTCGTGCGGTGCAATGTCAATATTTCAATTTGTTGAACATTGGTATGAGACGCGTGAAGTAGTCTTTGATTGGTATCAAGATATTTATAGTTTTATCCAAAGCTATAACCAATCTTACTTTGCTGAGGAAAAAGAGCTAAAAACAAAATATAAAAGTAATAAAGACAAGTATGTCGGACAAAAACTCCGACGTGAACTCCCAGAATTTTCTTCTAAGGTTCTTGAAACTTTTCAACATTATTATCCAGTTGAATGGTTGGAAGAAGGAATTACGGCACAAACAATGGATAAGTATGGGATACTTTATTCACCAATTCAGAATAAAATTATTATTCCTCATTTTGATGTAAATGGAAAACTAGTTGGAATTAGAGGGCGCGCGCTCGATGAATGGGAAGTTGAAAATGTTGGTAAATATATGCCAATTCAGGTAGAAAATACTTGGTATTCTCATCCTCTCTCTTTCAATTTGTATGGACTTTTTCAGAATAGGAAAAATATTGAAGAAAGAGGCATTTGCTATGTGTTTGAAGCGGAAAAGTCTGTACTTCTTTCTGAAAATTTTTCTACACCGAATTGTGCGGTGGCCATTTGTGGCAGTCAGTTCAATAAATACCAAGTTGACCTTTTGATGCGGTTCGCGCACCCAAGAGAAATTATTCTTTGTTTGGATAACGAAGAAAAAGAAGGAAGCACAGAATATTTTGAAAAACTTTGGAAGATTTGTAATAAATATAAAAATTATTGTAGATTTTCTTTTGTTTATGACAGAAAAAATATAACAAAAAAGAAAGACAGCCCAGCTGATGAAGGAGAAGAAATCTTTCGTCAACTGATAAAGGAGAGAGTAAAAGTGTAATGAGATATCGACTAAAAAATCCAGAAATAAAAGAAAATTTTGGAGAAAACCTCCTTCGCGCGAGAGGAGTCCAAGACATTCAAGAGTTTTGTCATCCAGACGAAAGTTGCCTTCAAAGCTGGCGCGACTTAGAAAATATTGAAAGAGCAGTGAAAGCGATAGAGCTAACAATCAATGATGTACGTCCATATGCACTAATTGCTGATTGCGACGTTGATGGCGCGACATCATCTGCCATTATCTATCAATATTTGAAAAGGCTAAATCCAGAAAAAGAAATTCAATACTTTATTCATTCTGGAAAACAGCACGGCTTTTCTGATTTGATGGAACAGTTAGAAGATAAAGATTGGAGTATAATTATTGCGCCAGATAGTGCCACAAATGACGGCGAATATATTTCCCGTTTTAGTTGTCCGGTATTGTGCGTGGACCACCATATCAAGGAAGAGAATACAATTATTCCTTCAAATATGATTTTAGTAAATAATCAAACTTCGCCTAATTATAAGAATAAAGACTTGTGTGGGGCTGGTGTCACTTGGCAGCTGTGTCGCGCGCTTGACGACTTTTTTATAAAAGACCTTGCTTGGGAATACATTGATTTATGTGCTTTAGGCATTGTCGCAGATATGATGTCAATGTTAGAGGTTGAAAATCAATATCTTGTTCAAACTGGCTTCAAAAATATCAAGAATAAAATGTTTAGGACTTTGCTTGAAAAGCAAGACTATTCAATGGGCGGGAAAATCACTCCAATCACAGTCGCTTTCTATATTGTGCCGCTAATCAATGCCATGATTAGAGTTGGGTCAATGGATGAGAAAGAACGCTTATATCTATCTTTTGTAATGCCCGAGGTAATGGTTGATTGTCATAAGCGAGGCGCGAAAGGCACAAAAGAACGTCTTTGTGTTGAAAGCACGCGCGAGTGCGTGAACGCTAAGTCTCACCAAGATAAAATGAAAGAGCAGATGGTTGAGAAACTTGAAGCCAAAATTTTCAAGAAGGATTTATTATCTAACCAAGTTCTATTTATTCGGCTAGAGGATGATGATGTATTTCCCGCAGAACTGAATGGACTTCTGGCAATGAGCATCGCATCGAAGTATAAACGCCCTACAATCGTAGCTCGTCTCAATAATGAAGGATATATTCGAGGGAGTGCTCGCGCGCCTGGAAATACAGAACTAAAATCTTTCAAAAATTTCATGGCTAGTACTAAACTATTTGAGTATACGCTTGGTCACGACCAAGCTCTTGGAGTAAGTATTCTTGACCGCAATCTTTCTACTTTCCATGAAATTGCCAATAAAGAACTCTCAAAAATTGATTTCGGCGAAAATTACTATGACGTAGATTTTGTGATGCGCGCTGACGACCAAAAAATTGAAGAAGCCATTGAAGAGCTTTGCGCAATTGAGCAAGTTTATGGACAACAAAATGAAGAACCGGTTATGGCAATTACCAATTTGAATGTTTCTCAGAACAATGTAAAAATTATTGGAAAGAATTTAGACACTTTACGAATTGAGAAGAATGGAATTACCTATGTAAAGTTCCGCGCGAAAGATTTGATTAGAGAGCTAAAAGACTTTCCAGGTGATATGGATATTACTTTAGTTGGCAAGCCAAATCTAAACGAATGGGGAGGTAAAACAACCCCTCAAATCTTCATAACTGATTTGGAGATTGAAGATAGTAGATTTGCTTTTTAGAGAAAATTGTGATATAATAGAAATAAAGAAATTGGAAAGGAAATTTTCTTATGGATTTATCAAAAATTACTTCTGTCTCAGAATTGAGACAAATTATTGCAGAATGTGAAAAAAGAATTTCAGAATTAAATCCTTATGGAAACTTAAAAAGTTTATCCAATAAAGCCTTTGGTGAAGAATGGAGCGAGCCGTATATTCTTAGCCAAGTTCCAGCTCTGAGAAAAGATAACTCCGCTGGTCATGATATGTTTTCTGAAAAATATGGTAGAGTAGAGGTCAAATCTGCTCGGCTGCCGTTGAAAACAATTACTTATAATCAATGTCATCCATATGAGTGTGAATATTTTCTTTTCGTTAATTATGATACTGAAAATGGCGGAGAAGAGATATTTTTTATTCCTAGTAGAGATATTATAAATGAACAATTATTTTCTAAAAGTAAACAACATTCTAGGATAGAAGAAAGCTGTTATACAATTTCTGGCTCAACCAAGAAAAATAAACAATCTTTTTCTAAATACCGTTTTATGACTTTTTCCGAGCTAAATAAATTCTTAGAGGTATGATATGGGAAAAATTGCAAATGATAAATATTATACTGAAAATAGTATAGCCAAGTACTGCGTTGAAAAAACTTTTGAAATTCTTGGAACAGATTGGGACAGAATTATTGAGCCATCAGCAGGAGCTGGGGCATATCTGGCTTATTTGCCAAATAACACATTAGCTTATGATATTTTGCCTGAAGGCCCAAATATTATTCAAGCTGATTATAGAGATATAAAACTCCCTTATGAAGAAAAATCTCTTGTGATTGGCAACCCCCCTTTTGGTAGAGCTAATAAACTTTCTGTTCAATTTATAAAGGCTTCTTTAACTCATTCGCCATATATTTCACTCATTCAGCCAATTAGTCAATTAAATCAAAATAGAACAATGAAAGACACTGAACTATTATATAGTGAAGACTTAGGAATTTTACCTTATAGCGGAAGAAAAATTCATTGTTGCTTGAATATATATCATTATTGTAAGAATGGACATAAACAAAATTATGACATTTCAGGAATTTTAGAATGCAGGCATATCTTTCGGACTGGTAAATATAAGCACCCAGATGATATATTAAATTATCCTTGGGACTTCCGTGTTTCCGCTTGGGGGACAATAAAGCTATTGGATGAAGGTGAAACCTGTCCTAATGAAATAGTTTTTAGATGTGACGATAATATAAAAGAGTGGTTAGAAAAAAAGCTAAAAGAATGTAATTATAAAAATTTACTTCAATGTGTTGCTTCGCCAAATTTGCCTGCATGGAGACTCCGCAAATGGCTAAAAGAACAATGGGAGAAAGAAAATGATAAAAATTTATAAAATTGAAAATTTTACAAAAGAATTAGTTGCTTCACTCCCTAATACTCTTCAATCTTTAGAAGAAATTGAAAATTATATTCTTTTTGAAGACGAAAATATCTATAAAAAAATTCAAATAGACGAACTTTATTATTTAATTGATGAAGAACCATGGAGAATTGTAGGAATAATGAGCTTACATAAGGGATGGAGCTTTTTTGACGTGGCCGAACATGATGATAGGGTTAGAATAAAGAAGGTATTTCCAGATAAAACTTTCCATATAATTGGCGAATAAAAAGGAGGAAGAGAATGGACGAACGAAAACTAAAGTACCCTGGTTCTCTACATAATCATCTTGACTGGTCAAATGAACGTCTTCGTGACTGTATCATTAAGACTGAAGATTTGATTGATTATGCAATTGAACTAGGACATCAAGTAGTAGCCATTACTGACCATGAAACCGTCTCTGGCGCAGTTCGCGCTGAGAAATATTATCGAAAGGTAAAAGAAAAGAATCCTGATTTTAAGCTTATTCTAGGAAATGAGATTTATCTTTGCCGCAATGGCCTCAATGCTTCTAATTATAAAGCAGGTCAAGACAAATATTATCACTTTATTCTTCTTGCAAAAGATGCAATTGGTCACCAACAAATCCGTGAACTTTCTACGCGTGCTTGGCTTCGTAGCTATACGGCGCGAGGCATGAGACGTGTTCCGACTTATTATAGCGATTTATTTGAGATAATTGGTGCTAACCCAGGACATATTATTGGTTCATCAGCGTGTTTGGGTGGCTGTCTTCCTACTCAACTCCTTCGTGCGAAGACTGAACCAGAGTTGTTACCAAAAATTTATAATTGGATTAGTCAATTAGATAACTTATTTGGACATGGTAATTTTTTCTTTGAAATGCAACCAAGCCATAATAAAGATCAAGTCTATGTAAATCAACGACTCTTTGAACTTTCAGAAGAATTAGACATCCCCTATATTATTACAACTGATAGTCATTACCTAAAGAAAGAAGACCGCACTATCCATAAAGCATATCTAAATGCTCAAAATGGCGACCGTGAAGTTGATGACTTTTACGTGTCTACGTATATGATGAATACGGAAGAACTTGAAAGTTATTTTGGATATTTTTCAAGGGAACAATTAGAAAAAGCATATAGAAATATCCTTAAGATTAGAGAAACCTGTGAAGATTATAGCCTACTAAAACCTCTAAGAATTCCAGAATTAGAGTGGTACAAGTATCCACAAAATAAAGATGAATATCTTTTCTATAAAAATAAAATCCCACTTCTTGAAACTTTTTATAATTCTAATTATATTGGTGATAGACATCTTGTTTGGGCAGTTATTGATGGTATAAAATCTCGACGCGGGCTTCAAACGGATGAGGCTTATAAAGAAATAAATGTGTGTCTCGATGATACTTGGCGTTCTTCTATCAAAAATAATGCTCATTGGTCTGCATATTATCTAAATCTTCAAAAAAATATTGATTTGTGCTGGGAGGCTGGTTCTCTTGTTGGGCCAGGGCGGGGTTCTGGTGCAGGATTTATTCTACTATACGTACTTGGAATTACTCAAATAAACCCGCTTCTTGAAGAGACGAAAGTATTCCATTGGCGCTTTTTGAACCCTGATCGAGCTTCGGTTCTTGACTGTGATACAGATATCGAAGGAAGTAAGCGTGCACAAGTCCTTCAAAAGTTTCGAGACTTTTATGGCGAAGACAGAGTGTCTAATGTGGCAACCTTCAAAACCGAAAAATCCAAGTCTGCTATTCTAACTGCCTGTCGCGGCCTCAATATTGAGGTTGATATTGCTTCTTATCTAGCTGGACTAATTCCATCCGACCGCGGCCAGTTACGGTCTTTATCACAATGCATGAATGGTGACGAAGAGAAGGACTTCAAGCCAATCAAACAATTTGTTTTTGAAATGACGGAAAATTATCCAGAAGTTTGGGCAGTAGCTTCTAAAATTGAAGGACTGATTTGTGGAGTTGGAATACATGCTGGCGGAGTAATTTTTGTTGATGAACCTTTCACTAATTCTACGGCTCTAATGCGCGCGCCAGATGGTACGATTATTACTGCTTTTGAGTTACATGATTGCGAGGATGTATCACTCATTAAAATTGACATGCTCTCTATTGAAGCCCTTGATAAAATTCATAATGAGTTAGATTTATTAGTAGAATATGGCTATATAAAACCAGAAGCAACATTACGAGAAACCTATGAGAAAATCATTGGAATTTATAATCTTGAGCGCACCGCCCCAAAAATGTGGCAAATGGTTTGGGAGCATAAAATTACCAGTCTTTTTCAAATGGAAAAACAAAGTGGTATCAATGGTATCGCGCTAACGCATCCAAAAAGTGTCAGTGAATTAGCGGTTTTGAATTCAGTTATTCGTCTCATGGCTCCTGAAAAGGGTGCAGAACAACCTCTTGATATGTGGGCCAGATATCGTTCCAATATCATAGAATGGGAACGAGAGATGTGCACGTATGGCCTAAGTCAGGTCAATATTGATTGGCTAATGTCGCACAACGCTATTACCGATGGTATTTGTGAAAGTCAAGAAGGAATGATGCAGCTTCTACAAGAAGAACAACTTGGTGGTAATAGTCTGACCTTTGCAGACAAATGCCGTAAGGCAATTGCAAAAAAACAAGGTAAGCTTTTTGACGAATGTGAAAAGGCTTATTTTGAAAATGCTCAAGAAAAAAAATGTGATATGAAACTTGTTCATTATGTCTGGGACATTTTACTTCGTGTTCAGCGTGGTTACTCATTTTGTCGTGCGCACACCCTTTCATATTCTCTTGTGGCTTTGCAAGAAATGAATTTGGCTTATCGCTTTCCAATTATTTTTTGGAATTGTGCTTGCTTAATTAGTGACAGTGGTGGCAATGAACAACAGGGTGATGATAACGATGGAAATGAAGAAGAGGACACGTTCACAATAGAAAAATATACTGATTGCATAGAAGAATTCGATGATGACGATGAAGAAGATGAAGAAGATGATACTGAAGTCAATAAAGTCTTAACAACTAAAAAGAAGAAAAAAGTAAAAGTAAGTAATTACGGTAAAATTGCCGCGGCGCTTGGAAAAATGCAAGCAGCTGGAATTACAGTTGCTCCACCAGATATAAATAAATCCACTTTTACATTTTCTCCAGATGTTGAAAATTCAATTATTCGTTTTGGTATGAATGGTATTACAAAAATCGGTCAAGATATTGTAAAACAAATAATCGAAAATCGTCCTTACACTTCAATCCCAGACTTCCTCTCAAAAGTAAAAATCAACAAGCCTCAAATGGTAAATCTCATAAAGTGCGGCGCTTTCGACAGTTTCGGCCAACGCGAACAAGTGATGCACGAATATATCAACCTTATTAGCGACGCAAAGAAACGTATTACTCTCCAAAATATGAAAATGTTGATTGATTTTGGACTTATTCCAAGCGAATACGATTTTGTTCGCCGGGTCTTCAACTTCAACAAATATCTAAAGACATCCAAAGTAGATGATTTATTCCTTTTAGATAACATTGCGATGGTTTTCTTTGATAAGAACTTCTCAATCGACAAGCTGGTTGAGGACGCTCGCGCGGAAAGTGGCTTTGGCATAAAGCAAATCACGTGGAAAAAAATCTATGATGAAGTAATGGATAGAATTCGTCCCTACGTCAAAGAGAATAATCAAAAACTTCTTTCTTCTGTAAATAGTCGATTGACAGAAGATGTGTGGAATAAGTATTGCCTTGGAAATATAAGTAAATGGGAAATGGACAGCGTTTCTTGTTATTTCCATGAACACGAACTCGCACATGTCGATAACACATATTATGGCTTCTCGAACTTCTTTGACTTAGCAGAAGAACCAGAGATTGAGCGAGTTTTTGAAATCAAGGGTAAACGTGTTCCAATCTTCAAAATTCATCGTATCTATGGAACCGTTCTTGACCGTGATAAGATGAAGAAATTAGTGACACTTTTGACGCCAGATGGGGTTGTTACAGTAAAGATTTTTGGTGAAGTCTTCAATATCTATGATCGCCAAATTTCTGAAAAAGGTGTGGATGGCAAGAAACACGTCAAAGAAAAATCTACTTTTGCACGTGGAAACAAAATTGTAGTGTGTGGAATTCGTGATGGTGATAGCTTCCGCGCGAAAAAATATAAAGCAACCCCCTACCATCTTTGTGAATTGATTGAAGAAGTTTATCCAGATGGTAAAATAAAAATGCGCCCAAGGTTGGAGTTAGATGAATGATAGTTGGAATTCATGATTATGATTTTTTTCATTATTGGAATGTAATGCCAAATCTTGAGTGTGCGAAGCTTCTTGCCTACTACAAGAAGAAAAGAGATATAACGCTTTTGGCTCCTACTTTGGAGCCAGAACGCTATAATTCTTTTTTTGTAAGAAAAGATTACGAGGATAGATTGTATCCAAAAGAACTTTTTTTACCTAATGTAGGATATGGTGGTCGCGCGGTATCATTAGAAAATTATGTTCCTTTTTCAAAAGAAATTGAAAGTATTGTCCCTGATTTTTCTCCGTATGAAAAATATGAAAGTTACTTCGGAGTAGATAAGGCTACTTTTAAGAGGATTTTACGCGCAGGACATGGACGTCTTTCGCGTGAAGGCCATGGTATTGATAGCTTTGTGGAAAAGCAACTCAAAGCACAGATTTTTCCAAAAACATCAGGTATTATTCTTCATGATTATAACCTTGGACAAGTTGAAGGAGCCGTTAGTTTCCTGAAAGAGTTATCTAATTCTCGTTTTGGTGTAAATAATCCTGAAAAAATTCACGTGTTGCCAATTGGGATGAAATTTCCGCCAACTGTAAGCACAAAAGAAGAACTCTATGAATGGCTTAGTCTTCCACCTCTTTCAGGTATTTTCCAAGTTCAATATGAAGACCTGATGCCTGATAAAATGGTAAAAGAACTATGTGATGATATTCCTGCTAGAACTGCGCGGAAAATTATATATAATCCGTTTTCCACAACATCTTGTGATGAGCAAATCCTAGAAACACTACCTATTGTATACAGACAGTGTTTATACTTATCTACTCATAAGATAAATTTTCTACTTACTCTTGGTAGAGAATCTCCATTTTCACAAGAGTTAGAAAACCTTTTTCGACTTTGGAATGAATTTTTTCAAAAAAGCCAAGATAGAAAACTGACCACATTATATTATTACCTAAAAGCAAAATCTCAGTATAATTCTGGTCCAATTTTTACAGAGAAATCTCTCTCTCCAAAGACTTCCCTTGAGGAAAATCGGAAAAGCTTTATATATATTCGTGAAAAGAATTATGAACTTTTCAAGATGTTCTACGAGACAATCTCTGTCCATTATGAAAAGGAGATGTTTATAAATGACTAATTTAGAAATAAAACAAAAAATAGATGAAAATAATAGTATTATTGAACAGCTAGTAACACCAAATAAATTCACCCTAAATAATACTGTTGCTAAATTATTAGAAGAAAATAAAAAACTTCAAGCACAATGTCAGCACAATTTTATAAATGGCTATTGTGAATATTGTTACACGGAGGAAAAAGAATGACCGTAAAGGATTGGCTTGGAGAAAATAATCAACTCGCGCAAGACATCTGGCAACGTAAATATCGACACAATAATGAAAGTTTTGAAGAATGGCTAGATAGAGTAAGTGCAGGAGATAATGAATTACGAAAACTAATTATCGAGAAAAAGTTCTTGATGGGCGGGCGCACTTTAGCAAATAGAGGTCTTAATAATACTGGCAGTTTATTCAATTGTTATTCAAGAGGGTATATTGAAGATGATTACTACGACATTATGGATGCCGCAAAAGACATTGGCATTACTTTCAAAGCACAAGGCGGCCAAGGAATTTCTCTTACAAAATTACGCCCAAAGGGAACTCCAATAAAAACTGAATACTATTCTGATGGAATTGTTCCTTTTATGAAAATTTTCAATGAAGTCACAGCGGGAACTTCACAAGGAGGTGCGCGCAAGGGTGCGCTAATGCTTTCTATTGACGCACGGCATAAAGAAGCAGAGACTTTTATAAAAATAAAGTCAAAAGAAGGGGAAATTGAAAAAGCCAATTTGTCTCTTGAACTTGATGACGAATTTATGCGAGCTGTTGAGAAATATTATGACACTGGAGAAGTTGTAGTACTACACGAAAAGCGAAACTACTCCGGGCATGAAATAGAATATGATGTTACCCCAATCGAAATTTTCAAAATGCTAGTTGATAATTGTTATGATTGGGCTGACCCCGCTTGCCTCTTTACCAACAAATTTAGAAATTATAATTTGATGCAATTCGATGAAGATTATGAGATTGAGACTTGTAATCCTTGTGGCGAGCAACCGCTCCCCAAACATGGCGCTTGCTGTCTATCTTCCCTGAATCTTTCTGAATTTATTGTAAACCCTTATACACCACAAGCTCACCTCAATACAGCGGACTTACTATCGGCAATTGATGTTGGTATTAAAACTCTTGATAAACTTATTGATGAAAATTATAACAGACACCCTTTACAACAGCAAAGAGATATGTCTTATAACTATAGAAATATTGGCCTAGGTATCTTTGGCTATGCAACGGCCCTTATGAAGCTCGGCTTCCGATATGGCTCGCCAGAGGCTATTGAATTTACTGATGATGTCTTTTCTCTTATCTTTAGACGCGCGGTCCTTGCAAGCAACGAATTGGCAAAAGAGTTCGGTCCGTATCCAAAATACAAAGAAGAAATTTTTGATAGTGATATCATAAAATTTCATTTTAGTCCTGATGAAATAACTAAACTAAAAGAATATGGCTTAAGAAATTGTAGTTTAGTTTCAATTGCTCCAACTGGTTCATTAGCTACTCTACTAGGAGAAAGTGGTGGTTGTGAGCCAGAATTTGCGCTAAAATATACAAGAAGAACAGTAGGCATGACAGATGGAGAAGATGCCTACTACGATGTTTATTGTAAAGCAGCACGCGAATATATGGAGATAAATAATACAAAAGAGCTACCAGATTATTTTGTCGGTTCAGCTGATATCTCTTGGCAGAGTAGAGTGCTAACACAAGCTGTAATGCAAAAACATGTTGATACAGCAATTAGTTCTACAGTAAATATGCCAAATTCTGCAACTAAAGATGATATTGCACATATGTATCTACTTGCTTGGTCGTCTGGGTGTAAAGGTATTACCATGTTCAGAGATGGTTGTAAGCGCCTTGGCATTTTGACTACAGAAAATAAAAAAGAAGAAGAAATTTCTCATAAAGAATTAAAACGTGGAGAAATTATGAAGTGTGCGGACGACTTGATTGGAAAGAAAAGAAAAATAATCAATGGTTGCGGCTCAACTCATGTTCTTGGGTTCTTTGAACCAGTTTATGGTGATTTAGTTGAAGTGTTCTTTACAAAAGGTAGTTTGGGGGGATGTTCCAACTATATGGTTGGATTATCTCGAATGGTTTCTCTTGCCTGTAGAGCTGGAGTTAGCATAAATGATATTCAAGACCAGCTCAATTCAACTGGTGCTTGTCCTAGTTATGCTATTAGGACAGCCACAAAGCATGATACATCTAAGGGCGCGTGTTGCCCAATGGCAATAGGCAATGCACTGATGGATATGTGGAAAGAAGTTCAAGAAGAATTGGGATATTTAGAGGAACCAAAGAAAAAGAAATCACAAAAGTTCGGAGAGCGTTGTCCAGAGTGCGACGCGGTTTTGGAGCATAGCGGCGGCTGCGATATCTGTAAGGAATGCGGTTACTCTCACTGTAACTAAAGAGGAATAATATGGAAAGTAAAGAAATAAATGAAGTCACCACAACAAAAGAAAAGATTACAAAACTTTCAGAAAGTTTGCTTCTCTATCCAACTGACTATCCAATAAAATTTTCCTATGTCATAATGCGTCTTTTCCCTAGTGTCTGGACTAACGTCCAAAAGGCATTGAAGGATGCATATACAAATGGCTATCTACAAGCAAAGCAAGAATTTGAAAAAAACTAAAATTTTTGATATAATATTTTTATAAAGAGTAAAGGGGACTAGTTTGATGACGCACAAAGAAGAACGCTTTTTCAATATCGCGCGTGAAGTCAGTTATTTATCTGATTTCAAGCAGACAAAGGTCGGCGCGGTTGTTGTCAGTGGCAACAGGATTCTTTCTTCTGCTTGTAATAGTCAGAAGACTCGTCCTCTTCAGCACCGTTATAATATTTATCGAAATTTTGATGACTACGAGAATTCAATCGCGCGAGAACACGCAGAGGTCGCTGCACTTTCTCCTCTTATTGGGAAAGATATTGAATGGGATAAAGTCAATATCTATGTTTATAGAGAACACAAAAATGGAGAAAGAGGCTGTAGCAGACCCTGCGCGGCGTGCGCGCGACTGATACGAGACCTAGGAATAAAGACAGTTTATTATTTGAATGAAAGTGGAGATTATGTAAAGGAGAAAATTATTTGATGAAGAATATGATTAGAGATACTTCTAGTGGTTTAGTTTGGGAAGAAATCTGTCAAGCTCAAAAAGAAGGCATAGATTTATCTAAGCATAATCTATATAAGTATTTGTCTCAAGAAAAGATTGATTGGAGAAAACTAATTTCTAAGAAGCTATTGCCAGATGAGGCTTATTTTGTAAATGGAGAACTAAAAATTTATGAGAAGAAATATCAACAAGTGGCCGGCTCAGTTGATGAAAAATTACAAACTTGTGCTTTCAAACTTCTCCAATATCAAAAAATTGGAAGGGCTTTAAAAGCTAAGAAAGTTACATATACCTATCTTCTCAATAACTGGTTTACAAAACCAGAATATAAAGATGTTTTAAATTATATCCGTTCTATTGATGGATGCGACTATAAAATCGTGGAGGTATAATGGGACAAAATAAAGGTTATTTAACAGCAAAAACGGATAAAGCTTCTGATGAATACTATACCCCACCTAACGCTATTACCCCCTTATTAAAATATGTCTCAAAAGAGGATATCATTTGGTGTCCTTTTGATAAGGAGAATAGTAAATATGTTCAAATTTTTTTACAGAATGGGAATAAAGTAATATTTTCCCATATTGACTTGGGGAAAAACTTTTTTTACTATTCTCCTGATAAATATGATATTATCATTTCTAATCCTCCATTCTCTTGTAAAGACGATATCTTAAAAAGGCTAGAAGAACTCCAAAAACCTTATGCAATGCTTTTTCCGCTGCCTACCTTACAAGGACAAAAACGTTTTCCCTATTTACAAAATAAACAAGCCCTTATCTTTGATAAAAGAATAAATTTTTATCAAGATGAAGATTATACGAAGATAGTAAAAGGAGTTTCGTTTGCTAGTATATACATATGTAATAATTTTTTGCCAAAAGATTTAATTTTTGAGGAGTTGCTAAATGAGAGTTGAAAATGTAAAGGTCTATGATTTAGAAGAAAGTCTTCATGCTTCAGGGTATCCTTTGAGAACTACAACCGATTGGGAAGAGACAGTAGAAGCCGCGCTAAAACGAGCGAAGAACCTATCTCACGCCGCTGATTGGGTTGGCGCGCACGACCAATTCCTTACAGGTATTCTCGTGAGTTTTGACTTGCGCTTTTCTAATAAAGCGTGGATTGAAATGGAGAGGTATATCTTCAAATTTTTTGTTAGTTCACAATCCACTATGCACTGTGCCACAAAATTTTCCCTAAAAGAACAATGCAATAGATATGTTGATTCACGCATCATTGATATTGTCCAAGGAAAAATCAATGAATACAACCGACTTTCTGCGCTAAAAGGACAAAACGAGGAAGCAAAGCAAAGTCTCTCGAAACAGAAAACAGAACTTTATCTTGAAATTTTGTATAATATTCCTCCTGGCTTTGAACTTACAGCGCGGCTTACCACAAATTACCGTTGTTTGAAGAATATCTGGCGTCAGCGTCGTAGCCATAAGCTGCCGGAATGGAGAGAATTTTGTAAGTGGATTGAGACACTTCCTTATGCTAAAGATTTGATTTGCTATGAAAAGGAAGAAAAGAAAACCAGTAGCGCAATTACGCTTGACCAAGTTATGGAACGACTAACAAAAATTGAGGACAAGATTACTAATAGTCCGCTAATTGTAACTTCTCCTGCAACTGTTCCTTATACGCCAAAACCTTATGAAATTGGCACTCCTAGTAATCCGTGGTATACTACGTGCAACTGTAATGAAAATACAAGCTATCAAGTGGAGGCAAAAAATAATGACACTCTATAAAAAGACAGAAGAACTAATTACCCTAAACGAAAACGAAGCAAAAGAAACTATTGAAGCATACCGGGAAAAGGCTCGTGAAGAAGGCTTTCAGATTACAGCAGCCGGTTACACTTATAAAACGAAGAAGCAAAAGGGAATTGTTGTGGATGAAATTTGGGTCTGCAAAATTCAAATGACATATTGCTCTCTGTGGGGTGAAGAGGCCGAATGAACGTAGAACCAAATTCTAAAAAAGTTATTGAAGAAGTGCGCGACGCGCTTTCTCAACTAAATAGTCTTGATGGAAATTCTATTGATGCTATTGCTGTTCTGTTATCAATGGATGATGCTCAATTTGAATTAGTGTCCCCTGGCATTCTGGATAGTTTCCTTCGTAGTCTCAATACTACGAACGCGCGCCTAATGCTTGCGCAGTCTATCAATGCCACTGGCTCTACAGCAGAAAGCGTCCAGGACGAATTTCTCCAATTGGTAAATGAAATTGATGTAATTACTGACCTGACTGCACCAAAGCGAGATTTTCTCAAAAAGCTACTGCGCGGCATCAATACGGCTATTAGTGAAACAGAAGGTATCGCAAAACGTTATATCCAAATTCCTTTTGTAAAGTGCCATCCAGACGCAAAAATGCCTGAGTATGCGCATCCCGATGATAGTGGAATGGATGTTTATGCAGTGGATGACTATGTGATTCATCCCGGCGAAACAAAGCTTATTCCAACTGGCATCAAGGTGGCTGTTCCAAATGGTTATGAAATTCAAATTCGTCCAAAGAGTGGTCGCGCCCTCAAGACAAAAATGAGAATTGCTAATTCAATTGGGACGGTTGATGCTGGATTTAGAGGGGAGCTTCAAGTAATTATTGAAAATATTGAGCCTCCTATCAAGGATATCACTTATGATTTTGATGATAATGGCCGCCCTATCATTACCTCAATTCTTAGAGGTAGTGATATGACAATTGGAAAAGGCGAAAAGTTCGCGCAACTTGTTCTAATGGAAGTCCCTAAGGCAGTTCTTTTCCAAGTTGAAAATCTTGATGACACAGAAAGAGGTAATGGAGGTTTTGGCTCCACTAACCTAAAGTAAATAACGGAAGTGAGTGAATGGCTAAGATACAATTGGACGACATAAAAGCCGAAATCGAAAAAGACGGCTGGAAACTCATTTCTACAGAGTATAAAAATCTTGATACTATAATGGAATTTGTGTGCTCAGAGGGACATCAAGTATTCGCGCCATGGAAAAAGATTCGTATGCGGCGCGAATGTCCTTTCTGTAAAGACAATCCATATAAAGAAATAAAATTAGAAGCAATTCCAAAGAAAAAAGGAAGTTTTCGTGTTCTTGGGCTTGACCAAGCGACAAAACGAAGTGGCTTTTCAATCTTTGAAGATAAAAAATTGATAAAGTATGGATACTTCGATGCGCCTGAAAATACAGATGAAATTGCGCGTGACCATCGCATAAAAGAATGGATGATGTCAATTATTTCTACTTTTGAAATTGATTTTGTTGGTATTGAAGGAATTCAATATGAGCAGAATTATGGAGTTACGACATTTCAAACACTCGCACGCCTTCAAGGAATTTTGATGGAAACGTGCTTCGCGCGTGGTATCTCTTTTGAAATATGTCCAACAAATACATGGCGCGCGCACTGTGGCGTAAAGGGGCGCTCAAGAAGCGACCGAAAAGCTTCAATGAAAAATCTAGTAAAACAATGGTATGACGTAAGTGTAAATGATGACTGCGCGGACGCCATTGGAATTGGAAAATTTGTTTCTGATAGAAACTTTCCTCATAAAGAAATTGTTCAATGGGAATAAAAGAGAGGAGCCGAAGCTCCTCTCCCAATTTCAATAAGATTTGACTTTTCTTTCTATTTTATCATGCCATTCTTGTAGAGCTTCATGAGCCTCTTCCCACATACATTTATGAACAGTTTCCATCGAAATTTCCTTTTCTTTCGAAACTTCTTGTTCAAATAATTTGTGAAAATCAGAGAAATGTTGAAGACGATATTGCGCGTACTTTGCTATTTCATCCGCGAGAGTTTTGTCACCTTCTTCTCGGATACAAAAAGCATAATCAATCATCATTTCCGAATCTTTCAAATCGTCATACATTCCCTTATAAAGCGCTTTGTATTTTTTCATTTCAGGACCTCCTTATGCGAGTTTTGTAATTACTACATTGACATTGGAATAAGTAGTATCTAAACCCGCATTTTGGAAGGTTAGAGTGGTAGTGTTATTTATGGCACAACAGGAAGGAAGTACTTGGACAATTTTTGAAAAATTTACTGTACGAATATCAGTGGCCGAAGCTGATGTTTGAGTGGCTGTTGCTCCTGGCAGAGCTACACCATTTTTCAGTAAATTTACAGTAATTGCGCCAGCGGTCGCGCCAGTAATAGCACCAGTGCCTGTAAAAGAAACATAGTAAAAACCTGGACGTTTTAGGGTAAACGAAGTAGAACCAGCAGAATGAAGCACAGTGCAACCAGTCAGGACATCATTTGTTGCGAAAGATAGTAGCCCTTCTGGCGCTATGGTTTGAGAAGTATTTGTATAACTTTCAATCATTTTATTACCTCCGATACGAATTTGTACTCTCGGTAATAGCTGTTAGATGCCGCAGCCGCAATTGTAACTAGAGCCGCAAGTGCCACCTACTGACTGATAAGGGCTGCAAGTAATATACGCAGGCTGTGGAAATGGACGTAACGTCCCAATAAGAGTAGCGTTCTGAGTCTGTTGAGAAAGCTGGAACTGCGCATTCATTAGGTCTCGGTCGCGGTCGGCTAGTTTGTCGCGAAGGTCTTGCATCGTATTTGCGTTGATTAGCGCACGAGTTGCTTCACCTTCAGCATGGATGGCAGTTGTAATTTCGCAGGTATTCTTGTAACCTTCGGAAGAAAGGTCTTTGATGCCACCCTTGATTTCACAGCAGCATTGCTGTTGAGCAAATCTGTTCTCTGCCAGAGCGGACTGAGTGGAATAGAAGCCGTCCTTGACTACGGCCTGATTACCATAGAAGCCGTCTTTCATTCCACTATTGATTGCATAGAAGCCATCACAGACGCCATTAGTAATACCACGGAGTTGACTATTGACATCTTGATTGTTGAAGCCTTCAAAGAGGTCGGAACGAGTTAGCGCGCCTTGAACAGCAGCGTCAGCATTTCTGTTACCAAATAGACCGCCATTTCCACCGAGAAGAGCTAGCCAAACCAAATAGATAAAAGGATTGTTCCATGCTCCGCTCATACCGTTATCGTTATCTTTTGTTAGGGCGAGAATATCGCCAGCAGATAAACCTTCAGTTCCCATCATTGTAATAGAAACCTCCTAAAATATATATTCCAAAAATAATTTGTCTTCCGGACGACAACTTATTTTAGGTTCAAAAGGAAATTTAAACCTTGTTCAATTTGTTCATCAGGTATACCTTGCGCGCGAGCCTGTTGAGCTAGTTGGACAAGGTTTTCTTTTGTCAATTTTGGTGCCATCTGACAAAAACGTTGAGGGTCAATAGGCGGATTTTGAGGTCGTTGCTGTTTTTGACTCATTTGTATCATCATTTGTAATGGATTAGAGTTCATTATTCAATTTTCCTCCTTTTAGCTGCTTTTTTAGTTCAGCTACTTCTTTTTCAAGAGCTGCCACCCGTTCATCAGAGGTTTGATTAGCGCGAGTTTCACATGGAGTTAGAGTATATGCCAGAAGTGTTGGCGCTCCATTCTGCATTGATTTCAAAAACATTATTGCTTCACTAGGACATAATGCTACTGAAATCCCTCCACCGACAGGAATATTAGCTATTTCCATAGAATTATTTATTATATAAACATTTCCCTGTGGTTGCGGAAAGAACTGTGTCGCTTGATAAGAGTTGGTTTGATAAGGGTTATAACCTGCCATTTTTATTCCTCCTTTACTCCTTCTATATATAAGAAGCTTAGGAATTGATAAAATAAAAAGAAGAGACTAAAGTTGTAACAAGTTTGGTGAAAAGCTACAACTTTAGTCTCTTTTATTATATTAGTCCCTGATAAAAGGTAAAATCACTTGAAGATTTTCTGGTGATAAATTTACTTCTCCAAAATCTTCAATAGAAAATGAAATATCAGGCGGCGCAATCTCCAATGCGTTCAATTGTAGAACTTCGGATTGACATTCAGTCATTTTTTCTGGAATAACTTTTATATAAGTGCCATCCTCTGACCAAATAGGGGCTCCGTTCTCATCTTTCTGAGAATATGCTGTAATAATTTCTTTCATTTTATTTGTATAGAAATCTATTTCTTGGTCAATCGAAGAAAAAAGTTTTGTAAGTTTATATGAAGTTTTGATTGGTAAAGAAAGCTTTTCAAAAGCTTTTTTCTGCTCGTTTAGAGCAAGAATTTGCGACATTGTTAGATTCATTTTATCATCTCCTTTTGATTTATTATATCAAAAAATAAAAGAAAAATCAAATTACCAACTGCCGCCATCAATAATAAAATTATTGATTGAAAGATTTTCCATATCAATGGTAGCCATACCGTTTGCGCTCAAAAAATATACCATTTTCTTACCAGTCGCCGCGCCAATAACCACAGCACCATCAGCATAATCAGTTGGTTCAACAACATTTATTCCCAACTGATTCCTTCTTATAGCAAAAGTTGGAGTGACGTTATAAACTAAATCACTATTAGAATAAGAAATTTTTCTAGTTGTAATAGAAAGACCTGAAGGATAATCTGTCGTAAACAATGTAGTTATTTTCGCTCGGACATATTCAAAATCTCCGGACATTGAATAACTGACAGATGAAGATTTCCCAGAAATAAAAGAAACCCAAGAAAAATTATGTGGAACCCACGCGATGCCAGAAGTTTGCTCTTGAAGGGCTCCTTCTGAATGTTGAATTATTATTGTTCCATCCGTGAGAGAACTTTGAGCTAGACCTAAGTCATTTATTTTATAATTGAAGGTAAATTTATTTGAAGCATACTGTAATTCTGATAATGTCAAATCCATAGCGATATGTTTCGCGCGAGAAAAAGGACCTACAACAGAGCTCGTTACTTCATTATTATAACCGTCATTTATTCTAACTCTGAACCAGCAAGCATTATTATCTGTAATTTCTTTTATTGAAGTACGCCCGATCCCATAAGAACTAAACTCTGAAGGCGAATTATAAGATGGCTCACCACTTCTAAAACAAGTTCCTTTTGTGAATAGATCCCAGGGGCCGGAGCTTGTTGCTCTTGAAACATCTATAAAGAAATTTATCTGAGAGTTATTATAACCTTTGATAGTGGGAGAGAAGCAAAGAACTAATGTTTCTCTAATAGGATTATCATTGAGAGGATAACTACTATTATTATATTGATATTTTACATTAGCTTTTTCAAAAGATATTGTCGGACTAGAATTGAAATTGACGCCAACCGAAGAAGTTCCTATAAAATCAAATTCTCGACCATACAGATTTACAATTTTTATTGCGCAATTCATCGCATATAAACCATTTTTGTTTGGAAAATTTTGAAATATTCCAGGAACAGCGCTTTTCTTGAAAGTGATTCTAACCAAATCTTCTGAAGCAGCTGCGGCTATTACCGGCTCACTAATTATATAGTAAGTTCCTTCATATACAAAATAAGCAGTGACACTTGAGTTCAAAGAAGTAATCGACCAATCCTCAAGACTTTCTCCGTCTGCGTAAAACTTTGTAAAAGTAATTGTAAAAGTATCATTTGCGCCGCCAGTATATACATTTAACTGAGTAGAAGAAGTCAAAATTGGCAAAATTGAAGAAATTGCTTTTGCCTCTACCTTTGTAATATCTGTAATTGAACTATCTTGATGGCGCGTGTCATATAACACTGCACTAAGAGTATATGAGCCAGAAGGAATTGTATCAGCAAAAGTAGCATCATAATATATATAGTTCTTGTTATTATCTGCTCCAGTTTGGACGTCTAATACTTCAAGAGCACTGCCAGATAAGAAAAATCTGCTTTTATCTCCTACAAACGTGCTATCATAAGTATAACAAAAACGAATTTTATTCCAAAATTCATTTTCTTTTGTTCCACTAATATTTGAAAAATCAAACTGATTATATGTCTTTTGAAGTGTTGGATAAGGTGCAATTGAAAGTTTTTTCCCCTGAATGGTATCAATAAATACTTCTGAAGAATTTTCTATTCCATCATTATAAACTAAAGAAACTCCATAACTAATTCCATAAGGGACATAGCTTAGAATAGAGATTTCTTTATTCTTCAAAAGACCTCCATCTATTCTTTGAATTTCGACTGCTTTATTATATAAAGTTGGCGAAGCTGCATAATTTTGATATTTTAGCTGGATTTTGAAGTAACCATTAGATTTAGAAGAATTACCACTAATTTTTATTTTTGTCGCGTATATAGAATTTGTAGAAAAAGCACTGTTTTTTGTGACTGCTGTCTCGGAAATCGTCACTGTTACGTTGGATAATATCGGTTTTATATTTTTTGTAATAACACAAGTAAAACTATCGCTATATTCTAGTCCATCAAAGGTGTAAAAGTTATAAGACTGCGAAGAAGCCATAAGAGGAAGTTTTGTTGAAGAAGTATATTGATTTTTAGTTGTTGAATTATTTAAGCTATAATATAATGTAGGCGTTTGCGAAGCATCATTTGAATTGCCAACAATAATTTCTGGATGACATTCTGTATAAGTAGAACTATATAAAAGAGACACTGGGCCAGTCGGCGCGGAAGGTTTCTTATTTACAGTTATCACTGTAGAGCAAGCCACAAGCGCAGAATTCATTCCTAAAGAACCAATTGCTTGAATAGCGGCACGAATGGTCTGTCCTCTTTGTGAAGTTGATACCGGTAAGCTAAAAGTCCTTCTAATTGAACCATCAGCCTCTCTTGTCAAGTCTGTTGTTGTAAATACTTTGGAATAATTGCTTTCAGATGGAACTGCTCCTGAGGAACTAATTAGAAAATAAATTTTATATGAAGAAACAGTATTGCCTCCATTTCCGTCAGAAGCTGGCCACCAAGCCACTGTCATATTAGTAGTCGTAGGAGGAATAATAGAGCCTTTATCCCAATAAGGAGTTCTAACATAAGCTCCAGAAGGCGCACCTACGTTAGATGTACAGGCAGGGAAAGTAATAACTCCATTCACAGATAGTGATGCAGGAGTATATGCTGAAGTTACTCCACTTACCCATTGCGCACTAGCAGAATAAGAAGTTTTAGAACCCTCTACCACAGCTGTGGTCGTTCCTAGTGTATTCCATCCAACTGAAGTCCAATTGAAAGTTTTGTATATTTTATTGCCAGCTAGTATGTAATAAGCAGAATTTGTGAAATTATTATAAGAGGGCGCAGTTCCATTATACACTTTCAACGTAAGGGTAATAGTGGTAGAGGTGCCTTGAGTGTATGACCACTCAAGGCGCGCATACCAGCCCCTACTCGTCTTTGCGCCATCAAAATAACCAGTAGTTGCCATTTATATCTCCTTTTATCCAGCAATCGCATAACCTGCAACTGCGATATCAACAATATTCGAACTTACATCAACATTCTCATTGGTATAAACATAAACATCATAGCCCTTAGCAACTTTTTGGTAAGAAACATAAACAGTATTTATGTCTCCCATAAGAACATTGTCTCGTAAAACTGTTTTCTTATCAAAAATTGCCTCTTCATTAGTAAATGAAGCAATTCTCTCTCCTACTATAAAATCAATTTGTTCCTTATCTCCAGTAGAAAAATCAATTTTTGAAAGAACTTGTGTATTACCACTATCAACCGAAATTCCCTTATAAAGAGAAGTCCCTTTCATAATAAGAGAAGCATTTTCAAATTGAGTTTGGAATTGAACCATCCGCGCGCGATTGCCTGAAAATTGAACGCCCTCATCTTCAAAGGAAATAAATTCAATTCCATTTTGAATGAAGCCATCAGCACTAATTCTAAAGGTTTCTTGACCACCATTCTCTTTATTATTTTCATCAAAATTCTTCTTGAAAATAATACCTGCGGCGGTATCATAGATGGTCAGGGCTGCAACGCCATCACTTTCCTGAGTTCCACCATGAATGCGCGCAGCATAGATATCTGCACCTTGAATTGTTGAATTAGTAAGAATCGAACCTTCAAACACACCTTGGCGTGCAAATAAATTACCATTATCAGTTACAAAAAAAGGAGCATTCTGGATAGAACTTTCATCAAAATTACTTGCACCAGCCCAAATAACAATTTTACCTTGAGTTGTGAAGCGTACTTTATTAGAGAGTACTCCACTCAAAGTATTGATACCAGCATAGGTGTCTGCACCAGTTTTTGTTGTCAAAGTACCCTTTAGAAAAACATTATCACCATAAAGACCAAAACCTGAAACATTTTGAATACCAAGAGAAGAAAGATTGCCCAAGAAAAGGCTTGGAGCATTATATTCCAGAGATTTGCCATCTTCGCCAAGTTCAGGCTCAACAAATGAAAAACCACTTCTAAATAGATGAGCATCTTTACCAAGACCAGCCGGGTTTGGATTTATACCAATAAGTAATTCATCTGATAGGGATACAGCTCTACCATCCACCCAAGAAGCTGAAGCTAATTTTGTAATTGCTTCTGCACCTTCAACATTATCTGCTAAAGTAACTTCTAAGCCATTTTTATCAACAATATAAGTCTCAATGGAAAAACTTCTTTCTCCAACAGAAGTTATACTAACAAAATCTCCTTTTTGGAAAAAGCTATTTTCTTCATCAAGCGTAAAAATATTTCCCTCTCCTACTCCATGACTTGTTGGTTTGAAAATCATAAGGCCACCAAGAGTTTGAATAGAAGAAGTTTTGAAAATTACATTTTCAATTGTGCCACCTTGAGCGATGACATTTCCAAAACGAGCCTCGTCTGGAGTAATTCCCCAATTCTTTCCACTGATAGTTGAATTGATACCATTGAAAACGAGAGAGCCAAGAGTAAAAATTCCAGTGTCTGTTAGTGAAATAATTGGCTGGCCATTTTCATCTTTGATTTCAATAAATTTATTATCATGGATATCAGGATTTTGAAGAAAAGCGTTACCTAACTTGATATAATCTTTGATAACCGCGCCGACACCTAATTCAATGTCGCGCGCAACAATCTTGCCTTCGGTTCCTTTTAAGACTATGTTTGGTGAACCATTCTCATCTTGCCCAAGAGAGTATAAAAGATTTTCTTCAATTACAAAGCCACCAATTGTACCAGTCGGCGCGCGGAGCTCTCCACTAAAATAACCACCAGCACCCTCTAAGTCACCAGTAATTTTCAGATTACCTTCGTCATCGACATAGAGTAATTTCTCAATAGTGCCGTCTACGCCAGTCTTTGTAATCTCAAAGCCACCATTTCCTACTGTCAATCCTTCATTGGTAATCTGAATGGAGCCAATTGTACCACCAGTCGCATTTATAACACCAGTAAAGGAACCATCAGTAGCATTGATAACGCCACTGAAAAAGCCATCTGTGGCATTTATAACACCAGTAAAGTTACCATTGAGGGCACGGACTGACCCGTCTTCGTAGACAATAAAAGCGTCATTGGCATTTATAACTTGCGCGAGACCACTATCATCTCTTTCTCCAAGTTTACCGATTGCTACTTTTAGACCGCTATCCGTTGTCTCTACATTCAAACTATCCTTGAGCCAAAGAGTTCCATCACTATTTGTCTCCATGACGATCGCGCCAGTGGCATCATTTATTCTAATACCAAAGGTATAAGGATTCTCAGTGGTTCCATCTCCAGAGAGCTTACCTATACGAATACGGTCATTAGTACCATCACTTATATTGATATCTTTTTCTGAAGAGATTTCGACAAGACCTGCGCCATATTTATTTTTTAGAAAGAAACCCTTCCAAGTCAGGCCGAAAGAAGCATCATTCCAAATCTGATCTTCACTTGAAGGTTTATACTCACCAGAAGCGTCTTGGATTGTAATATCCTTTACGCCATAAATACCATACTGGTCATATCGGACAAATTGGTTTGAAGTATATCCAAGTAAGATACCGTTATCTGAGACATTCTTTTTATAGGCCGTAATACCATAGCTATCCCATCGAAAAGATGGATTGATGCCATCAAGTATTGTAATATTCTCTGTATTGATTGCCCCCGCGGTCAAATACTGAGTGGCAATACCTTCACCACGAATAGCATTCTTCCAGGTCAATCCGCCATCCGTTGTGATAAAAAGGCCACCGGCGGTAATTTTTGTCTGATTAGATGGATTACTCGCGTCGATGACTGTCAAACCTGTAGCATCTTTGACTATTGTATTATTTTGAGAGCTGAAGATTAGCTGTTCATTGCGCGCGATACTCGATTGAAGCGTCTCATTATTGATTACACCTGTTCCTTCAACTACATCAGAGGCTCGTTGGTATTCACCCACTGAATATTGAAGAGACTGAGTCGTAGCTGTAATTCTCTGGAAAAGGTCTTCAAATTGAGTTTTGTAATTTTGAACTTTGAAGCTATCTTTTTCGGGGCTATCAAAGTTAGAAGTGATTTCACTAATTAGAACTTTCTCACGATAAGGACTTCTTACTTTTCCACTTTCGGTGGCAATATAAGTATATCCAAAAAATTCAGTGTCTTCAATATAGCTTATATCACCAATTCTAAAAACTTTGTTCTTGAATTCATCAAGTGCGCTCAATCTTAGAACAGAAATATTATACGAAATTTGAGGGCGCGCGCTTGTATAAGCTACAGACTTTGCATCCAGATAATAAAGATTCTCATCTAAGTAGTTTTGAGAGGTCCAGGAACCTTCTTGAATAAAACGAGAATACTTTTCATAAAAGGCTTTATGAAGCGTATCTATTTCTTCCAAAAGCTTTGTTTGTCGGGCTTCTGCTGCTTCAATTGCTTTTTCAAGAGCGTCAACACTTTTCTTTAGATTTCCATAGATTCCTTGATAATCTGTCTTCTGTCCTTCTAAAGTTTTTAGAGTAACAATAAGAGTTTCTAGCTTTTCAAAACCAGGATGTTCTTTCACATAGCTAGTAACTCGCGCGGCATCATATGATAATAGACCTGCCAATCTAGCGATGTCAGACTTCGTTGAAGTAATCTGTTCTGTCGTCGAAGTCAAATACTGCTGATAAAGTTGAAGAGTTGAATTCTGTTTATCATGTTCAAGTTTTCTTGCGACGTTCTCTTCAACAGACTTATAATATTCTTCATTCTTTTCTTTGAGGGAAGGATAATATCCAAGACCTCCAGAAGCTGAAGAAAGCCACAAATCTTTATTTGCTGCTCCACCATCTAACAATCCTTGATTTATATAATAATCAAAATTGAGAATGAAGTTCTCCTTACAAGGGTTGTATTCTGATTGCGCTATTTCACACACACCGTTTTCTGCATATTGAGTGGTATTAGGAACAACAACAACTTTTGAAGTGATTTGGTCTGAATTGATAGAACGAGAAATTGTTTTTAAGTCAATTCCATAAACGAATCCGCATCCGTTTTCTTCTCCCACTTCATTTTTGAAATAAACAAATTTTTGCGGTTTCCCATCTTCATAAAGAATTTTACCCGTATTCTCATTATGCTTTATTTCAAAACGAACCCAACACTCAAAAGTCTCGGCAACAGATTGTAAAAGATTGAAACGATTCGAATTTTTTCCAGTAATACTACGAATTTTTTCGTAAGTATAATTACCATCTGCGTCAATAGAATATTGAGGTTCTGGCACGCTACTCCCAGACCAGTCAGAGGTAGCCTTCCAAAGATATTCTATATCTTTCTCATCAAGCACTGTTGTAGCGGAGTCAAAATAGCAATAAACTTCAGTTGCAACACTATTTTTATCCATCTCGCCTGGATTTATTCTTGTAGAATTGCCATCACTATCTTTGCCATAAACTTCTTTGAAGAATTGAAATTCTTCAATCCAACAGCTAACAACAGGAGTAATAAATAAACCAATATTTGAGGTTGTAATTTTAGAGCGAGGGATTGAAACCTGGCAAGTCATTGGATACTCAATCCAATCACCATTTTGAATTGCCGTTCCAACGTCAAAGTAATTGATATAATTAGCATCAGAAGTTGCTAATGGAGTAAAGTTATTATCATGAGAACAGACTTTGGGGTCTATGTGATAATTAGTTGTTAGTTTTGCGCCACCAAGTGTCTGATACCCCTTCACGCGGAAAATATATTTTTCGCCTTTCTGAAACCCACCTTCAATATACATGGAAGATTTTTGAAGGCCGGCATTATAGATAGTCTTTCCGCCTTGAAGACCCAAATAGGTAGTAGCACTATAGGACTCTATATTACTAATGTCTGTATAAGGAGGATAAAGTTGCCAACTCATCCCCTCACCAATCCAACCTGTAGTGTCCTTGAACTCTTTATTATTGACAACTAAATTCAAAACCACTGTCGGGTCGTTATATTCTGTAGTAATATATTTATAAATTTTCTTTCCGGCGTATCCTTTATAGACATAACAATATCTGCCAACTAGAGAACTATACTCTTGTAGAGGCGCGCGGATTGGTCTATCAGCACGCCAATCTGATAATGGTTGAGTGTTTGGAATTGTTAGAACGGTAGTGGTTCCAAATTTTAGAGTAAAAGTTCCATCGTCTGTTACAGAATAAATTGGATTTTTGAGTAATGAACAATCTAATCCGGTAAGATGAACACTATTATCTTCTTGATATTTGGCATAATTTTCATCTTCGTCATAGAAGAATTGAAAAATTTGAGGATAAGGAGTTTGAGTAACAGAATATGGCACAAGTATTTTTTTACTAGAAGGAATTTCATATGTGTCTTTTCCATTACTCTTATAGACCGTAATGGCAGTTTGAATTTGGACTAAAAAAAGTGGTTCTTCAATTGTCTGTTGAACAATATCCTGTCCTTCAGACGCTACTTGCCAGTCTGTGCCTTCTAATATTTTTGCTCCTAATTCTTGCGCCGTTCCTTGATTGTTCTCAAGCTCATTATCAAATTCTAAGTTGAAACCAGTTTTGCTCAACTCATTTATATATAAGTCTTTACAAGTATAAGTAATTGATTTACCAGAGCTATCTTCTTGAATTGACTTGATTACGAAGTCATACCATTGTCCTTTCCATAAACATTTTACTTTCCGTTCGTTTACTAGAAGTTTTATAAAAGGATTATCTTGACGCTCTCCGGTCTCTGTATCAATATAGGTATAGTAGACTTTGAAAGTAAGAGTATTTGTTCCGTTGATATTTTGAATCAACTTTGGCTCTGTTGCACGATATTCTGCTGTCATCGTATCGGAGCCAATAATGCCTAGAAGTTGTTCTTCATAATGCTCTGGGACAGTATCAGTTGCCGGAACTACATAATCTTCCCATAAAGAGATTTGATAAATATCTTTTTTCATTCAAACCTCCTTAGTAATAGATATAGTCGTATAGTAATTTCCAACAAGAAGAAGTGCCAACCGAAATAAAATTCTTTTTCTCTGACTCACTTGCCATAGGAGGAATTTTGAAAAAAGTTCCGCCGGTCATGAATTTATTATAAATATTTCCAGTCTTTTCTCCATTTGTATCCAAACCTTCTATCAGGTTTGTTTTTGAATTTACCTCAATAAATTCATCGCTACCTTGCTTGGCAATGGCTGAAAATTTTAGCATTCCAACCCCATCCATATAAATGTCAGTTGGGACATTAGGGAATATATACCGCGCGCGCCAGTCCATTGGTAGGTCGCCAACGTTATAAACAGGGATTGAACTACCAGTCAAAGTCGGCGCGGTTTGTGGTAAGCGACTTGCCGCAGCCCATTCGTCCTTATTTTCAAGTGATGTAAGATTAGTAGCACCAAGAAAAAGTGCGGTGCTCTTGGCATAAGGATAATAAGCAGTAAATTGAATTGTACCTTCGCCTTTATAAATGCGTTCTTGCCCAGTTTTTCCAAAGCAAATATATTTCAATTGCGGCTGGCCTGTAATTTTTACCATATAATATTTATATGGCATTTCATCAAATATAAGCTTGCCAATCTTTTTTTCTCCAAAAATCTTTCGGAGATTACTAATTTGTTCTTCTTTTAGACTATCAAAGGCAATAGAAATAGAAAAAACTTTTGATGTGTCATACGAACCAAAATAGTAGGTTCCATCTCCGCCCGGAACTTGGACCGTCAAATCCTGAGAAGTGGGAAGCAGGTAATCAGCATACCTGCTTCCATCACTTACTCTCATAATCCCAAGGTCGGAGGAATGATGACCATCAAAAGAGAAGCCAATGAAGTCTCCGCCTAAAACGCCCATCTATTTTTTCCTCCTTTACTCAATCTTTTTATAAGTTGCTTTATCCTTGGTTGCCTCGATTTATCTGATAAAACTTATTGTGTTGACATTACGATAAATGCTGTCTTCTACAATTTGTTCCTTGACACGGCGCGCGAGTTGGTCAACATCATAATCAGAAGCAATTTCATCAACAGAAATGTTTATATCATAATAATTATCTCCGCCATTATTTGAAGTTCCAGCATTTTTGACAGCAGAACTCAAAATATCCCTGAGAATGAGGAAGTTTTGAGTATCTTTAGCATTGAGAACTAATTCTGGATGAGATTTTGTTCCATCAAGCCAAGCGGGCCCGGTGAAATCAGCTAAGCCACCAGTCCTATATGCTTTTACATCTGTTTTCTTGAACCAACCAGTTGAGCCAGAAGAAGCTCCATGCCAACGAGCAAGCCAATAATCGCCAGATTCACCAATTGCTACATAATAAGGGTCATTAGCAAAATATTGCCGCTGAGCCGAGCCGCCCGGATATGGATAGATAGGAGCACCAGTGGCATTGAATGTGCTGCCAACAGAAATTTCTTTCTTCTCGGCTCCACTGGATGAACCGGTACTGCCCCCTCCTGGTGTTGGTGGTGTAGTATAATCAATCGAACCATAGGTAAATTGATTTTTATTAGAATCAAAATCAATTCCATTATAAACATTGCCATTACTATCTTTCCATTGCTTCCCATCATAAGTCAATAGAGTTCCATCTGGTAGAACCAAAGACTTGTCCACTTGTTCAGCTTTATACATGTTCCAGTTAGCATAGCCTTGGCTGGCAGCGATAATCGCCTTAGAAATTTCTTCTTGCCAATTCAGCTGGCCAAATTTGCTTAGACCATTCCAGCCTTCATCAGCTTTGAGGAGTTCCCATAATTGAGCTGCTTGATTGAGAGAACCATCTGCCGCGAAGCCTTCATTTATCAATTCATATGCTCTATTCCAGAATTCGCCATTCTCAGAAGCATAATCAAGTTGAGCTTGCATAAGTTCAATTTGCTTTTCACGTGCTTCTTGTGCATCTTGATTTTGTTGAGTAAGGCGTTCAAGCTGTTGGTCAACTAAACTATCAGAATAATCTTCCCTAGCGTCGCTCAATTCCTCTTCCAATTTTTTGATTTCTAAAGCGTTGGCGTTTGAAGTATCACGTCGCAAGAAAGCTAAACGAGCTTCTTTCTCATTGATATCTTCTTCTGTTTTTGTATTATCTCGAATTTGACGCTCTAAATCAATACTTTCTTGAAGATTTTCCAAAATTTTAGAATTTGAATCAGCAATACTATCAGATAGAGATTGATACTCGTCAATAAGCTTCTGTTGAGCATTTACAAGAGCGTCATAGACACTTTGTTCAAAATCAAGATAATCAGACATTTGACTTTTGCGTAACTCATCAAGAGTATCTTTCATATCTTCAATTGTTTCATCTGTTGTTTCAAATTGGTCTTGAAGTTCTTCTAACCGACTGACATAAGCCTCGACAGCAGAACCAAGGTCATCATCAGTAATCATATCAATAGCATCCCAATCAATAATAATACGATTTAGACTTTGGTCATATCGTGCATATTTTGTTGCTCCGGTCTGCGCGAACGTCTTACGATTTCCTTCACTATCCGTATATTTTTCATTACTAATCGCATCAAGCTGTCCCTTACGACCCGCGCGCAGTTTCTCTTGGAGTTTAATTTCTTCTTCAAGAGACTTGACTTGAGCATTGTAGTTCGCACGAAGTTCTTTGAAAGTCGAACCTCTGCGCTCAAGAATTCTGTCATACTCTCTTTCAAGTTTTTCGCGCTGACGTAGAGCCTCATTGATTTGCTCCGTCAAATTATAAAGCTTATCATAAGGATTCTCCCAAACGGTATCTTTAGAAGAACTTCCTCCTCCTCCGCCGCCTCCGCTAGAAGAACCGGAGTATCCAGAGCCGCTATAATTATTTTTTGTGCCAACTGCCTGAATAACTTTAGGAATTTTTACAGAAGTAAAACCGCCACTCGCGCCTGCCTTCTCAAGACCGGCATAAGTGGAACTCATTGCTAACGAAGTAGGAAGAGTAACCCACTGCCAATCAACAGTATAAGTAACAGTTGAACCTGTCAAAGACTCAACAATCCGCGCGGCCTCAGCCGCTGTGTTACCAGCAAGGATTAGTTGTTGAACTAATTGAGATACATCAGCAGTGCCATTGACCTTGAACTCGGCTTTTACTCCATCTAACCCGTCAAGTGCACTTCTAACTTGCTGGAGATTAGTATCAAAATAAGTCAAATCTTCAACTGCTTGCTGAGTGGCTTCAGAAATTTTCTGTTGAAGGGAAATAAAAGCTTGTTCGCCAACTTCTCCGCCTTCGGTCAGCTGAGAAATCAAATCAGCATTTTGCTGGATGAAATCTTGAGTAAAATTCTCACCAAAGACTTGGCGGCCTTTACTCTCAATTTTAGAAAGAGCTTGCCAATAATCGTCAGCAGGAGTCTCACCGTTGGCCAAAGCTTCAGTTCCTTTATCAAAAGCATCCTTTACGTCTTCAATACCTTCACAAAGTTTTTTTATTTTTTTCTCATTCTCTGTATATCTGACACCTTGAGTTTTCATCATGTCAGAGTTGGCTTCGCCGTTTTCTGTATTGGCTTCATAATCATCCGTTAGTTTTTCAACGGTTCCACTCAATTCACGCGCGTTGACAATATCATCGAGAGCATCTGTATTTCCTTGTAGAAGGAGATTTTGCGCGTCGGTGTTCCAAGCGGCTGCCTGGTCCATATAACTCTGATAATTTTCTGCTTGAGAACGATTATCAGCTAAATTCAAATAATCTGGCATATAGGCGCGATATTTAGACATAACCTCTTCCGTAGAGGCACTCTTGTCTAATTGAAGAACATCTCGAATTACATTCGCATCAAGCGTCGCACTAGCTTCTCCGCTTAGAATTCGATTTTTTTGCTCGTCAGAAATCCCTTTCCAAGATTCCTCTTGATTGAACATTTCTTCAACATATTCGCCCTCACTAATTGCTTGCTTCAAAAGCGCTAAAGTATTTTCAATAGCGGCTTGAGTGTTCGCGCGCACTGCTTCGGCCAGGTCGTCCATAGTAGAAGTCACTGGAATAAATTCCTGACCTGTAAACATAAAATCAGAATAGTCAGCAGCACCACTAGATACAATTTGTTCTAGTTCGTCTTGAGTAATGCCTTCGGAACGAGAGCGGGAAGAAATCTCATCTGCTAAGTCTAACATCGAAGTCAAATCAGACATTGTGGTTTTCAAGTTGACTTTTTTAGTGGCTTTACCTAGTTGAATAAGAGCTGTCTCAAAATTATTGAGTTCGTCTCCAACTCCAGGAATAAGTTCTTTTATATCAGAAATTGCTGCTTCGACACTGTCATAGTCAGAAAGGTCGGTCATTCCAATAATATCTTTGATTTCTTTCTCATACTGAGGATTATTAGAAATCAAAGCTTCAAGAGAACTTTGGAACAAATCAACCGCTTGCGCGCCATTTACCCCCGCTTTAGCATAAAGAGTTGCCAATTGTTCAAGATATTTGGAGTAGGTTTGGAAGTCTTTATCTCCCATCAAAGAGCTTGCTTTTTCTACTTGATTTTGACCAATAACATTAGCAGCAGTTGCTTCCTTTTCCTCAAACTGTGAAGCAATTGAAGCGGCGTCCTGTGACCACTGATTGAAAAGAGCCGTCCAATCATCAAATCCAAAAGCTTTTGCCATTTCATCGTCATTAGCATATCCCATTTGAGATGCCATTTCCTGCAAGTCAGCTTTTGTAAGTGGTTTTTCTGCTTGAGCTCGCGTTAGGCCAGTTCCACCAGCAATTCGTCCAGCAATTTCATCAGCTAGGCCTTGATTTTTCATTGATGTCAACTTATTTAGAATTGGAATAGCTTCTTCAACTTGGCCATTCAAAACTTGGAATTGAGCTAAATAATCCTTTATACTGTCAATATCAACGCCCTCTGAACTTTGACCTGTAACGGCTTCATAAACTTGACGGTAAGTGGCGTCACTTCCGGTCAAATCCATAATACTTGTATAACCTTGATCTTTCAAGTCACGAGCCATTTCAGAAATTGTCGTATCCAATTTATCACGCGCGGCGTCTATTTCAGAAGCAGTCTCATCCAGGTTAAACATTTGAGTGACCATACTCCAACGTTTATTAGAAGAAACATCCCCCGCTAAAACTCCCAAAGCATTACGGTAATTTTCTTCTTGAAGACCATAAGCTACCATATCTTTATTATAAGAACGAGTAATATCTACTAAATCCGCCATTTGATTGACAGTAAGGCCAGTAATATCAGCCAATTTGGAGAGTTCTTCCCCTGCGCCTCCAGCCAAAGTCTGAAAATCTTCGGCTGTCATATCTGGATTTTCTTTGAGATAATTTGAAAAAGCTTTTGCTGCTTCGGGGTTTGTGATAACATTACCAGTATATTGGTCATAAGACCAGAAGTTTTGTTGATATGCTTTTTGAGCAATTCTTCTCTGATTGGTTGTTTCAGCATACTGACTCGTAACGGATAAGGCTTGAGCTCTACGTGCTTGCTCTTGTGCAATATCTGTAGCCTTCTGGATACCTTCCTCTGAAATTCCTAATACACCATTTTCAGAAGTCAAATAAGATGCTAATTGAGGATACTTATCCAAGAGTTCCAAAACTTGATTATTTACATCAAGAAGTGCATTTTTCCATTCTGTAGTTCCAACTGTCAAATCATTGATTTTATCAACAGCTTCTCCATATTTGTCAAAACTTTCAACCAAATTGGAGTAAGCTTGTTGCGCTGCTTGTGCTACTTCTGCTGCCTTCTGGGTTTGCTCTGCTAAACGTTCTGTCTTTTTGGCTTGAGTCTCTGGAGCAAATTGTGAAAAAATTTGAATAAGAGAAATTACAGCAGAAATAATTGCTGCAATCCAACCAATAAATGGAATATTTTTGATAGCAACAGATACACTTTTAGCGCCAGTTATCATAGCAGTTTGAACCATTGTAATAACTGGAATAAGACCCATTAGAGCAGTAGCTATGCCGCGAACGATATTGGCTGCTTTTTCCTTTCCATTATTATCAAGAATAGTAGCCAGTCCCATCAAAGCACTTGCTGCCACTCCTGCCGCGATAGCCATTGTTCTAAAATCTTTGTCAGTCTTTGATACAGAAATACCCATTTGCTGAGCTTCTTCGCCAGTCAATTTTATCTGGATTCCAGCTTTTTCAAGAACAGTTATTGCTTCATTGTATTTCTTTGTATCCCAAAGAGAAGAAAACTGTGCTGAAAGAGCTTTAGAAGCTTCATCGCCTTGCGATAGAGAGTTTGTAATATTCTGTTTGAACTGCGTAAGACCTTCTGGCTTTGCATTTGAAAAATCAAAGCTCCATTCCTTACTTTTGAAAACAGTTGTCAAATTTTTTGAAAAGTCGGAAATAATATAGTCTGTCTTAGGCAGACTTTTGTTCTTTATTGCATCTGAAAGCCCAGAAAGAAAATTCTTTCCCGTTTGAAGTCCAGCTTTTTGTTGAGTAGTTTTTGTTCCAAAAATATTAGAAAGTATTCCACCCTCTCTTGTGTCCACCATATTCCCGATAAGAGAGCTAATAATAGACTTTCCTAGCTTCAAACCACCAATTGCAGCAGTAATGGATATAATTGATTTTATAAGACCATTCCCGCCAGAAAGTCCATCAATAATTTTATTGATTGTTTGAAGCAAGCCTGTTAGAACATCTACTGCGGTTTTTATGACTTCATTATTAGAAAGCCCCATTACAAATTCATCCCAAGCATTTTTCAACTTTGAGAGTTTCGTTTCAAGACTTTCGAGTGTTTTTTCATACTGTTCTTGACTTGCACCAGCACTATTATTCGCTGCGTTTACCAATTCCATAGTTTTGGAATAGTTGGAAATCATTGCGATGAATCTTGATTGCTTAAATCGACTTTTTATAAGTTTTTTGACAATATTACTTATCTAAATAACGATATGATAAACCATTATGGCATTTACCATTTCTTCTAATGGTATTTCTCATTGAACTAGGCAAAATTCCAATCTCCCGCGCGGCGACAGAGGCATTAGCAAATTTTCTAAGCATATTACCTGCTTCATCAAATTCACCAACTTCTCTAAAGCCCCACGCATTAGTTTCTTCTGAAGCCTTAAGCATATTTTCTTGATGAGAAATTTCCTCTAAATTACACAAGCGATTATCATGCTTATTTCCATTTATATGATTGATAACCATTTCATTGTGTTTTTCACCATTAAAAGCTTCCCAAACTAATACATGACCAAGAGATGACCTATTATTTATCATATAACTAATATACCCACAGTCTAATGCGGTTCCTTTTAGGACTTGGCCTCTTTTACCTTTTATTCTTCCTAAATTAGAAATGCCATAACCAAGATACTTCTTCCAAACTTCAGAGCATAACTCATCCTCAGTAAAAAAGTGTTCTTGAATTTTAGGCTTTTCAGGCGTTTTCTCTAAGTGAATATTATTAGCATTTTCTTTAGGAGTTGCCCATCTCAAATTTTCGATTTTATTATTTAGCCTATCGCCATCTATATGATCTACCATTGTCGCATTTTCTTGCTTTGAGAGAAAAGCTTCAGCAACTAATCTATGGACTGCTTTATTCTTTTGCTTTCCATCCCAACGAAAATTGATATAATTATAAGTATGAAGAATAGAGCCTTTTAGAAATTTACCCGTTCGTAAATTTCTCACTTTACCATTTTGACTTATCGAATAAGGAATCAATTCTCCATCTATTTCTATTTGTTTTTCATCTTCTGTCAAAAAACCAGTATCAATTTCGACTATATTTTCTCGCTTCTTCCTTTCCACTGTTTTACCAGCATTTGTTGTGTTATTTTCTCTTCGTTTATTCCAAACGTTTTTAGAATTTTCTTTATTAGTAATCCATTCAAGGTTATCAACTCGATTATTCATCTTATCTCCATCTTTATGGTTTACTAAAGAAGTACCTTCTGGCTTTTCAAGAAAAAGCCTCGGCTACAATTTTCCCAACTGAACGACCCGTTCCTTTTCCATTAACATTAAGTTGAACATTACCTTTGTTAATTGTCATTACTCGTCCAGTTTTACTATTTTTAATAACACCTTCATCACTAACTGTATAAACAGTTTCAATTCCATCAATAAAAATTTGCTTTTCCATATAATTCCTCCTATATATTTATATTATAACACATAAAGGAGTAAAAGTCAAATTTCCAATAATAGCTATGAAACGAGTCCTCTCTTTCGGTCTGCCCTACTCTACTTGCTTCGCGCGGCATTTCAGCCGCCTTATTTCAATTGCGTTCGATAGTCTGTGAGCGTTCCTCTTTCTATTCAGAGGCTTCGTTGCGGATTGTCCCCTCTTAATGATTTTACCATACCTTAGTCATTACCCTCGCCATATAGTATATTTCTACCTATACTTGGTTATTAAGAAGTTAATAGATATTCCCGCAGTTAAGAGGATTTTTAGTTATCTGTATTATTAGGCCGCAGAAAGCAGTGGACAGCGTCGTTTAATTCGTCTACTACCGGCCGCCATGGTGCTTATATATCTTTGGGTTGTTATGTCTAAACTATCCCATTTTTTAGACAAATTTAGGAAAACCTGGTCTAATCCTTCTTCGCCAGTGAAAAACTTCGTCATATCAACACCAGCTGTACGAAGGGCTTTTTGAACTTTATTTACATTGATTTCTTCACCGTTATCATCAGTGCCAGTAATTTCACCTTTTGAATAGAGGGATTTGACTTCTGAAAAACGACCTATAACAGTCTTGAGAGCCGTACCAATAGTCTCGGCTGACTCGCGTGTCGTTTCAATGCCTTGTGCTAAGAAAGCCGCCGTCGTCTCAAATTCCATATTGACATTATGAGCAATAGATGCAGTCTTTGACATAGCCGTAGAAAGTTCTTCCACATCAGATGCTGTGATTGCAGCTAATTCTGAGTAAACGTCATTGACACGTTGCGCAGAGGCCTGATTCAATTCCATATTGAATCCACGCAAAGCACTTGTCATCGCATCGGTAGCATCTGCGGCTTCCATACTAGCGATACGAGCCATTTTTAGAGTTTCATTAGAAAGCTCCATTGAGTGCTGGAGATCAAGGCCTTGCTGAATATAGAGGGCAGTTGCATTATAAGTATCTTTGATAGCTACGCCTAGCTCATTTGCTTGTGCCGTAAATTGTGGTAATTTCTCCCACATGTCTCCGACAGAGAAATCAGAAACAACCGCGATCTCAGTCATCGCACTATCAAGTTCTTTTACTGTTTCAAAGGCAGAACGGATTGCTCGTTTGAACAATTGGACCGAATTAGAAATTGAAAAGAAATTCTTCAATTGGTCAGTTAGACGTTGAATATCTTTATCTCGGTCAGTTAGTTCTTGTAAATCTTGTCCTGCGGCTTGAGCATTTCTTCCTAGAACCCTAAGTGGTTCGGCTCCTTCAGAACTTGCATTCCGAATATTTTCAAGAACTAGCTGCGCGCGAACCCCAGCATCGCTAGAAAAAATTGAAAGTTTATCATTTAGTTCATCAATATTATTGATACTACTGAGGTCAATACCAAGAGATTTCCAATCAATACCGCTAATCTTTTCAAGTTCTTGGCGTACCTCTCCAAAAGCTTTTGCTTGTTTCTGCGGCTGCGTGTTATTGAAATCACTAAGAGCTTTCTTCGCTTTATCAATTCCATCAGCAATCTTTTTTGCTTCTTCTTCAATTTGTGCAAAACTTGGCTTAACAGCCTTTTCGGCACTTTTCGCCGCTGCTTCTAACTGAGGTAACTGTTCCTTTAGTGCGTTGTATTGCTTTCCAAGAGAAGTTCGCTTATCCGCACTAACTACATTACCATCTTCATCTGTTTTTAGGTATTTAGTTGGATTATTTCCGCCTTTTGCACGCAATTGAGCTTCTAATGAAGCCAGTTCCTTCTGCGCGTTTAGTAACGCATTAGTAGTTTGTTCGCGTAAATTATCAATAAATTGCGCCCTTTCAGCTTTAGAGTTTGTTTTTTCTTGAGCATTAGCTAAATCTTTTTGAAGACGTTGCTGCTCCTTTAGTCCCGCTACTGTAACCGAATTGTATTTCGTTCGCGCGCTAGTCAGTGCATCAATTGCCTTCTTATCATTTTTGAGAAGCGAACTATTCACTCCAGAAGAACTTGCAAGACGAGACAGCTTATCATAAAGTCTATCAATAGCATCAGTGCTTTTCTCAACTTTTTTTACATCAACAAAATCTACTTTATTACCATCTGTCAAACCTTGAAGCTTTTTTAGTTCACTCATCAAAGAAGAAAAAGTATCTTCAAATTCACGATTTAAGCCTTTTCCTAGACTTAACTTACTAAGTTCGTTTTGAATGGTCTGAATTTTAGAAGATACTTTTTCTATATTGCCATCAAAGGCAATTTGTATTACTCTTTTTTCTGCCATTTCTCCCTCCCACATAAAAAATCAGCATTAGCGGAAAACTAATGCTGATATCACTTAGAAATCACTATCTATATCATTACTCAAAATATAGAATTCTCCTACATAAGAACTCCCTTTTGAACCCACTGGAACGCCTACCGCCGAGAAATTAGCAACCACCGGTGTAGCTTGCGCGCCCAGCCGAATAGATAAATCAGACATTAGTTTCAACTTTGGAATTTTGAAAAGTCCAGTTACAACTTGCCCGGTTGTATCGTCCTTTACTCTAGTTCTAGCTTCAAGTTCCACAAAGCCAGTCAATAAACGCTTACCCAACCGAATTTGAGAAGCACCATCCATATAATTATAGGTATATTGCGCTACCACTTCTGTATATGGATTTTCAATTTTTACTCTTTTTCCATCCAACCCAAAAGAAATTTTTTCTCCAGTTTTTTCTTCATATAAGAAGAGTCTTATTGGAATTTCTTTTAGATTGAACTCTCCATTCTCATCACTTTCTATTTTCTCGCTAAACAAGACTGGAATAGGGTCATCTTTCTGAAAGTCCACCAATTTTGAGTTCATCAGAAGAGCCAGCTGAGTTTTTGAAAAGACTCCTTGAGAAAATGAAAGAGGAAGTTCTTTTGTTGTTTCCCAATAGACATGTGCACGATTATCAAAGCCACCTCGTGCAGCTACAAAATTTTTTACTTCTTTCAAAGCTCCAATTTGAATTTTATCAAAAGTAGCAAGAACTTCTCCTTTTTCAATTTTTCTATTCCCAATCTCTATAGGATAAGTAGCTTTCAAATAGCATGGCTCTAATTCCTTGAAAGAAAATAAATCTACCATTTTATCCTCCAAAAAAGAGCGATGGAGGCCAACCTCCACCGCCCTTTTTTCTCTATTCAGATTTTAGATATCATACTTGACTAGCTTCATCATTTCGCCGTTCTTTGGACGGAGAACCTTCATCTGCATATCAAAGACAGTGGGGTCGCCCTCAGCTTCCATTGTTAGAGTAACGTCAGAAAGCATCTTTGCCTTTGGAATTTGAATTTGGAAGAAGCTATCGTTACCAGTATCTTCACTGCGGCAGTAAGTGTCGCCAATACATGCATAAGTTCCGGGGAACGTCTCAGCATTGATAACAATTTCAGTGTGGTCTTTGGTAGTAACCTTGTCAGTGATATACACAGCGTCAGCACTCCATTCAGAGCTAGAAGAGCCAGTAGCCGTATAATAAACAGCGCTAGTAGAAACAGTATGCTTCTTACCAAGGCCTAGATCTAGCTGAGTAGGAGCAGCGCTAAGAGTGCCAAGCTTAGTTAGGTTCCAAGTACGAAGCACAGAACCACTAGCAGGAGCAGAAGCACCATCAGCATCACCAAACATGATTGCCATAGATTTAGCAGAGAAAAGAGCATCCTGAAGGTTTAGGGTGATTTCACGACCAAAATCCCACATAACCAATTCGCTATTACCCTTGCCGCCACGAGCAGAAGTGCTATCAGCTGTTTGCTCGACGGTTGAAATTTTTAGAGTATCCAGATATAGCGCAGGGGCGCCAATAGAACCGTCGTCATTGATATCATATAGAGTGAAGTCACAAACTTCCTTAATCATAACATTCAACAGGTTCCCAATCTGTCCGCATTTATTGTGACTAGATAAATGCTGCTTAGACTTTCGCCTAAGATTAGACTATATCTTCCTCCAATAAAATTGGAGGTCTTGCACAGAGAGCTAGGATTTTGCTCTACTTAGTCGTTGAACTTTCATCAATTATCCAGAAATATCCACCACTAGTTCCTTTACCTCTTGTAATTACTTTTTTTATTCCACTACCACTTGTCAATCCGACCGCTCGACCAGCTTCTTGAAGAGAACTAAATCTGTTTAGAATTTCTCCTGTCTTTGGGTCAATTTGGCATACAGGAATCGGGCTTTTTGAATTTTTGGGAATTGGAGGTAAATACTCTTCTTTTTCTTTTCTAAACTGAAAAAATGAAGCATGTAAAATAGTGCCGGCAAGTGCTCGTGTTATTGCACTTTCTGATATGTCCAATTCTTTCGAAGCATTAGAAATACTGCTATAACTGCCTACGTAGCTCCCGTTTTTATCATATACAAAAACTTTTGTATAATTTTTTCGAGCTAAATTATTTATATCATATCTTTCAATATAGCTATCCAAAAAAATCAAATTGTGAGCCTGTTTTCGTCTTTGCTGCTTCATTATTATACTGATTGTTTCAATAGGAACTCCTGTTTCCACTGAAGCCTCCGTCAAGCTTGAATAATGCCCAACATATTCTCCATTCTGCGCCGAATATACATAAACCTCTTTCTTTTGCCCCCCTTCTCCACCTTGAGCAATATTATATCCATGGGGGTTTCTTGTATTATATTTTTCAATATAAAAAATTTCTTTTTCGCCTAAAATTGATAAAGGGGCTTCTTCAATTATTTCTACCTGAAAATTCAAAAATCCATATTTATTTATTGCTCGCCAAAAAAGAGGACATTTCTTATACCCTATCCCAGAGACTAAATTTATAGCTCTCTTTTTCAAAGTTCCTATTGCTTTTCCAATATAACTCTTTCCAGATGGACTTGTGTATTTATAAATAAAACCATTCCCACTAGTAGGCTTTCTATAATATATTTCTGAATTGATGCTTAGCTGCTGATTATCCATTTTAGACCTCCTTCGAGTTCACTATCTAACTATTTTTTCACTCTCACGCTTAGAATTACTTCTTACGTTGTAGTCAGTTAGCTTTAGAATCTTCCAGCAATTCACAAGATTTTTCCAATAAGAATTACTTCTTATGGTGGCATTTTATCTACCATAGCGACTTAGAATATCAGCCATTTTATAGCCTCCTATAAAAATTTATTCATCCATATCAATGTTTCTAACCCAATATTTGGGTTTTACTTTTTTAGCATCAGCGCCAGCAAGTAAGCTATCAACATCAAGTTGATATTTTTCTTTTTCTTGATAGTAACGTATCAAAATTGGAACTGAAGCATAACTCAACTCTCCAAGAGAAAGTGGATTTAGTCCAAAATCCATACAACAAAGTGAAGCCAATGATGAACCTAACTGGAGACCTTTTCCTGATTTTGCCTTCACTCTATCACGATAACGAGCTTTGGCTTTCATCCTTTTTAGACGCGGATCCTCATTTGGATTGGGAGGATCAATTTTCTTTTCACCAAGCATCACGCGCACTTCATTCTGAAAATTGAAAAAATTAGAATCATCAATAATTTTCAAATCATCAATTTTTTCAATTTTTTTCAAAACTTTTTCAATGTCTCCAATAATAATTTTTTTCTGCTCATAAAGAAGCGTTATGGGTTCATGAATAAAAAAGAAAAAAGCATCATTGGTCAGTTGCCGCATTTCTTCACTATTATAAGCATTAGTAAATAATGTTTCAAAAGGCGACAACATATTGGCTAAATCTAACCCTTTCTCAGTGAATTCGTCCTCTATCTCCTCTTGAGACAAAGTAAGAACTCTTTTATATAAAGGAAATTTATCATTCCCAACTACATCTTTTATCTTGGGCGGATATATTTTACAGAGATTATCAAAATTTTTAGGGAAGCCAAGAAAAACTCTTTCATCAATCATATAATGAAAAAGAATATGTCATTTCGTAACAGGAAATTTCATCTGTAAAGAAATTAGCAGCAAAATCTCCACCATGAACTCGACCAAGGCCATCAATATTCTTCCCGTTCAAAGAATTCTGAATTTCTCCCATTATACAAAATGGTCGAAGGTTCTCATCTTTGATAATCCATTGAGTCATAGGAACAAAAACTTCAATAGCAACAGATAAATCTTCAATTTGATTATTAGCATCATTTTGATGTCCATTCACCACTCGGATAGAAATCAAACTTTTTGCAGTTTCTTTCGGCCCCACACGAGGAACGATTTTTATCAATTCATTGAAAATTTCTTCCTGTATCTGCTTCTTTGATAAGTTCTGATTTGCTAAAGGATCTTTATCTGTATAATAAAGATATTTGAGAAGATTTTGATTTGATTGGAGTCTAGTAACAATTTTTTGAAGATAAGGCCCAATTTCTCTTAGATTTCTAATCATTTATTTCCCCTCCATTCAGCCAAAAGAAATCCTCATCTGTATCATTCTCTTGCTTCATAGGCGCGGGTGTCAAATCAAATTCATAAACTGGGTCAATTGTCACATATTCAACTCCTTCACTTGATTGAAAGTCGTATCCTGTTACTCGATAATATTCCTGAAAAGGTTTTTCACCGACAATAAAATAATCGTCTTTTTTTATGTATTGATTTCTTGGCATAATAAAGAAACTAGTCTTCAAATTCTCTGTATAAAGAGTATCCATTCGACTTCTTGAACGAAGTTCATCTATCAACATATTGTTTTCTTGACCATACATATAAGCCCAAGTATTTTGAGTTGAACCATCTCGCGCGGTCCAGGTCAAATAGTGAGTCATATGAAGCATAATATAACGGTTATATCCACTTGCTTTTATTCGTTCAAGATAATATACCATCCAAGGTTCTTCAATTCCATCTTTATTCGGTATCATAAGAACCGTTCCGTTTGGAATTTTTACTTCAATTTTTGTCAAAAGATAATGAAGAGCTTTTGTCTCATCTTGTTTATAGCGTTCAAAACTACCTTCAACATCGGTGTTATTGTATTTGAAAACTGTATAATAAACAGAACGAGAAAGATATAACTCAAATTGATGCTCGCGCTTCCCTTGAAGTCGTGACTGATAATCATTGCCATAGCGATTCAGTCGCTTATTATAAATATCATAATAGTTCATTAGTCTTCCCCAATAAAGTCATACAACTAAAAATTGTATTACGAAAATATTCATAACGAAGATAACGAAGCGAAGAAATTTTAGCCAGCAAAATATAATAGTTTATTGTGCGTAAATCCTCTGGAAAACCAAGAAGCTCAGTAATAATCGAATCAAGAAATTTTTCCCACTCGCCATTCTTTTCAAATTCACACAATAGACCAAAAAGTTTGCTCTTTAGCTTGTTGATATATCCTTCAGCAAATTCTTTTTTCATGACTGCTCAGCCAACTTACGATAAGCAAAGGGCCTCCGCTTTATAGAACGATAATAAATTGCTTCTAACTGCGCGGCAGCCTTTTGTTCGGTTTTTAGCATTTGATCAAACTTATCAAGAAGATTTGCTTGAGAAAAGTCTCTTTCCTCATAAAGAGGTTTTACATTTTCCCAGCAGAGAATAGTCCTATTGAGCCATTCTACTTTCATATAACAAGCTAAAATTTGAATTTCTTCATTATCTAAATCTTCAATGAAACCTTCGTTATTCCATTCAAGAGATTTGCGGGGGAACTTGAAACGAGTGACAGCGCCAGTTAGAAGTGTTTCTAAATCAGCCTCTAATTCTTCCTGCGACCATCCTTGCCACTCATCCTCTAAAATCTTTGACAAAAAAGCTTGATATACTGTTTGTAAAGGAGTCGCCATTTATTAGCCCTCCTTAGCCTGCCTATTTAGTTCAATCGCTTTTAGAATATCCTTTTCACAAGCCTCTTTGATGATTTGTGCTTTTTGAAAATCTCCTAGCTCGTTATAAATAGCATAATCAGATAGCGCAAGCATTTGTTCATATGTGAGCTTTTTGATAAATGCTTTGAACTCATTGATTGGCATAACCGTCATCGCGCGCTTCATTTGAGGCTCTTCTAGCGGAATTAGATTGACTGGTTCTGTGGCGTCTTCTGGTTCAAGACCCAGGTCTTTCTTTACTTGAAGGTCATCGATATAAAGCATTCCGCTTTCTATCATATAACGGAAGCCATAATCATACATCATTTCTTGTAAAAACTCGCTATCTACTGTAAAAGATGAGCCGCGCGCAATTAGTTCACGACGGAAATTCAAGTCTGGAATTTTTACCAAAACTGAACCAGAATACTTACTAATAATTTTTACCTTAGACATTATGAATACTCCTTTTACTCCAAAATTTAGAAAAAGATGGAGGAGGAGCTACCTCCCCCATCCATTATATATCGTAGGGATTTATCAAAGATTGACGTAGGGGTTCTCGTAAGTTTGCTCGATACCGGTATTTCTATAAATACCCCAGTTATGATGAGCAAGAATAGCACAGCCCATCTTCTGCTCAGCATAAATCTCGGTAGAACCATCACGGTTCTGGTAGTCACGAATTAGAGAGCCACCTTCGAGTCCAACCTTGACAACCTTCTCACCGCCAGCGGGAAGAACATAAGCAATCTGTGGGTCAATCCAGGTCTTCTCATTGCTCTCGTCAATAAAGGACTGACGAATTGGAACGACTGGGCAACCGCGGAAGATATTGATGTAACCAGTATTATGAATAGCATCAATATCTTGAGGATGATAAATGCCATTGGTGGTATTGGCAATACCAGAAACAATGGCGTCAGCACCCATCGCACCAATGAACTCAGGAGGAGCAAAAATAGCAACGCCATTGCCATACGCACGAACAACATTGACTAGCTTGACCATCTTCTCAGCATCCCAAGAAGAAACGTCAACCTTATTAGCAGCAGGACGAGCAGAGGCATTGATAGCTGCACGGAGGGCTTTATAAACCTCATAATAAACAGCGTCAGTTAGACCCTCATTTAGAATAGCCATACACTCGGCTAGAGACTCCGCGCCGTCAGCAACACGTTGTAGGTCAACAGAGACACCGCCGCCGACATTGTGCATAGCAAGAGTGAAGGTGTCAGAATCAAGACGGAAAGTCTCATAAACACCATTGATAGCAGCCTGAGTTAGGAACTTCTTGGCGCGTAGCTTGCCCTTGCGGACCTTGAACATAACCTTCTCGCCATTCTTCGTGGTTTGAACATCAGCAAAAGCACCAATGGCATCAATAACCTTTGCAGGAAGAATTTCGTTATAGGCCTTCATGACAATTTCATAAATGTCATAACGATTCTTCATAAACTGATTGTAGGAGCCCATTAGCTCGCTAAGACCATCAGCAAAAGCGGCCTGCATATCAACTTCCTTATTTGCATAAGTAGCAGGCACAGTGCCCTTTACAGCGTGAAGGGCAATTTCTTGTAGTTCAGCAATAGTCATTTTATTACCCTCCTATTACACATCTAAAACTTGTAGCTTTACACCCTTCTGACCGTCGGGCATAGTGCCATACTCAACAACCTTTAGCTTTAGACCAACGGTAGGAGCAGTGGCAGTCAAACAAACAGCACCAGTAGCATCAGCCTTACCATAAACAGCAGCAGTCTTATATGCCTTTAGTGCAGTAATGAGCGCTGCTTCATTAGTATATTCTGTATCAGAATAGCAAATAGTGTTAGTATGCCACTTATCGCCAACAGCTGGATAACCTAGACGAGGTAGGAAGTCATCAGAGCCATTTAGTTTGAAGTTCTTTAGACCAGGCATTCTCTCGTCATACATATGCTCAGTAGAATAAACCAGAGCGAGAGGAAGAGAATTGTCAGTAGCAAACTTTACAGTGCGGTTAGCCTCGTCAACAGCAAGAATCATACCATTCTCAACTGGAACAGAAGCAAAATCGGTAGTATCGGGCGCGCACTGAGCCACGATACGTCCATCACGACGGAAGGCAACGTTGTTTAGCTCAACCTGACCATAACCGTCGATTACTAATCTCTTAGTAGCCATTTTTAGTCCTCCAAAAATTTATTACTTTACATAACGAGCAAGAATCTCGTCGATGCCATTCTTCTGGACATCTTTGCGTAAATAACCATTATCCTTTTTCTCATAGAAAGAGAAATTTGTTTTCTTCAGTTCATAAGCTAATTCTTTATCTAGGTCAACGACAGAATATTCTGCTGCCTTCTCACGATAAGTATCAAGAATTTCTTCAGAAAGCTTGTCCTTATACTCTGTGAAAACCGCATTCTTCTGTTCTGCTTCGATGGATAGCTTATACTGTTTTAGTCCTTCATTTTCAGCAGTTAGACTTTCAACTTTTTGATGCTCAAGTTCATAACTTGACTGAATTGCAGACTTCTCTGTATTCAAAGTTGCGATATTATTTTCTAACTCGGTAACTTTGAGTTCAAAACCAGAAATTTTTTCAGCATTTTCTTGCGCGTGCTCAAGATTTTCATTTACAAGCTCATACGTTCCACCATTGAGGTCGCGCAATGTGTCAAGAGTGGTCTTTTCCTTTTCAGTAACATCGACAACATAAACGCGAACTTTTTCACCAAGAGCTACACTATCAGTCTCATCATTTTTAGTATAATAAATACGCTCATATTGCGCATTTTCATAACTATAAGCTAGAGCATATTCGTCATATACATCACAAATAGCATAATCAATTGTCCAATTGCCTTCCTCTGTATAATTTGGATTGAGCAAAGACCAAAGAGCATCGAATTTCTGGCTATCAGACAACTTAAAATTCATCTGAGGCATTTCTTTTTGTCCTCCTTTGGAATATGTCATTTCAATCTCTTGAATTTTCTTTACAACTTCTTCAATATTTTCCTGTAATTGGAAAAAAGCCGCGCCTTCAAAACATGGCTCAACATCCTTCCCTAATACTTGAAGTCCTAAGAAACATCCTTCGTCAAAAACAATATATTGTTGACCATGAATAATTTCTCTGTGGTATTGTAAGGAAGGTTCATAAAGTTCCATTGATTGTGCTTTACCAATAATATCGCTGGCTTCTTTATAAAGTGCAGTAAAAATTAGGACATCAACACAAGCATATGTGCGCACAACCCCATCCTCATCTTCATGTTCTTCCCATTGAAGATGTGGATTTTCTGGCACAATACCATAAATTCGTCCTTCAGAACGCCGCGCGCCATGGTCAGTAAAATCATCATATTCATAAATACCTTTGACTGGCGCGTAAGCTATTGTTGACAGAAGTTTCTCAGAAAACTCATCCGTTATATAAGTGCCATTGCGGTTGCCGTATTTATAAAAAATACGGCACCGTCCTTTTGAAAGCACGTCATTATACTTTTCTAATTTCCCATAAACGGAGACAGGAAACTCGAAATTATTCATCGGTCTTCACGCCTCCTTGCTTATTGATTGATTCTTCTTTCTGAATCGTTGAAGGAGCTTTTTGTTCTGTCGTTTTTGTGGGGCGTCCAGGGCCATTTCCAGCTGACTCAGTATAAGAAGAAGCAAGAGGAATTAGTTTATCACGAAGACCTAGCGCTTCATTTTCTAATTCCTTTATTCCAAGAAGTTCTCTTTGTCCAACACCAATCGCGATAGATGGCAATAGATAGCTATATCCAGCTTGCGCGAGCTTCATGGAATCAGTAATAAATTCAGATTGATTGTAATAAGTAATTGGCAGAATGGTATATTTGAAAGAGATATTCGTATTTCCAAAAAGTCCATTCACTAAATCGGTAACAAAGCGGGCAATTTTATTCATAAGTATCATCATAAAGGACATATCATTACGAATAGAATTGTCAAGAGCTTGTGCTCCCGTTGGTGAGAATAATTGCGCACTGACACTAGCTTCAGCATATACATTTTGAAGCATCTTTTCCAAATTATTAGAAACTGCATCTGAAGATGTTTTAGAAACAATTGAATCAACATCAGCATATGTAGTCAATACTGAGACATTCTTATTTCCAGCCATCATCTCGACCGTGCCAGCGTGCATTTCAACCGCTTCCTCCGGTTCAAATAGAAGTGAACCATCTTGAAGATGAGGGATTTTTTGAATTAGAATTTTTCTAATTTCGTCCAAATCTCTTTCTCTCTCGGTATCTACTGCTTCGTCATATTGAATTGTTGCTGGAATTGTAGAAAGAAAGAGCGGAGTACCATCTTCGATAAAAGAGAAACAAACTCCTAACTCTGAAGGCACCTTTACCCACGAACAAGTTTCCCTACCTTTTACATATCGACGATAATACTTACTAATTACTGATGGAAAAAGAGATAATTCTTCTTCTCTCTCTTCTTTATCAGTAATTTGAGAGAAATAAGTAACATCAAATTCAATTATATCTCTACCATATATATCCTTATAGCATGAACGAGCGAACTGCGCAGGCAAATCAAGAAGAACCAAATCATTCTTATCAAGTCTTTGAATGACGCCATAATAGCATCCGTCAATAAGCGCGCGCAATGCCACTTTTGTCTCGAATTCCTCCAGATGAAGCTTGTCTATATAATTCAAAGCATTATAATAACGTTTTTGAATGTGGTCGGCGGAGAGTTGCTTGCCATACGCCGGGACTGGCGCCAGCAATCCGGCCCCTTTCATCAAGGTAGCATAATACAAAAGAATTCTCTTATAAAGCCCATCCAGCGAAAAATAATTTCGAGATAAAATTCGTTGTTCTGCTAAAGAACCAGAACTAATAATTTCATCTATCTCCTTCAAGGAATATTTGCGCAATCTTCGAGAAGCTCGCGCGCCAGATAGATAATCATAGTCTCCATAGACCTCTCGGCTTTTGGCTACCATTTGTTCTCGCGCGCGGGAAAAGGAGGAAATATCGCGCGCGGTTTTTACTTTGTTTTGTTGATTTTCCAATTAGGTTCCTCCTGTAAAGAATACGAGTTTTCGTTTATTGAGACCTCGTTTCCTTTGTCGTTTTTGTTCTTCTTCCTCTATTTCTTTGATGCGCCAAAGGCCATAAGCAAATGAATAGTATTTATCATCTGGGAACCGAGTATTGATTGGTTCAAGGACGATATCATTGCCCGTTTGTTTTGCACGAAGGTTCCCCATTTCATTGAAAAGTTTTGTTGTATTTTCATGCGGGATAAGCCGTTCTGCACGCTCTTTCATAGACATCTTCTGGCCTTTTTTTGTGGCAAGAAGTGAAGCGCGCGCCTCTTGTTCAGAAATCAAGAAACGAACAAGGCCACTATTTAGACGAGCATAAGCGTTGCCATTGATTTTTGATTTCAATGGGCCATTTGCTTTCATTGAGTATAGAATTGAAATACAATTTTTTGGTTGAATTTTTTTATAATCATCATTATTGAAAAAGCCGTAAGCAGGAAGTTCACGCCCTCGGCCATCAATATGAGTTTTTATCATTTCGTCGGCTATTCCCAGACCTACTTTTATTTTCCATACGTTTCGCAAGCGTATGCGTTCTCTTATGAACTGCTACATATCTCTATGTAGAGAAGACCATATCTTTACTTTACAAAAAAAGTATCCCCCATTTCAGGGCGCTGCCCCTACATCTTGCGATTGGTCGTTGAGCGTTTCGCGCGAACGCGACTTCGTTGCTGATTACCTCAAAAAGGCTTCCCAGCAATTAGAGGGATTTTGAATGACCTAAGTTCTACTAAGCCATTAGTGTCAATAAGGACTTCGCGCGGATTATATCTCTCAATTAGAAGTTTTATATCAATTGCCTGTTGAGAGAAAGTTTTAGTTTCCGCTTGACGCCCTAGAACATAGATATTTACTACTGTTGAATAGTATTTGCCATTTACTTTATTGACTCGAAATACTGTTGCTACTGTACTATCGTGAATTCTCATTTATATTTGTATGAAGTCGCTAATTCCATACCATAGGGCTTTATGTTTCCATAAAGATTAGACTATATCATTATCCCAGTGGGATATCTTCCATTTCGAGGCGCTTGCCTCTACTCTCTTGCGAGATAGTCGTTGAACCGTCCGTAGATTGGTTGCTGATTACCCCGAAGGGTGTCCCAGCAATTAGAAAGATACACATTTTATATTACTACAAAATAGGGCAGAACTAAGGGCCCACCAATATCTATCGACAGTAAGTAGAAAACATTTGGATCGTCTTTATATTTTTGATGCCACTCTGGATTTTTTTTCTTTCTGTATTTAGAAAGTTTCTCAAAATCATACCAAGCTTCATTGCTTCCGCCTTCCCAAATTCCTAAAAACTCTGCTGCGAAAGTGGCTTCATTGTAAGAGGATGAGAATTTTTGACGTTCGACGAAAGCTTTGTCTACCAGGCCATGCATTGCGGGCAATCTATAATCAAGTCCCATCACAAAAGCGTGCGCTGGGTCAATTATAGCCTGGATCATTGTCTCACAAAGTAACGCGTAAGCATAAGACGATTTAGTGCCCGCAGAAGTACCACTAATCATTTGCTGATTTACAGCTTCATATGGATTTACAAGGCCAAGCGCATTACGACGGGAAACATTCAATTGAGGAATAATAATTTCACTAACTGCATCTTCGTCAGCATCACGGGTTTCGTCGAGGAAAATTGAGTGGCGTCTTAATCCCCTAGACGAATCCGTGGCGCCCTCGACAGTAAATAGCGAACCGTTTTTGAAATAGGCTTCACCGACATCTTTTGATAAATTGATGTGAGGTTTGCCCATAAAGACTTCAAGTTCTTTTTCAAGAAGCGGCCAAATCTTTAGTATTTCAGCTATCTTTTCTTTGAAGATTTTTCATTTTGTTAGCTTATGCTTTCACATAAGATTAGACTATATCTTTTACCATAAAGGTAAGACACCATTTCATAATTTACTCCCGTAGGATAGTCGTTGAACCTCTCAAAATGAGTTGGATGCTGATTACCCATTATAAAAATCTTTAGGCTTTCACCGTAGACCATTCCAAAACTTGTTTCTGCTTTCGCTCCATAAAAGGCATTTGGACTTTAGGGTTTCCCAGCAATTAGATGTCTGATTTATCTCCTTTTTACAAAGGAGAGGCGCAAAATCTTACGCCTTGTGTTTTGACTGGCGCAATAAGTGAACATTTGTGACCAGGGATGAAAACGCATTGTAAGAACATTCCTAGAACAGAAAGAAAAGATTTAGAGGCTGCGCGTGTTGCTGTTATATAAACTTGATTATAACGCATCAGAGACCTCAAGAAGCATCGCTGATACGGAAATAGGTCAAACTGACTATTTTCTGGTTGGATTGTGTCTAAGTAGACGTCAGGGTATACGGTATAAAGTTGCGTCAAATCCGCAAAAAACTTTTCATTACGCAATAAAAAGTCTTCAGTAACTTCAACACCTTTTTCAAGTAAAATGCCATCTCGATAGATACGATTATCTTGAAGAAAAGGAGAAGTGGGCGGGCGCAATTGAATTACATTACTCATATGCCCATCTCTCCTTCTGTTTCAAAGTCTTCACTATCCTCATCTTTGAAAACTTCTGCTTCGTAGAGGTCTGCGTCGAAATCTTTTTGCTCTGTCTCATAGAAGTTTTCGCTTTCTTGGACATTTTTGAGAGCTTGTAGGCGCGCGGTAATTTCTTCACTTAGACTACTTTCATTTACATAGAGACGCTGGTTCCAAGCTTGAATATTTTTGATAGTCTCATCGATAACATCACGTGTCGCGCCATCGTAGAATTTATTTTGATTTCCGCGCTTTTCAAGCCAAAGTGCCAATTCACCAAAGCTATCAAAGTCACGCGCGTTCTTTATATTTTTAGGTGTGAACTCAGCGGTTTTGACTAGCTTGTCATAGGTTGCCATGAATTTATCGACATCTTTATCTCCCGCGCGGATGCGACTATCAATCTCATACGAAACTTTACAAAGTTTTTGAGCTTGGTCAATTTGAAGCGCGCCGACTACATTTTGAGACATCAAAAGTCCTTGATAAAGGTTCTCAAGATAATCGAGAGCCTCTTCATCGTAATTTGCGCCCCATCGCGCGCGCAGCTCATCGAAATGCTTCTCCTTCAAAAGTGGAATCTCTTCTTCCACTAGACCGACTGCTTTTAGTTCTTGATATTGCTTGAAATAAGAGCCCCACCCAAGGCCTTCATAATCTTGCGAGGCAAAAACTTTGGAATAAGCTGCCCATACACTATCAAGAGAATTGAGTTCGCGCAATCTCTCCCATTCTTTTACAATAAAGGGAATATCGGCCCATTGGCACAACTTATCAATAAAACCCCAATCAAAGTCGTGTTCGCGCAACATCGAAGTAATGCATGAATTACAAAGTGGAAGATGGTGGTCGGGATAGAATTCGCTGTGAGTGAAAGCGAAATCCTCTTCTGGTTGTTCTACCTGACATCGCGCGCACCGTTTTGAGAGAAACGAACGCTTAGGGCGAGGAATTTGAGGAATTACTGGCATTTGGAGGCCGCCTCCTCTTCAATGGTCGCGCGCATTTCTTTATTGTCTTTTTCTACGCGGCGCAGCACTTTTATAAGTTCTCGTTTTTGCTTCCGCCCCATTTTACCGAAAGCGACAACTGCATCAATAAAGACATCCTCAAAAGGACGGTGATCGCGCGCTTCCGTAGTCAGCGGAACATTGAGAAGATTGGTAAGCCCCAAAAACTCCTCTACTTCCAGTGACGCCGCGCGTGCGACAAACTCATTTACTAAATCTAGTTTCAATTTTTCCTCCTTTCGCGCAGCGCTTTTTCGCAAGCTTTGCAACGGGGTGAAAAGCCATCTGAAGATTTCGCTTTGCGCATAAAGTAATCTGGAGTCCTAAGTAGCGTGCGCGCGCAATCCTTACACGTTTTGAAGTTTTCGGGGAAAAATAACTCCGAAGTAACTTGGTAATGCGCGGACGCCGCTGCGGCTATTTTTGGCAATATCTTTTGGCGATAAAGAGTTGAAATATAATTTTCGCCATAGGATTTGCCGTATTTTGATGCTATCTTCTCTACAATTTTAGTGTTGGTTTCGTGTTCGACCTTCGCGCGCAATATGTCGAGGTAGAGAGGTGAAAGTCGTGCGAGTTTTTGGTAATAGGTAAAAGTGGAAAAAAGGGCTTGAAGGCCTTCATCAGAGTTTTGGTCGGGCAAAAGCTCAGAATAAAGAGAGATAAAAGAAGCGAGGTGTGCTGGGTCACGGAAATCAAATGAGTTCGGCGCATTTGAGGGTTCGCGCCAGATGGTTTTGGAGAGAAGCTTTTCTTCGTCTGGGGTTAGAGTGCCGGGAGTTGGAAACTCACCGGAGGAAGGGAAAATTTTTGGAGCCAGTTGAATTGGGAGGTTTCCGAGTGGAAGAATGGGAATATCTGCGTTTAGGAGCGGAGGAGGTACGGGGTCTTGGACAATAGTGGGGGTGTGACGCTGGATTAGAGGGGCCGCGTAAGTATCACGCCATGGATATTGTTCAGAACGTTTCTCAACTAGAAGTTTTCGTTTCTTCAAGTAAGCATATTCGGTTAGCGATTGGGCGCGCGCGCGAATTTCTTCGGCTTCCGCCGAAGTAAAACGTTCAAGGAGCTGACTGCGGGGAGGCTTGGCCTGACGGCCAATAAAGTTTTCATAGAAGCGAGTTTCGAGGTCGAGCGTATCAATTTCGCGCCAAAGGTCTTCAAGGTGCGCGAGCACATAGGGAGAAGCGAAAGAGCGAGCTTCTTCACGAGAAAAGACTCGACGCGTTTTTTGAGTTTTTGGAGCGACGTAAGGAGAAGCAAGACGTGCTTCGAGGAAAGTGGGGTTTTCTTGTAATTCGTCAAGAGACTCGACTTTTTTTTCTTTCTTTTTCCAGAAGGTTTCTAGTTCAATGGTTTCGTCAGAATTCTTATCTCCCCATAGAACATAGTCGGCCATTAGCTCTAGTTCGGATGAAGTTGGCGTAAACGCTAAGGTTTCAAGATATTTCGTGAGAAAGACTTGACGTTCTTCTGCCGAAGAAAGCGAGAAGTCTAGCTGTAAGCGATTTCGTTTAGGCATTTCATATAAGCCCTCCGTTCATAGTTTCTAATTTAGATTATAACGAAATTTTGGGGCGAAGTCAAATTTTCTCGATGACCTTGGTCAAGTGAGAAATTTCAGTTTCTAATTTCAGTTTCTAATTTCAGTGAGAAAAGTTGCGAGGCCCCGAAATGTAACGCGTCATAGAAAAAGTAAAATTACTAAATGTACCCCGGTCTATATTTTGTCATGTCAAACGACAAAACCCACCCCGTTATACGTCATTCTTCGGTTCGTCATTCTGCACAAGAGCCTACTATATAACATGACTTGAGTTTGTTGAAATTGACGGAATGTTATGCGACAAACTAGTGAAAAAAGTTGTTGACATTCTTAGACGCTATTGCTATAATAAGAGCGTAAACAAAAACAAAACAACGACACGCCGGAAAGACGGCGGGAAAGTGAGAATAAAAGATGAATATTGAAAAGTACAATTATTTAGATACAGACTGCGGGCGGAACGGCAAGGCGTTTGAACGTCTCTGTAAAGAGACGCTGCATATGAAATCTAAAGTGGCGGCGCCCGGTCGCACGGATATGCGCCGTGCTGCGCAGTGCTATGAAATCAAATCGGGGGCCGGCGAGCTTGGCCGGTTAGGTGACAAGCTGGTCAAGGGGTCACGTTATGTGATTTATTGCCCGGTCATCGATCCGGGCAAAGAATTGGCAGGGCAGAGAGCCTATGTCATGAGACGGGACACTTTTCTTGAAGTCCTGTCAGAAGCTGGACTTCTCCGCGAAAAGACTAGTAGCAATGGGGAGCGTAAAATAACTATCCAAACATTTTGGAATGGTAAACTGAATGCTCCGCACGGCAAGAAGTATTTCAAGTTACTTGAAATGCTTGAACGCGCTGTTGCCTGCGCGCAGGCAATGCCGTTTTCCGAATGGTTGGACAATGGATGGGCGCTCTAAGCGCCCAGTCCCGTAAAATGGAAGGAGCTATGTAACATGGAAATGAATTATCGCGTGGTTGTCCGTTTCTCTCGGACAGAGGAAATCAGAGAGCAATACTTCCCCACATATGGAGACGCCGACACAATCGCCGACTATCTGGTTCTCGCGCTTGAAAATGGCGCTGAGCTAGGATATGTCTTGCAAGAGCGAATCAGCGGCAAGGTTATCACCGCTCAGAAATACGGAGAACCTGTGGGACAGTGGGAAAACTTGAGCTGGAACGCGTAAAATGACATGACGCTGAGCTATCGGCATGACGGGCAGAAAGGAATGTAAAATGAAAAAAACTATTACTTTAGCGGACTTCTGCGATTATGTTGCATATGCTTATCCCGAATACGTTTATGACGATGAAACGGGCGCTGAATGGACGTATGACAATTCAAATTACGAGAACGACGGCTGTGGCCGCTATATCAACTCTGCAACAGGTGAAGTCCTCTTTCCCGATGAGATTGAAAGATGGTACGTCAAAGGACTTGAGTTGACAAGAGACCATGAAATCATCGTTTATGTAGGAAAAGACGCGTAAAGCGTCTTTTCTTTTATCAATTGATGTCACTTTACATGACATCACCCGGTCACGTCTAAAAGCAATGTAGTATGACTTTTAGACGTGGCTCGTCTAAGTCATCTTATGTGACTTTTATTCATTTTTAGACGGAGTTCGTCTAACTATTAGACGCCATTTTGTCATGTTAGAGGACTTGACTTTTCGCTATTATGTGATATAATATAGGCAATGACGGCGGAAAATGAATATTGTCCAGAGTTTATTAGAATGTCGTATAACATGGAAGGAGTAATATATCATGACAGTTTTGGTAGAACATGACAACGGCTTCAAGGGCCAGCATGGTATCAGCGAAGACAACATTGGTACTTTGGATGAGCTGCCTTCTCTCATCCAAAGCTATATACAAGCTGGAAGCTGCGTTTATAAGCTGACAATTTTGCCAAATCTGGAAGGAAAGAGCTGGACTTGAATCAGCTCTAATTTCTTAGACGTAATTCGTCTAAAAAAAATTCTTGACTTTTTCAAAAAATTCTGATATAATATAACCAAAGAAAGGAGAAAACAATGAATACTTACTTTATCAAGAACGTCAAAACTTCTAAACGCGCAGTTGTTTTTGGATTGACTTTTGAAGATGCAATGCGACGTGCTAATCTTTACATTTTGGAGTGGATTTGTTATGCGCAAGTCTATGAAGACTAAAAAATTTTTTGGAAATTTCTTTGGTGTAATTGGAATCCTTGTAATTCTTTGGCTTATTTTTTCTTATTTCAATGTGATTTTCGCGCGGCCATTTCTCGCAAATTGGAATATTTTCAAAATTTTTGAAGGAGTGTTTTTGAAATGAAGATTGAAAATATTACCATCAAAAGACGGCAGATTTCTTTTTCAGACAAAGAATTTGCTGATATCAATAACGCACGGTGCTGGTTGAGAAATGCGTTGCAATTTACACGGAACAACGAATTACAAAGAGCCGTTGATGAATTGGAAAATGTTTTGAGCAATATCGAAATTCAAGACAACGGCAATTGTTATATTTTGAACGAAGAAATCTTGAGAGATGACGCATAACGCGTCATTTCTCTCCTAGAAAATTTTAGACGTTTGCCGTCTAAATAAAAATTCTTGACAAAAGAAAAATTCTATGATATAATACAAATACCAAATGAAAGGGGAATAAAAAATGACTACTATTACAAAATATGTTTGCGACCTCTGCGGGCAGGTTTTTGACAATGAAATTGAATGCCAGCGACACGAAATTTTAGAAAAAATCGGTGACCATCTCAACGGCGTCATCTTTTTCAATGGGAACAAACAAGTTCTTTCTTTTGATACTGTAATTGCTAGTTTTTATGATGAGATTTGGGGAATTTATATTGAAGATGAGAGCGCAATTCCTTTTGTCGAGGAAGTTTTCAGATTCTGTGGAATTATCTCTCCGTGGAGCATCGACGGCGGCAATAATCGAAAAACGACTGGGCTTTATCTTTATGATGAAGAACATTATCGTTGGTATCTTCCTGCTGATAAAATTGAAGAATTGAAAAAAGAAATGAAGACCTATGGAGTTGACGCGTAATGCGTCAACTCTTTTTCTACATCAATTTAGACGTTTTTCGTCTAAAAGTTTTTCTTGACTTTTTCAGAAAATATAGTATGATATACATAGTTAGAGGAAAGAATTTCAGAAAATTTTACAAAAATAATTTCCAGAAATTTTGAAATTCCTCTTGACAAACCACATGAAACATGCTATAATAATTACGTAATCAAGAGAAGATGGTTGTGGGTGGGTTAGGAAAAATCTTCTCATTGGTTCTAATTTTCTTCTGATGGTTGGAGAAAATTAGTTATACATTTCACTGATTTTGACAGAAGGTCAGTGTGATGGAAATCTCCTTTCTAAAATAATTCTTCATGATTTTGTTTTGTTTACATTGAAATGCGCGGGCAACCATCACCGCGCGTTTCTTCTAGTGGGAAATTAGACGTGCTTCGTCTAATAAAAAGTTCTTGACTTTTTTTATTTTTTGTGTTATAATTTAGTTACCAAATAAAAGAAAAGGAGATTCTAAAATGGATTATAAAGCACTCGAAGAAATGTATGGCGGTATTCCTGAAAATACAGAAATGGACAAACTTATTAACTACTTGAAGATTTTCCCACCAATAAAATATACTTATTCTGTTGTGAAATTTTGCGGGCGCCCTCAAGTTATCTTTATGGACGCTTGCACGGGCGAGCGGGTAGCGGATTGCGTGTGCCATTATGGAAGTTATGGGCATGAGCGCGGGCTGATTGAAGCACTGGGCGCGCCGCTTGTCAATGAAGAAGAAGTTGGAGACGAAGTTGAAGGATGGTTGACTGCGGTTGACATTATGTCAAGAATTTGTGAACTACTTCCTGATGATATTCGGGAAATCGTAGGAGAGGACGCATAAAGCGTCCTCTTTTTTTATTAGACGTTCATCGTCTAAAACTCCCACTGTTGATGTCATCTTATATGACAAAAACTTATAAAAATTCTTATTGACAAAAAAAGAAAACTATGATATAATTTAGATACAAAAAGAAAGGAGTTTTTGAAATGGAAAAAATTATTAGTTTGGATATGGACGGCACAATTGTCGATTTCTACGGCGTTGAAAATTGGCTTCCGAAAATCCGCGCGCATGATGCAAGCCCATATAGAGACGCGCGCGCACTTCTCAATCTTTCAAGACTGGCGCGACGTTTGAACGCGATTCAGCGCAAGGGATGGAAAATTCGTGTAGTATCATGGGGAAGCAAAGACCGCGATGAAAAATTTCTTGAAGATGTTCGCCGCGCGAAGATGGAATGGCTTTCGCGCCATTTAAAAAGCGTTCGATTCGATGAAATCTGTATTGTTCATTACGGCACACCAAAAAGCGAAGTTGGCACGTTACGCGGCGGTTTCCTTTTTGATGATGAAAAGCCAAATCGTGAAGAATGGACGCACGCAGGAATGGTGGCATATGACGCGACAGAGATTTTTGACTTCCTTCATTCAATTAGGTGATGCATAGAGCGTCACCTTTTTCTGTTTTTTGTCTTAGACGTGAACCGTCTAAAAAAAATTATTGACAAATTGAAATGCTTATGATATAATACAATTACCAAACAAAAGAAAGGAAGTTTCCAAAATGTTCAAAAAGAAAAAGAAAATTCAGCCAACTACCAATCCCGCAATCAATAATCGGATTGAACGTTTACATGAAAGCACTTTTACACTTGAAATGCGTGTTTTTGACACCTATGCAACAATCCTCTCTACCAATCTCTATCCAGAAAATACGCCAGACAGGAAAAAGGCAGACCACGACGCAGAAATTGCAAGAACGTGTCTTTTGAGTAGCATTGCGGGATATGATAACATTCGCGCAGACCTTCTCAACGAGGCACAAAGACTGAATATAAAACTACCTTTTTGTATCCCGAATAGCCACAGTATTATTGAACAGATAATGAAAAGAATTATTTGCGGGAATACGCGATAAGCGTATTCCCTTTCCTATTAGACGTAGACCGTCTAAAAAATTTTTCGAAAAATTATTGACAAATCAAAACTTTTATGTTATAATCTAATTACAAAGTTGAGACAGGAACTCAACAAAATAAAAATAGGTTGTGACTTACCACAAAAGGAGAATTTCTAATGACTATGATTTATCGCGTAAGAGGATATTATTTTATCAACCTTCAGCAGGCTATGGTAATGGCGAAAAACCACGTCAAAGACAAAGTAGCAAGAAAATATATCACAAGCACGGTAACGGGAGAATGGCGAAACGATAACAATGGTCTTAAATATGTAGCAAAATGGGAAGCAAGCTTTAAAAGTGGGAAATTCTATTCTGTTTCTTGTAAAGTAACTTTTATTGGAGTTGATGAAAATAAATGTTTTGACATTCTCAACGAAAAGGAGCAAAATAAAATGTAATATATCTTTTTGAGGCGCGTAAAGCGCCTCTTTTCTTTCTCTCTTGAATTAGACGTTTATCGTCTAAAAATTTTTCTTGATTTTTTTATTTCTTTATGATATAATGTAATTACCAAATGAAAGGAGAATAAAAATGAATCTTACTAAAAAATTTAGAAATATGGTAGACGAAATTGAAGAACTCTCAATAGAAGTTGCTCAAGCAAAAGAAACTATAAGTAAAGAAGAAGCGGCAGAACTTCAAGAACTTTCAGACCATCTTTTTACCGCTCAATCATTTTTTAGATACAATTATCTTCCAGTTTTAAGAGATTTCTTTGGAGAAGAGGACGTGTAAACGTCCTCTTTTTTCTTTCTCTCTTGAATTAGACGTCCTTCGTCTAAATCTTTCTCGCGCGAAGTCACGTTATGTGACAAAATTTCTAAAATTTCTTCTTGACTTTTCGCGCAGATTATGATATAATCCATAATGTCAAGAGGGAAAGAAACAAAAAAGAAATTGAAAAAATAAAATTTCCTCTTGACAAATTCAAAAATCTATGGTATAATAAAAGCGTAATCAAGAGAGGAAACCTCTTGAATATAAAAAATAGGGTGGCGACCGTCGCTAAAATGAAAGGGGTCTATTATGACTACTCGTGAATTCTACAATGCTATCCTGTCCATGGAAAACGTTTCCGCTGAAATCTCTGAGAAGGCTGCCGCGCTCCTGTCCGCAATGGACAAGAAGAACGCCGAGCGCTCTTCGAAACCGACGAAGGCGCAGAAGGAGAACGAAGCGCTCCTGCCCATCGTGCGCGAAGTTCTCGCCACCGCTGACCACCACATCACCGCGTCTGACCTCTTTGATGCAAAGCCGGAACTGAAGAACGTTCAGAAGTGTTCTTCTCTGCTCCGGATTCTTGAGAAGTCCGGTGAAGTGACTTCTGTTGAAGTCAAGGTAAAGGGAAAGGGAAAGGCAAAGGGCTATTCCCTCGCAGACGCCGAACCGAGCGACGCCGAGCCGAACAACGTAGAGTAAACGAACGGGACGTCACATAAAGTGACGTCCTTTTTTATGAACCAATTTAGACGAAGAACGTCTAAAAGTTTCTCTTGACTTTTTCATAAGTTTCTGCTATAATAAAGATATCAAGTGAAAGGAGCTTTTAAAATGTATTGTCCAAATTGTCAGAATCGCTTTGATGAATTTCAGAATTGTTACAAGTCCACTGAAGAAGTAGTAAATGATAATTATTATTACTCGTATTTTATCAAATGTCCGCATTGTAAAACTTATCTTGTCCAGGAAAAAACTTATCGCTTGGAATTTCTCGATGAAGAAATTTTTATTGATGAAAAGGAAAAATAGGGTTAGGTTCGCCTTTCCCTTTAGAAATTTTTAGACGTTATACGTCTAAAGTCCTTCGAGAATGCAATCTAACGCGCCAAAAATTTTTTTCTTCAAATACTTGACTTTTTGAAAAATTTATGGTATAATCTAGTTACCAAATAAAAGAAAGGAAGTCAAAAACTATGGCAAGTAAAGTTGAAACTGAAATCCGCGAGGAATTTATGTCTGCCGTGCGCGAACTGTTCGAGAGCAAGGGCGAAGATGTGTTACAGGTCAAAAGCGGAACAATCTCCATCCCGTGGGCGCGTGGCGATGATGAAGGATATTTGAATATCGCTTTTAGTATTCCGAAGGGCGAACGCGATAAGGAAAATAAATGTTATATTCCTTATGACGGTTATGAGGAAGCGCAGAACTACGCACAGGAAACCGAAGCAAAGCGCGCGAAGAAGGCCGAAACCGCAAAGAAGAAAGCCGAAAAAATCGCACGAGATGAAAAGAATCGCGCCGAAGCAAAGCGCAAGCGCGAGGAACGCGAAAAGGAAAAGGAGGAAAGTGACGCGTAAAGCGTCACCCTCTTTTTTTCAAGATTTTAGACGAAATACGTCTAAAAATTCTTCTTGACAAAATCTAAAAAAGTAGTATAATAAAGATACAAATTGAACGGAGAATTCGAAATGAAATATTTTATCAATAAGCAAACAGGTGGATTGACTTGCACGACAAGTGAATCAGAAGCAAAAAGACTATCGACAGTAGGATTCACAGAAGTTAGTCAAGAAGTCTATAAAGCAGAATACCGTAAGGTATGGTTTTCTGTCGTAGGCGATTTTTCTGAGGACGCATAACGCGTCCTCTTCCCATTCATTCTACCTTAGACGTCCATCGTCTAAAACCTCGGCCGAGCGTCGTCTTACGTGACAAAAAAAAGTTCTTGACAAAATCCCTTTTCTATGCTATAATATGGTTACGTTGATAGAGGACGAAAGACCCATCAATGAAATATGAAAGGACTTTGAAAAATGAAAATTTGTGTATTCGACACTGAAACGACAGGAATTGAAGAAAATAAGATGTTTTGTTATAATGTCGGCTATCTGATTCTTGATACAGAATCCCGCGCCTGCCTTGTAAAGCGTGAATTTGTCATTGAGCAGATTTGGCATAATCTCCCGCTTTTCAATACTGCATACTACGCAAACAAGCGTTCTATTTATGTTGGCGCTTTGAGAGCACGAACCATCCGAATGGAAAAGTTCGGTTATGTAACACAGCAGATGCTCCGTGATTTCCGCAATTATGAAGTTGAACGCGCGTTTGCTTACAATTCCGCTTTCGATGAAAAAGTTTTCAATTTCAATTGCGATTGGTTCAAAGTCATAAATCCTTTTGAAACCGTTCCTATTTCTGATATCCGCGGTTTTGTCCATCATTTTATGATTGATGACACATTCCGCGCATGGTGTGAAGAAAATAATGCTTTCACTGAAAGCGGGCATTATTCCACAACTGCCGAAGCATTGACACGTTACATCCGTTCTGACACGTCATTCACCGAAGACCATACCGCACTTTCTGACAGCGAAATCGAAGCAGAAATTTTGTTTACTTGCCTTGACCGTGGTGCCGATTTGAATGGAGACTATCAGGCAAAGCGTTCTATTGAACGTAAAGTGACACGCGAGTTCACCATTGACTTGCCGGGTGAAAAAATTATCGTCGAAGGAACGCGCGCGACGTATTACAAGACAAAGAATAAATTCGTGGTGCGTTGACACATAAAGAGGAAAAGGACACATTATGTGTCCTTTTCTTTTACGCATTTTTAGACGTAAACCGTCTAAAAAAAGTTCTTGACAAATTCAATTTCTTATATTATAATCTAGTTACAAGGTTGAAAGAAACAACCAGAGTGAAAGGAAGTAATAAAAATGATTAGAAGAATTAAGGCTTATTTTTGGTGCAAGCGCATGGGTATCAACCACCCCTGGAAAGCAAGCGGAGATTCTAATTTTATCCAATTCGGATAATGATAAAGAGTGATTTAATCACTCTTTTTTTATTAGACGTTTCACGTCTAATTCAAATTTTTGTCAAATTTTCAATCTACATAATATCAAATTCCACATTATATTACGTTTGCCGCGTAATATTACATTTGTCGCGTTACATGAGCTTTTCTATATTATATGACATCGCGCGGACTCTATCGCTTCACATAATAACTAATATCGAATTTGAATGAAAAGTCAAATTTTGAAATAAGCTGCGTCTGCGCAACCACCCCTGCTAATAAGCTGTGTTTATGTCAAATTTCATATAAGCTGGGTCTTCAATATTTTGAACGTATAAGCTGAATATTGAAATTTGTAAAGGTATCAATGGAAATTCCCTCTTAAAAAATAAAACGCATTTTTTGCGACTGTTAAGCTGGAAAATTTGACAAAGAAAGATGTCATGTAAAATGACAGCGTGCGCAGAAATGTCACATTACGTGACCGGCGCAATTTTGAAAAATCAACGAAAATATAGTATAATATATATAGAAACTGAGGGAAGAAGAAACGAAACCTCCACATAGTGGAACCGCGCATAAGCTGCGACTTACGTTCGATTATCTTCTTCCATTTCTAAAATCGGGGATATAAACCCATCTATTAGAAAATTGAAAGAAGGATACTAGTATGACTAAGAGAGAATTTCTGAACACTATCGCTACCGCTGAAAACCTGCCCGCTGAACTGGTTGAATTCGCCGCACACGAGCTGGAAGTAATGAACGCTGCAAACGAGAAGAACCGCGCTAAGGCAGCTGAGAAGCGCGCCACAAAGGACGCAGAGAAGGAACCTATTCGTAATGCCATTATGGACGTTATGACGAATGAGCCGCAGACCGCCACTATGCTTATCGAGGCAGCCGGTCTTACTGATACGGTCAAGCCTCAGTCTATCCCTTCTCTTCTGAAGCCCCTTATCGAGGCAGGAACGCTTGAGAAGGTTGATGTGAAGATTCCGGAGAAGAAGGGAACTCAGAAGGGCTATAAGCTTTCCTGAGCTCTCTACCCCTAAGCCCTGGCTTATTAGCTGGGGCTTATTCCTTATTCTTTGATGTCATGTAACACGATGTCAAATTTTCTGGTGCAGCGTTATATAAGCAATAGTAAAAATTTTGAAATGGGTTAAATCTTTGACAGAAAATAATTTTGAAATGAATTGAATTTTGAAATGAATTGAATTTTGCGCGAGAAATCTATTTCCACACACCTCTACCTATCTCAACATATCTCAATCCGCCAATGGCCACAACCATTGACCGCCATCGTCCGGACACGCACTCTACCCCTCCCACGTGGGGAACTGTGCCATCCCTTCTATATATAAGCCGTTGCTTCTAAGCCATTGCTTCTAAGCTTCTTTTTTTCCTTCCTTTCGTTCTTTCGTTCTTTTCGTTCCCTCTTTTTTCTTTCTTTTCTACTCCCTTCTTTTTTCCACTTTTCATCTATTCTCCCCTTTTTTCTTCCTTTTTCTCCTTTTTTGGAAAATTTTTTCATTTACTTTTTCTACGATTTTTTTCGTTCTCTTCTTTTTTTTTGGAATTTTTTTTCTCCTTTTTGCCCTTTCCTTTTCCCCTTTTTTCTCTTCCTCCCCTCTATTTCCTCTTATTTACGCCCTTTTTCTAAAATTTTTTCTGTTCTCCCTTTTTTTTGGAATTTTTTTTCGTTTACACTTTTTCTACGATTTTTTTCTTTTTCTTTCCTCTATTCCCCTTTTTCTTTTCTCCAATTTTACTTTCCCCTCTTATTAGTTCTATTGATTACGCCCTTTCTTTTCTTTCTTCTCTATTTCCTTTGTTTCTCTTTTTTTTCTTTATCCCCTTCTTTTGTCTTCCTTCTTCTACGCCCTTCTATTTATACTCTTCTTCTAATTTTTTCTTTTCTCTTTCTCTCCTATCTTTTCCTCTTCTATTTTCCCCTTTTATTATTCCCTCTTATATATCCTTTTTCTAATTCTATTATTTACGCCCTTCCATATAATTCTTCTTCTAATTTTTTTCTTTTCTCCCTCTTTTATTTTCCCATATTATTTTTTCTTCCTCTATATTTTCTACTTTTCCCTTTCTTTTTTTCTTTTTATTTCTATTTCCTCTTTTTCTACTTCTTTTTTATTTCTATTCTCTCCTTTCTTCTATGCTCCCCCTTACTTCTAAACCACTATCTTGTACGCCCTATTTCTTACAAAAATATTCTTATCCGTTTTTCTCTAACAGATTTTTTTATTTCCAGTTATAAGAGGTTTTTCTTGTATTCCTCTCAAAATTTTTGAGTCCTCAAATTTTCTTCCCTCTTTCTAACAGAAGAAAACTTACTAAAGGAGGCGCGCAATGCTTCGTTACCACAAAACATATACCGAAAACCTAGTAGCAAAAGCCCTAGATGAATGGAGCTTTCATTATGTAATGTTCTACACTTTCAAGGAGTTGCGCTCGACTCACGGGGCGCCGACTGGTTATTCCTTTGGAATTTTAGACACGAGCTATGTCCCCTATCAGCTACTTCTCCTAATTGATATCCATTACGAAAACGCAAAAGAACACACAAAGAAAAACTACGCGTTGAAAGAGGAGTTCGCGCGCGACCACCAGCTAGGATTGGTTGTAATAGAAAACGAGGTCGCGCGCGCCATGAGCTATGCTCAATTTAGGGATTGGTTGGCAATGATGATTGAGCAAAAAGAATTTTGCGAAACTTGAATTTCCAACTAAAAAAAAGT